GCTGAGATGGTTCGAACAGCGATGCATTCGTAGACCTCATTGTTCTCTGTCGTGAACGGCGCCAAGAGAGTGAAAATCCCTTTGGTTCCGATGCCTGGAACTTGGTATTTATACAGTTCAGTCATAAATACCTCACACCACTTCCAGCAAAGACTTGCGCAGCACCACTAGGTAGTTGGCCTTGTTGAAGTTACCCGACAGATATGTCAGATTACCACGCTTGACTCGGCGGAAGCCTTGAGAGATGGCACTGGTGTAGTTAGCAGTTTCGGCTTCCGATACCAGTCGAATCATAAAGTGCACCCACTCCTTTGTCAAAGGCTGCATGCGTTCGAAGTCTGGACTAGATGTATCGACGCAGATATAGTCTTTCCACAAATCAGCCAGATTCTTTTGGTCATCCATGTTGTTGTAGCCATTGACAGCCACCACGCTCACAGACTTATATGTCACTGGGAAGATATTGACGTTTTGTTCAATAAATACCTGAGGATAGAAGCTGGTCCATTCCACTGCCTTGGTGATAGCCTCTCGTGCAGGTGTGAACGGAGAGTACAGCGCTGTCAGATTGGAGACGTTAGGAATCGACAGGCGGTCCCAGCGTGGGTACATCACGAATTCAGTACGTTTGAAGAGTTCAGGGAAGATGGGTTCCCAAGCTGTCTCCGGATAACCTGTTTCTGTCACTAGTTTATCGATGATCGCATCTTTGACAGCATCTTCGCTGTTACCGCTTTCACCGTAGACCAAAGCAATCCAAGTTACTGGAATCTTCTGTGTGGGATTGACACGGTTGACAAAGTCATACTGGAAACTCAGGGTGTAGGTTTCAGGATTTCCCTGCTTCTCTACTTGAGCCTGTGCCAAGAGTTTATTGAAAGGCCAATCCGCTAGTTTATTAACAGCTTGTTGCCAGTTACCCGCGAAGTCAGCCAGATCAGGAAGAGGATTAACGATGGTGATGTCGTAATCAGGATACTCAGCCTTAAAGTATTCATCGGCTGTCCAGACGTGATATGTGTTAGCTACTGCACCCTTGGCTGTGAAGCTGACCCAAGCGGGGAGTTGTACTGAAGAAGTTACCTGGAGTTCACCAAAAGACAACTCCTGGATTTGTTCAAACATCTCTGCTTGGACGCTGTTGCGAAAATCTTCTGGATCTAGGGGCAGCGGATGCGTGGTCGCATAGCGGTAGCATTGATAAAAGACTTCGATAGCCAAAGACGACTCAGCAGTGGTCAGAGTGACATCTGCGCCAGTGGTGTCATTGGTGCTACTGAAGCTCACTAGTGTGAAGTCGGGTCGGGTAGCACTAAAGTATTCGCCTTTGGTCTTGCTGTAGGTCCTCGACCATGTAGAGAGTTCACCTACCTTAGCAATAACGCCAGGGGTGTTGTCAATCAAATTGGAGATCGACATAAAGCCCAAGATATTTTTAGCCACAGTCACATTCCTTTGTTAAAGTTGAAGAGGTTATTCATTATGGGATTCTTACCAACTATCCTACGAGAAATTCTTTCCGTTCTCAAGCTGGACTCAGAAGTAGAAGTATCTAAGCTGGACAAGCAAAAGATGCTGATACGCAAAGCCTTGACCATCTTGACAGTGACGACTTTAGTCATGATGACTTATCGTCTCATGATCGTCTCTGACGAGTACGCCAAGTACCGCAAGGAACATGAAGAATTGCTCGAAACATGCAAGTCAAAAAATAACCGAGACGGTCCATCAGATAGCGGAACCGGCATATCCTTAAAGGATAATTGGTTGAAAAGAGGGTCGACCGAAACAACAGAAGTCTGCTTGACTTCTTGGTGTTAAAAACAAATAGGGACTTAGAAACAATGAACACTGAAATAGTGCTGGACACAAACAAAAAGTGGATGATGGTTGCATATACTGACGGAGGTTGCCGCCCTAATCCGGGTAGCATCGGTTCTGGTGTCCATGCATTCATCGCTGAGGACGTCGAAGACACCAAGATGAAACCCTTGAAAATAACGAAGGATGATATCACTCGATATTTTCTTCCGACAACTCAGGGGTATCAGTATTGCTCCAAGGATGGAGTGCTTTCGACGTCTTATCAAAAGAAAGGCATGGTAGTCAAACCTTCGTATGTCGTTGAGTTGGCGGAGTCCTTTTCCAATGTCTATACGAACAACTATGCTGAGGCTAACGCAGCGCTTAATGCTTTGCGATTAGCGCGGCGATACAATGTGGATTCTGTTCACATCATCGCTGACTCGGAATATGTACTCAAGGCCATCTCTGTTTTCCGAAGCAAATGGGAAGCAAACGGTTTCATGACCCAACAAGGACTGCCTGTTAAGAATCAGGAAGTTCTCAAGGCAGTGTTCAAGGAATACGATGCCTGTGTGCATATGGGTGTGATTGTGACTCTGGCTTGGATCAAGGGACACTCTGACCATCCAGGCAATCATGACGCTGACCAACTGGCAACTATCGGTGTTATTAAATCCCAACAGGGTATGGATGACTCCGGCATCAAGACATACACACACAAGGAATACTGGGAACCCAAGAGAGATCGACATCCGCTCATGAGCTTGAAACGGATGTACTTCAATCGCCACGCCGAGCGCAATAGGCCCGGTGTGTACTATATGGGTGATCCTGGTAAAGACGACGCACTGATCGGCAAGCCATTGCCTGAAACAGTCTACGCCGTCGTTAAACTGAAAGAACCTGACCCGATCGTTGAATCGGTTCTCAAAGCCCAAGGTCGATACGAGCAAGAGTTCAATGTAACAATGATGATGAAGATGGAATCAGTCTTTCAGCCTGACGCCTTCAGAATGATCAGTGCCCATAAGGAACACTGTATGCTCAAGGACTTGAAGAGTTCAGGGGTTGTTCTGCCAGATGGCCGTCCGATGACCATTGAGCGCAACCCTATCGGCATCACTATGCGTGCCGTAGACGCTTTGAATGCACTAGAGAGCATCTTGGACAGCTACGAAGTAAACACAGGTATCTCTGATCTCGGAGATCCCGCTAAGCATCTGGAATTCACCATCAATGATGTCACTGAACACTTCTATGATATCGTCACCAAAGGCGATACAACAAAGAAGGTATTCAAGAAAGATATCGTTGTTGGACAAAAGGTTTTGGACGTAACTCTTAAGTTTGGTGATATCGAAAGAAAGCTTCCCCTACGACTGGGTCTGGACATCATGGACCGCAATGGCTTGAAACAACTGGAAACAAGTGATCCCGTGTTACATGTCATCACTTGGAGAGAATCTTCGGTTTCCCTCCGATACGCGAGTGTGCTCCTTTGTGATGAAGGACATGCTATTTGGTCCAACTTCTACGCAGATCGAATCATGCTTCCCAAAGCTGAGTAAGATCTCAGAAAATGATAGGTTATGCAGCAAACTCTTAACCCCACAGGAGTTAATTCGCTCACGTTACCCAAACTGCTAATTTCGATGCTGGGCTCAAGACTCAGTGAGCATCTCAAGAGAATCATATTTGTTTTTAGCGTGTACGCTGTTATTGATAAACGCAAGGGCTCTAACCAAGCCATCATCTGTGACATTAATAACACGCTCAAGCTAGCTAAGAATGCAGACATCTGCGTGACTAGCGCGAAAGCACATAATGATATCTGGGCGCACACGAGTATGGGCGGGTCCACTTATAGTGAACTACCAGTGTTGAAAGCTTCCACCTCCCGAGTGGAGCGGGACATGATTGCGCAGTACTATTTGCGCAATTGCCCGGACTGGTTGCGATATGGAGACGGAGATGGCTGTGACATGCGACGCGACCTTCAACGATTGTTCAGCGCCATTGTCACCAAGGACGCATAAGACCACTGACGACAGACATACACCATAGACTCTTGGCTCTTCAGCCAAGAGTCTATGAGTGTTATGTTTAAGCACGCATTTGCTTAGAGGCCATTTCGGACATGATGGAAGTTGCAGCGATAGCTTCCATGATACGGTAGCGCAGAACGCCAACGAATTCCACGTAGCGAGCAGCCACCATAGCTCCTTCAGCAATGGCTGTGGCGGAAGGACCAGATACCTCAGGCATCTTGTCGTCTTCACTGGACTCAACAATCAAATCCAGCAACTGAGAGATACGTTCAGTCAGACCCAGAATGTTCTTGGTGTCCAGAGCCAAACGCTGGCGATTGAGATCCTTCGCCAACTTCACTGCAACTTTGATGTCAGCAGAGCGATCGAATAAAGTGTCAGCTTGACGTAGTGCCGTAGTGCTTTTAGGGTCAAAGAAAGAAGCCAGTCCATCTTTCATGTCTTCCAGGGATTGTTGAAGTTTAGCGTACATCTTGGCCGAGTCTTTTTGGCTCAGCTTAGCGTCTTTGCTAGAGATGAAGATACTCAGTTCTGTGTAGTAAGCTTCCAGGAGAGCAGAAGCGCCATTGATAAAGCCTGTGCCATCTTTGATCAGCCACTCCAGATAGGGGACGTATTTGTCCTTGAAGCCTTCTGGAGTTTGCAGTAGCACATGACCATACTTAGTGAACTTGATATCCCCATCGGAGCTGTTAGCAGCGGCATCGAGCTGGCGAGCGGCTTTATTGATATCGAAATCCACCTTGTCACGCGTCTTGACTTCCAGAATCACATCCTGGATGTATTCCTTGACAGCGGGGATGGTGTTGCGAAAGATGTTGATCACATTGGCGGTGTTGTAAGACTCCACCGTCAGACGCAAAACGGCGCCAGTTGCAGTGCCGTGCGAGGAGATTGTCTTGTCGTTCAGTTGCATGGTAATTGATGACCTTTGTCGATTTATTGATTCGAAATGTCCGAATATTTCCCAGACCACCAAGGCCATATGGAAAGTTTAGTACGTGACGCCATAGTATGAGTTCAGAGCATGCCGTCTAGTTTTGGACAGATAACAAATAACGTAAGTGAGGAATTTTCGTATGTTTCAAAGAAAAGCGCTTCCTGTCAAATCGAATATGCCTACATCCGCAGCAGCATTGATTATGCTCAACATCGGTGCCGGTTTGGATATTCCTACTGGTTCCTTCCTACCCGGCAAACACGGTGAGTTCATGCTCAATGGTGGTCTGGGTATTGTCTGGGGTGTGACAGGTAAGGGCAATAACTTCAAGACAACGATTCTTGAATGGGCCATGGGTCGCGCAGCGGCGCGATACTCCTATGACATGGAGACGGATATCACAACGTACGACACGGAGATGAACAAAGACTCCAATCGTATCTTGCGCCTGCTGCAGCGCAATCCTGAATTCGCTGAGCGCAATCCTTTCGAAGAAGGTATCTACACCATCACTGGCAAGTCCGAGATGTATGGTGACAAGTGGTTTGAAGGTCTGAAGGAATTCTTGCTGGAAAAGGAAAAGAACGCCAAGGCTCTGATGCAGCCTACGCCTTTCTTGTCTGTGGACAAACGCTCCTTAATCGAGATCATGCAGCCTACGTTCAGCTTGATCGATTCCTTCTCCGAATTCGAGACATCTGACATCGCCAAGATCTTGGATGATAACCTTCTGGGTGAAGCTGGCGGCAACACGGTATACATGCGCCAGAACTTGGCCAAGAACCGTCTTTTGATGGAATATCCACGTCTAGGCGTTGGTAATCAACACTATCTTCTGAATTCTGCTCACTTCGGTAAAGAGCTGCAAATGGCCAGCGGTCCATATGCACCTCCTCCTGAAAAGAAGATGAACTCGATGCGTCCTGGTGACAAGGTCAAGGGCGTACCAGATAAATACTTCTATCTTGTGCATTGGCTGGGTCATGCATCCGGTTCTACTGTGCTCAAGAACAAAGACAACGTGGTAGACTATCCCCGTGACACTGATGACAAGCGCGTCGGTGACACTGATCTATGGGAAGTTCCAGTGAACACACTGCGCTCCAAGTCGGGCTCGTCCAGCTGGAGCACTACACTGGTGGTGTCTCAGACAGAAGGCGTTCTGCCATCTCTGACTGAATTCCATATGCTGCGCAAATCTCGCTTTGCCCTGGTCGGTAATGATCAGAACTACGTTAACTGCTTCTTGCCTGATGAGAAGCTCTCGCGTTCTGTGATTCGCCGTAAACTGGATGCTTCGGCACAGCTGCGCCGCGCTACCAATATCGCATCTGAGTTGTATCAGATGACATTGTACCATAATGTGATCGAACGTGACATCCTCATGGATGGTCCCGAGTTGTTCGCGAAGATCAAAGAGCAGGGTTATAATTGGGAGATGATCCTCAACCGCACACGCGGCTGGTGGAAGACTTACAATGAGAACCATCCTTTGCTGCCTCTGTCGACCAAGGACTTGCTCAACATGGCCAAGGGTCGCTACCATCCTTTCTGGCTGGAGGCTGACAAGCAAACCATCAAAAAGGAATTCGATAATCCTACAGGTTATCAATTCTACTAAGAAGTAATTAGCTTCAAAACCAAAACCATCTCTTGCTTCATAGCAAGAGATGGACTTTCCATTAACAACACTTTCTTTTTAAACGGAGACTATCATGTCCGAAGTTCAAACCCAAGCCGACGCTATCCGCTCGGAAATCCCCGCCAATCCCTTCGAAGCTGGTATGCGTCTGTATGAGACTCCTCGCAGCGAAGAAGACCGCGACCTGGTTCCTGAGGTGCGTCAGATCCTAGGTGAAGCCGGTATCACTGAACAATCCCTGACAAGCTACTACGACGCCAATCGTTTCGTGCAGGGTGCCGTCGGTCGAGTGCCACTGGTGCAACGTACCCAACTGAACCGCTTCTTCTCGATGGCTATCCAGATCTCTCCTGAAAACACCACAGCCTTGCGTTCGGAGCTGATCCCTCAAGGTCCCACTGACCAATGGGTTGATCTGATCCGCAACAAGGTCGCTCCCTTCCTGGTCGAAAAGAAGCTGATGGAGTAAGACATGGGTAATCGCAGAGCTTATGAACAATTGGTTTTGCAGACTATCGATAAATTAACTGAGCACAAAGAGAACGTCCAGTTCTATAAAGATAAGTTCGCTAGCTTGAAGACAGATGCTGAATTCGAGCAATTCGTGAACTCCATCAGGGATGGCGAAATCTCTTTGACGATCGTTGAGCCTAACTTCTCCAAAAAGCCTGTCAAGTCCACTAAGGAAATCATTGACATCGCTGAGTCGCTAGGTGTTAAGATCATGCAAAAGCTCTATGTCGAAGGTAAGAAGGGGATGCCGACTTACCAGACAGAGGTGGAGTTCCCGGTAATCCCGGTTTATATTCGCCGAGCTTCTCAGTTACTCTCTAAGAAGATCTCAGTGCCTCCGCATACCCGAGTGCGTGACCTATTGACTGGTCAAGTGACTGGGGAGTCCAAGGGAGCTACTGTGTCTGGTCCTGAAAACCAATTACTCGGTGGCATGGGGGCATTGTCCTCGGCTATTGAGATGAACAAGTTTCGGGGCGGTGACTTACGTGGCGAAGCCGCATTGGTAGCCATGCTATCGAAATACGGACGAGCCTCGCAGTCGGTCCTTGATCAATTCGCATCCGGAGTTCAAGCTGCCTCCGCTGTGAAGACTTTCCTAACAGCAGCGATGCATCGGACAAACCTATGATAGCCGCACCTGAGCACGGACAACAGCTAGCATGTATGCTAGTGGAGCTAGATACGATTTACGACACTCGCGCTGGCACTCTTGCCAGAATGGGCAAGGACGTCTATGTCAAAGCTATTGCTCAGGGCTACTTCGGTCGAACAAGTGATCATTTTCCAGATGTAAATAGTGCGGAGTTTCAAAAACTTTACAGAGAGCGTGACGCAGTCACGCTCTCTCGCTCTATGACCACGCAAATCATTTCTTTGATCAAAGATTTCGTAGCCCGAGTGAACGTAACGTCGCTGTCTGCTCCTGTCAAGAAAGTTCCCAGAATAGATATCAACATCTATCCGTATGAGATCCCGGAGCCGATCATTGATAACATCGTCAAGGCTCTTAAGGCCGTGATCAATGACCGAGTGGAAGTGGGTTGGGTGAGATACTCTCCGGAGGACTTACACTATGACCTACTGAAGCACACCTACGATCACGCCATCATGTACTCGATTGGACCATTGATCGAAGCACAGGCTCAGGATTGGGAAAAGCGCAATCGCGGTATTCCTGACCTGACAATCTTTACTCCCGTTCTATGTCATGCTCCTGATAAGGAGGATGTTCCTGAGGACATCACCGCTATGGCTTCGGAAGTTGAGAGATCTTTGGCCCCTGTTTTGAATGTGATGCAAATTCCCGTTCAGTTTTTCTGTACTGTTTTGGATCCACGCATGTTAGCAGTCTCCAGTGCACCCGAAGGTGCACCGGAGAAAGCATCGGATCAATCTTCTTGATTGTTTTGAGCAGCGCGAGACAAAGCGGTTGTATTAATAGGAAGGGTTCCGCGGTCCATGTGACCGGGTACAACAGTGGGCTCCAGCTTAGGGACCACGCGTTCAGCAACAAGCGATTCACGGTTAGCAGTTGAGCGATGGCTTTGAGCCATACGCACAGCTTCCACCAAGTTTTGAACTTGCTGGGCTTGGCTGACCACGGCTTCCTTGTCGAGCTTGAGTTTCTTGCTCGCCAAAGCACTGCGCGTGGCTCCGTCCATCAGGCTGAGCAAAAATGCCCGGTCATCTTTATCCCCGGGAGCCTTTCCATCTTTGACAAGGTCAGAAATGAATTTCTCTCTCAGCGTATTCATCGACGCTATGATGCGATCGTTGTCATCTAGCTTCGGTGCGTCTTGGTCTTCTGTGTCGGTAATCAAGCTTTGGTTCTCAGACATAGTGGTTCCTTATAAAACCCTTTTGAAAAATATATGTTTCCATATACTTAACATGAAGGACCCCTTCAAGAAAATTGAAAAGGAGAAAATTTATGAAGTAAAAGTTAATCTACCCATTTATGACAAAGTATTGGAAGCTATCGATAAGATCGATCTCGACCGGCTTTTGCCTAGGCGTCCACTGGATACATCGGTTTCTCCGGTGTTTACCTATGGAGACACGTATTGGCGACATCAGAACTACATGGACGTCCTAATTAACTTGATCAAAAATGATCACACGTTAAAGGCCAGACAGATCATGAGTGACCGTCGCTTGTACACCTATGCAACATTCTTCGTAGCTCCTGACAATTGCTATGAGGATCCAAGAACTGTCATACGCATGTTGCTAGCGCAATTCGAAATACTGGCGAACCTCGCACAGGAGATTGATTGCCGACAACACAAAACAGTGACGACTAAACACAACCTCAAGCTCTTGCAAGATTACATACTTGCTGACGCGCTTACGTTTTTGGAGAGTATCCTCCGTGAGCCCAACGACTTACCCGTTCATTAAGTCAGGCACAGCTGATGCTGTCTTGGCTGGAATATGGAGAAAGATCTGTTATGACTTGGATATTGATGACGCCCGGTTAGACGACCTGATCATGGGCTATACCAAGAAAATGACGTATAACGACCCTCAGAAAAGAGCCCAGGACTACGGTAACTGGTCTTCCGATCTGAAGCAAGGTCAAATGACTTGGACTACGTTCTTGCGTGGCCCTCGTTGCTTGAACGTCAAGCGCATGTCGATGGAATTCCGTCTTCATCATTTTCGGTATACCTCAGTGCATACTCTTGTGAAAGAGTACCCGGAGCCTGATGTCCCTACAGAGGACGCAGAGACTTCGGAGACCGTGACAGAGTTGTCTCGGTTCTTGATGCAAATCATGCATGAGCTTGGAGTCACCATCTCTAAGATCAGTGAGTTGCTCAACGTGTTTGTCCGCAGGCAAACTCGTCTAGGTGGCGCTAAGCCATTTCTGAAAGGCAATGTCAAGAAAGAGTTTTTCCACCCTCGACTGTCTTGGGCAAGTTTCATACGTGCTCTGGACTTCTTGACCATCCCGTCTTTTGATCTGAAGATCACACTGGAGTTCTATGGTAGGCGAAAGAAAGTAACCCATCATCGAATGTCGATTGTCATCAACACCATTGAAGACCTTTTGGCCTTCATGGATGAAAGTGAGTTCCTAATCCCAAATGTCACTATTTCTACAACCGAAGATAAGCTTTGACGATCTGTGCCGAAAACTCCATTCGTTGATTGAAAATGAATACGCCATGGAGTTCATCTTTGCAGGAAACGAAACAGCTAGTAACTGGAGAACCCAGGCCACAAAACTGATGACTTTGTGGGGGAACATCTCTCCCGGTGATATGCTCTCTGACGTAGCCCGGAGCAAGATTGTTTCTGACTACATCAATGACCGCGAGTTTCAAGAACGCTGGTACTCCATCGGGGTACGTATGGCTAATTGGATTGAAGCGTCGACTGACATCAAACTGCATTCACTGTGCGATTTCATCAAAGGTCAATTGACTCTGCCAATACATCAGACAGTCCCCGGAGGTACACTGCCAGTACAAATGCTCTCTCCGCGAGTTGAAGCAGGCTTACTGGATGCCAACTGGCTGCGCTCCGAAGAGATGTTCTGGTATGTTTGCCTGATCATGGCTCGAATGAGTCTTGAGCACAGTAAGCTGATGACTGTGTTTGTGGAGCAATCCCAACAGCCTCAGACGAAAAGCGCTATTCGGCGCGAAGCAAAGCTGAAACCAGCTGAACAAAATAACTGACCCTTCACTACCTTAAGACTGGAAAAACATCATGGCTTCTATTCGCGACTCTATCAAAAACAAAGGCAATGTTCAACCTGGCGTGGCCAAGATGCTGGACAAACATCAACAACGTGAAAGTACCCGTGACCGCAATGAGTCGCGTCGTGGAAATGAAACGCGTCGCGCAAATGAGCAATCTCAACGTGGTCGCAATGACAACCGTCGCAACGGAGTGTATCCCTATTTCAAGGACGGTATCGATCACATCAACATCTGGACTCGCGGAGAGACTCCCCTGGGCCGCGCATTGAGCATGGAAGCTCCGATGCATATCGAAACACAATACGGCAAGTTCCGGAACATCTATGCACTGTGGGTGTTCTTGACAACCAAGGGTCACCCTGTGGACATCGCTTCGTGGGATGACACCGAACTGCGCCGTTGGGTTCGGGCTCGTGTTGACATCGATCGCGAAGTGTCTTTGCCCAATACGGCATATGTCTGCATTCAGGAGCTGGCCAACTACATCACTGCTAATAAGGAGTTGGTGAATTCTCTGATCCTTTCGGGTGACGCATTCTTCGATAGCTACATCAACCATGAAGCTCATGGTCCCTTCCCTCACCAGCATCGCGATTGGTGGGTGGGTGGTATCAACTTGATCCGCGCTCAGCTGCAAGCTGGTCAAAAGGTCAACGTCTCGGCTTTCCTGGAAGACGAAGAGAATCCTTACCCCGTGATCGAAGCCAATCAGCTGCCACGCCTGGGTGAAATCGTGAAGGCTCCTTCTAGCAAGGAAAAACCAAAGGGTAAGACCAAAGCTAAGAAAGGTCCTATCACTCAGGAAGAGCGCGAGAAGATGCGTCAGGAGTGCCGCGTGGACCACGAGAAGTTCGTCGAATCGCTGAATACTCCAAATCCTGATCGGACTATGTATTTCAGCACCGAACAAGAGCGCCGGGAAGTCATGATCAAACTGGTCCTCAATCCGAAGACTGAACTGTCCTCGGATATGGCGACAGAAGGCACAGGTCTACCGTTGTTTGTCTGGCTGACTGAAGACGGTCAAGCTATCAAGATGGTGTCCACGTCGATGTTCGGTAATCCTTATCGCAAGGACGCCGGTCAAGTCGTGACTGTGAACGATATGGAGACCTTCTACAAGGAAGTTCGTGAGATGCTCTGCATCCCTGATGCAGTCCCTAACGAACTCATCCATTACTACGTTCTTCAGTCTCCTGAGCCCAAAAAGCCCGAGGAGCAATTGACAATTCGTCACGACGTCGTCAGCAATGAAAGCGATGTGACGCTCTTGCCGATCGCTGAACCAGCAAAAGCTTGGCTCTATCCTGATGACATTACTCCAGTCGCTGAGTAATTGATCCTCCCCCAGTACCCGAAAGGGTACTGGGGGAGATGATCTTTTATTTTTTTTTTGTCGAAAATGGTATGGTCTATCTATTTATAGAAAAGGAGGTAACAGTTATATGTTTCCAGCACAAAGATTTCAAAGCCTAAGCTCAGCCGAAAACATCGGTTTGGCTTCTTTGAAAGACATCAAAGGCTCGGCTGTATATAACACAGTCAGCAACAAACTAGAAGAAGTATCAACCGGTCTCAAAGACTTGGTTAGCTCACTAACAGGCGGTGCTACTCCGCCGCTGGATGAGATCCGTAGTAAAGTCGATGACGGTATTCGCGCAACCAAGGATGTTTTCAGTACCATGCAGGATATGACAAAGCTGTCTCCTGTTGATATTGAAAAAGCCGTAAGCGATATGCTGCCTGCTGATCCGGTACTACAAAACGCTTTTCGTCAGCTTTCCACTCAGTGTCGCGATAATGCACTAGGCACGGTTCCTGGGTTCCGAGGCTTCCAAGACAAACTCAATTGCGGTCAACCAGGTGACGGTCGTTGCTCCTCCTCGCAAGTATCTGGGTTTCTGGATAAGTTCACAGGGGGAGCTATTGGGTTTATCGCTAAGACTCTAACGAGCATGTTGCGTTCATTAACTGCTTTGGCAAACATGGGATACACCGCTGGTCTGTGTAAGATCTTCGGTGCATTGGCCAGCGGTATGCCTGGTTCTGTGGTGCAAAAAGCAGCGGCTAGTACCATGGCTTTAGCAGCAGGTCGCGGAAACATGAATGCGATCTTTGATATCGCCTCGGGGATGGGGTCCTCTATTCCTTCTTTGGAGATACCATCATTGGTGGGTCGAGTCACACAAGGCTTCAAGATACCCAGTAACTATGAATCCAAGGGTAGTAGCGATCTCTATGAGGCAACCATGGAAACCTATTCACTGATTGATCCCAATTACTCTACCAGCTCTACTGGTCTGAAGACCATTAGTAAAATGGCTCCGAGTAATTACAACAGCGAATTTGGAAAAGTTAGCTCCTCGTATTTATCCTCGGGATTTAGCTCCGGTGGTTTGAACACAGTCGTTAGAAAAGATAACGATATGTTAGCCGCTGCTTACATCGGTAGCAAGTCCGTGGCTAAGGTCAATGACTCATTATCTAAATACGGGTTTTAATTATAAACACTAATGCACATAGACCCGATAAGGGTCTATGTGCATTAGTGTCATACATATGACTCAATTAAAACTCTTCGGACAGCTCGCACTGGTCTAGCGGTTGTCTTAAGACTAGTTCCAGGGACTCCTGTGGAAAATGCCTGCATCCAATTCAGTGCTACTGCGTTCTGACTAGAGGCATGATGATAATTTGTATTGAATGCTTCCGATCCTCCTGATATGAAAGGAGATTCGGATGTCTGAGCCGGTGAGGTAGATGTATAAGCTTCTCCAACTGGAATACTGGAGGGATTATAACCTCTGGCTCCATATGGGCCACCTGATGGTCCTACCGAGTTAGCGGTCGTCGTTGGCTTAAAAACACGATAGCACATCTCCAATTCATCCACAGACGGAAGGTACCAATCTGTGTAACCACTGATGTTCAAAGACTGACAGTATTTGGCAGCGGGATGCAGATCCGCGCCAGCAGTGATCATGGCCTGGGTGTTACTCCAGCCATCATTTAAGCTTCCAGTATTAGGAGTATCAGTGTCACTGGTCTTCCATTTAAGACTAATAGTTGACTCCCCCTCTGCTTTAGGAGCCAGCACAAGTGCGTAAGTATCAACACCGACTTTAATCTTTCCTACGTAATAACCGCCTTTATAAATTACACCAGGTGTCTCAGGTAAGACATCTTTAGTAATACTCGTTTGATTCAGTAATGCTTCTAACATATCTTTCCCTTCATAAAAGTAACAACCATAGGATGGCTCCTATACTTGCGGCTTTACGCCGCAAGTATAGGATGGCTCCTATACTTGCGGCTTTACGCCGCAAGTATAGTGTGATTATTGTCGTCCGTAAGAGGTCTCTGCTCCCCGTACAACAGCTTCAAGTACATTACCTGCCCCGAGGGTCAAGTATTGCATCACGCCCTGTGTAGAGGAGTTATAAGTGGCACTAGCCCAGAATGCAGGAGAAGTCCACTTACCCACATTCATTGCCAACTTAGCCAAACGCAAACGCGCAGCGGCCATCGGGTAGATCTGGGTGTAAATATCCTGGGATGCCAAAGTCGCCAGATAGTCAGACAAGATGTTGTCTTCGTCCATGGTGATATCCACATCCCCAAATGTACCGCTGGAGACAGGCATATGCATCACAGAAGAAAGATCAGCTACGGTAAAGGAGACCTCGAAGGCCAATGGGTTGCCACGAGAGTCAAACCCAATGTTCGATCCAGCACCTGCAGTAATACTCAGAGACTTGATCATCCCTAAGCGAATCTGAGCGCGGCCTTTGTCGAAGATCTGGCACAAGAACGGAGCTGTATATGCCTGCTTACCAATCGAGCGAGGTAAGGCACCCGCCATGATCATGCATAGAGGAATATACAGATTCAACATTCGGGACATCGGCGTATTGTAAGTCGCCATCAAAGTCATGGTGTAGGTGGTCTCAGGTAGTTGGACACCCGAATTCATCCAGTGATCTGGGATATCCACAAAACCATCACCCATGATACCCTTGAGGAAAGCACCCATGTCCATGGTTACACCAGCGAGCAAACCAGAGGCTGCATCCATCAGACTGTCTTGAATGTCTTTGACCAAGCCACCGATGATGTTACCCTCAGCCAAAGCGAAGCGTGCTTCGCGCACAGTTGCGGAAGTGCTATTGAGCTTTTGTGCCAATTGAGACTGACCTGTCTGGTTAGAGAAACTAGTAGTCACAGGACCCGTGTAGTCTACGTTGAATGTAGCGAACTGGGAACCCATACGGAATTCAGCATCGAAGTACCTGGCGTAATCTTCGAGCCACGAGGGCTGAGTCTGTTGTCCCGTGGCTGGATCGATACGTGGGTCCATCGAGGTGACCTGAGAGTCAGTCGATTCCGCCTTGTACAGATTTGAAAGTTTCAGTGTTTCATCGATCAAATCAGCTAGTTTAAATTTACCGCCTTTATCCATTACTTTATGCGATCGAGTTCCGTCACCGGACATCTCCCGCATCAAAGTACCAGTAAAGTCAGTCGGAGACCCAGCATCCAAGCTATTGAATTCCTGTGTATGGATCTGGTTAGCTAAGCGCTGCGCTCGGTTAGCGATGGAGTGGATATCGAAGTAGTTCTCTTCGCCGAATACATCAGGAATGATCTTGCTCAAAGAGCTAAGATAGGCTTGGTCAATCGTGAAAGGGCGACCCAGCTTTTGCGTATCGTCCTTATTCATATTAGTGATCTTCGGAAAGATACCCAAATTGATAGCCAGTGTGTTGACCAATGTATTCACTGTCGACCAATACAGATGCATAGTCGGGCGCATGGTGTAGAACTTACTAGTCGAGCGGTTAAAGAAGAATCCAATTACACGCCCAGACAAAATTGTAATAGCGATCGCTGGTGCCGTAGTGACAGCTAAGTAAGTGCCGACATATTTCGCGGCATCGTAGAAAACACTAGGCATGCGACCTGTACGGGCCAGTGTTGACTGAGCTGGGTCAAAAGCTCTCAAGAAATAATTCAGCAAAGAGTTGAACTGAGGTACACCAAAACGCATATAGATCATCTGTTTGGTGTCGTCGATCGCTTCGCTGTAATACGGACCCCATCCATAGTTGCCGCTTGTGTCAGAGGGAGAAGGTATGCGTCGCCCTTCTAGTCGCCCGGGAATAGGGAAGTCACAGTACGGTGTGTATTGTGGTGGATTGTTGATACCGAAGTTACCGCCGATTCGAGAATCAGTGAATTTAGCCGAAGCAGTACTCCAGTATCGGTTGGCTTTGTCGTAGGGATTACTCAACTCAGCGTCAGTAATCATGAAAGAAGTACGAACCCAAGACTCATCCAAGAGGTCATAGGGATTGTACGGATTATCAGCAGCTGTCTCTGGAGAGATAGCTTTTCCGTTGATAACGGACTCACGGTAAGAAGAAGACATTTTTGATTTCCTTAAACAACGAAAGATATAGCTTGTCCCTTGACGGGACAAGCTATATCTGCGTGTGTTACTTACAGCACACGCCGATTATCAAAGGATGACGTATCGGCTTTGCGCGTTGGGTTACTGTTAGCGAAATTCCTCACGCTAGGTCCAGAGCTACCGCTACCGGAACCTTGCTCAGGAGACTTCATACCAGCCAGTCCCTGCGTATTTTCAGCGATGCGCTCCAGCAATGGAACGACCTTCTCAGTGATACTAGTATCCATCGACGACAGATGCTTGATCTGATCCTCAGCAGATTTAGTAAACCGATCCAGTACTTGCGCAGTCAGCTGAATAGATGTATCCCGTGCCCCGTTGGTCGCGTAGCCTGGAGCACCAGGCACTGCTGCGGGAACCATGCTCCTAGCGGGTCGCACAGCAGTTGCGGTGTCGCCACTAGAAGTCAGCATAGCTACAGGATTGTAGTCAGGTAGATCGTATCCAGCGATAGACTTTGGATCATACGTCTTAGGTGCAGTGGGGTTATAGGAAGCCTTCGAGAGTCCTCCGCCCATGATCGAACCACTAGCAGCTGTCGCTGCGGGTGTATCCGAACCTCCACCCATGGCGATACCAAATTCATTAGCTTTCTTCGATACGCGTTTAGCCATGAACTCCTTGACTTCTTGGACTGTTCGTGGTCGCGAACCATCGAAGAATATCTCGCGATTCTTTTCAGCTTGCTTAGGTGACAAGCGATAAGCCAAGTCTCCAGGGTTGGCGCTATTGAGACGATTAGCACCGCCTGCGCCCAGCAAATGCGTCATGTACCTGCTGGTAAAGTCTGCCCCACCCTTGTTACTCTTCATGTATTCATGGGCCAAGATGACGTTAGCACGAATATCGTCACGAGGAGTATTCGCATCCAATCCATACTTACCGCCGTGTTTACCGATTTGCTCTTTCCATGTGCCATCGATGAAACCCATCAGACCGGTAGCTGAGGTCCCATTAGCCTTAGCCTTTGGATTCAAGCTACTTTCCATGGCAGCCAAAAGCATCATGTCATTGGGATTGGCTCCGATCTCAGCTGAGACCCGTGCAATCTCTTTCTTGATGTCCTGGTGAGGACCGGATCCCAAAGATGCAGAGGCATCATTGTTACCAGAGAACTCCACATTACCGCCACTGGAGCGACCCATGGAAGAGAAGCCCTTGGAAGCACTTTCCTGGACAGCCTTAGCAGGGATAAGATCCTTGCCTTGAACCACAGGGGAGTTTAAGTTACTAGCAGGAGAAGGAGGAACACCTTGTGCATCCGACAACTTGACAACAGTTCCACCGGACTGTTCGTACAGAGCTTTCGCCAATGCAGGATTGCGTCCTCCCACAGGAGAGCGAGGAGTAGCGCCTGCTCCACCGCCACCTCGACCGAGAGACGCCAAAATGGCACTGTCGGCAAAGTTAGGATCACGCTTGGCCTGGTCGATGGCTGTCTGAATGCCAGCTGGTTCAATGTGCCAGGTCTCACCGTAAATAGGACGTGTAAATCCATACTTACGCAACAGGCCCAGCTTCTCCAATTCGTTCAAGTCTTGAGTCGACAAGTCCGCAGCCAAACCGTATTCATGCAAAGATCCACCGGGACGAGCAGCGCGACCTGGGCCGTACTTAGCATACATTCTCTGTTGATCTTGGAACGAACGATAGGCGGACGTCACGTTCAATTGCTTGCCAGTAGCTTCGCCATATTCCTGAGCCATAGCGAGCAACTGTTGCTTCATGCGAGGATGCAGACCCTCGACATTCACACCGTTACCCAGCTTCAGATACTGCATACCACTTTCACCGGAAGCCAGTGGTCCATCAGCTATCTTCAAGGAAGCAGCTCCCATGCTCAATGTCCCAGCGCCTTGATTGCTAGAAGGTTTACCCAATGCCGCTGGATCCTCTACATCACCATTGGCGATCGCTCGACCCAAATGAGAGTTGGGAGGAATGGCTCGGCGCTGAGGCGCCGTCATTGGGGCTTGAGTAGGATTGTTAACATCCGTCTTAGGTGCATTAGGAATAGCGCTCTTGACAGCTTCATTTGCCATCTTAGCTTCCTGAGGCGATGGCTTATTACCGCCAGCTTTAGCTTTCTTCGCTGCTTCGTCTTGGATCTTCTTACCAAGGGTTTGAATCTTAGCGTCAATGATCTTCTTGACTGGTTCAGGATTAGAGCTGAGAATATCCAAGCCCTTGAATGGACTTGTAGTATTTTCCCAGATGCTGCGAGGAATCTCAATCCCCGACAGATACTCCAGTTTCTCCGAATCAGTCAACGAATCGACCTTCTCCAAGGAAGCCTTGTTATTGACACGATACAATGCGGCGACGTGTTTTAGGAACACAGGCGAGAAACGATCCGTATACCACTTCGAGAACTTCGATGCAGTTTCAGTATCATCCGCAGCTATATCAAACAGCTCCGCAATCTCTTCAGGTTTAGCTGCGCGGCTATTGATAGTAGGGATACCGCCATTGAAAGCCAACTTACCATCGAGCAGATACTTCTCCAAGGCGATGACCTTGCTGTTGTATTGCTTCGTGGCATCGGTACCGTCTAGACCGTACTGCATCACACGGATGCGTTCCCATTCATCGATGTTATTGCGAGTCAGGTATTTATAGAGCTTATAGCCACCATAACCGACACCAGCGATTGCTGCTGCACCGATTACGACAGGTGCACTCAAAGCGCTACCAATCAAAGAAGCTGCCCCAGAGAGCATACCTCCTGCTCCACCAGCAGCCAAGCCTACTACCTGTAGTGCTCTCACTGCGGTAGTACCCACCCGAGCAACGCCTGCTGCTCCTGGAAGCGTACCAGCCACACCCTTAATAGCGCTACCCACTCCAGCTACCGCAGTACCGACTCCAAGTATTCCTCGACCAGCCCACATAGCACCTTGACCTAATGCTTTTACACCTGACCAGATACCCTTACCAGCTTTACTGATAAGTTTACCCGGACGACGAATACCGCCGAGTAGATCAGCCGCTCCACCGATCAAGCTGCTTGCCATTCCGGCAATGGAGCTAAGACCAGCAGTTGCCATGGCGATCATCTTCTCGATGGCATTATCAGCGGGAGAGTTACGAGAAGCCTTTTGCTCTGCTCCCTTCATGGAAGCTTCAACTGCGGCTTTCTTTCGCTCCTCATTAGCCATTTGGTTAGCTTGCGCGTTTTGCATGCGGTCAGCCGTACCACCGTCACGCTGCCCATCGCCGTCCGAGTCACCGAACATACCACGAATACGTTTGTAAGCGTTAGATGCTTTATTGCCGCCTAACTGAAGCAAGCGCATAGCGTGATCACGAGCGCTATAGGTATTAGCGCCTTGGTCAGCAGCACGCTCTTCGCGTTGCTGATTAGGATCCGCATTGGGGTTACTGAAGAAAGCGCTCAGCATATTAGCTGCGCCACCTACTGCAGAACCAATAGCTCCGAGACCGGTACTCGCCATTGTGCCCAAACGGGAACCGCGCAAACGACCACCCCAACGTCCAAGGCGACCTCGGGCTCCAGGGAAGCGTTGACTGAACGCACCTCCTAGGGAACTAGCAGCTTGCTTACCTGCTCCGAACAATCCTCCTAGTGCGCCTACGATACCACCCATCCCGTTATTACCCATGTAGTTACGTACTTGAGCTGGTTGCTGTGGTCCGACCATTTCAGGAGCAGGACCAAACATCTCGGGACCCATCTGAGCCATTGCATTTTGAGCACCGCCGATGCCCTTGATCTTTTCAAACCAAGACTTCACTGATGCACCATAGAGCGGAGCGTTCATGAATGCACGAGCATTACGAACCCGACCATAGATGTTATCAAGGATCTCTTTAGGCTTATCAGCGGCGGCCAAATCACGCAGCTGCGTCAACAGCGATGCATTGACCTTATCGGGATTTTCCTCGATAGAGTCTGCGCCACTTGACGAAGGCGGCTTGTAGCTCGTTGTGGTGTCTGAATCAGTAATCGAACGACCCATGATCTCTTTGACCTTCTTGCCGGATTTACCGACAGCCAATAAGTCACGGATCTGGATCAAGATAGGCACCACACGAGGATCGGTTCCACCAATGCCAAAGCGGAAGTCACTGAACTTGTCGATCACTCGGTTCTTGATACCCGTGGCCTTGTCACGAGCAGTACCCCACATCTTTTCAAGATTGGCGCTTTGAAGTTTATCACGTACATTGTTGTACATCCCCATTGCACCAGCAGCCAGATAGGAACCCGCAGCCTTCGCGGCGCCTAATGCATTCTGAGTGAATGTCTTGAGTACAGTTCCAGCGCGAGTCTTCAGTCCCTGAGCACGATCAGTGATACTGAGTTTGACTCGATTCATCCCGTCAACGATATCACCCTTAGCACGCGCCACGTCGTCCATGGTCTTCAGGGCTTTACCTGTTGCTGAATCGAAGTAGTAACCAGCGGCTAGCAAAGAGCCAACAATCACCGGGCTTTCCATGCCTTCGATATACAAGTCATCCACAGTCTGGAAAATGTTCTTAACACTATCCATGGCTGAGTCAAACGCACGCTTACCCATACCACCCAACTTAGGCATCTGGTTAAAGACGATATCGCTTCCGAACTCAATCGAACGAGATACAGCCTTCATAGTAGCTTGCAGGATATTATCCCGAGCATCCTTGATACCTTCTTTGTTGTTGGTCCAGAAGTTACTCATGGCCTGACCGGTTGCCTTAGCGGCTGACCCAGCACCTTTACCGAAAGACTTACCCCCCGCGATCGTAGTGTCGATCAAAGAAGTCAGCAGCGAGCCAAACGCAGCGCCGACACTGGTTGCCCCGGACATGACAAACTGCTTGCCTTTGCTAGCGCCAGCAGCCAATCCGGACAGATCGACGTTACCGAACCCTGAGCCTTGCCCGGAAGCAATCAACTCAAGGATCTTTTTGGTATTCTCGTCAATGTTACGCAAGTGTTCAGTACCTGCCCCAGCACCCATTGATTCAACCATGTCCGCCAGCTTCTTGACAGCTGCCATGACGTGTCCGTTGAGATTAATCAAGTCAATCGTCTTGCCGCCAGGCGCAGCGTCGTCTCCGAAGTTTGCACGAACGTCTTGGGCCATAGGTCCAGTGTAATTCTGGCGCCCATAACCCTGAGGACCTGCGTATTTAGTTCCTGGTTTGTAATCCCAGTCATAAATCTGCGTCTTCTTGAAAGCGTTTACAGACTTAGTAGGATCGATCTTAGACTTGGAGATGTTGTGCTTCAAGTTAATGTCAGACGCCACGGTGACGCTGTCATCAAAGAACTTGTAGTACTGGTCTTCGTTGACCTTCCAGTTACCATCCTTGTCGCGGGTAATGATACCTTGCTGCTCAAGCAAGGGACCATAGCCTTCCCGGATAGCTTCCTGGATAGGGCCCATCAAGTTACCGATGCTGGACTTGACTTTAGCTGAGTTCGTGGCGAATTGGAATTGGTTCTTAGCAGTCTCCAAGGAGTCACCACTGAAGCGCTTATCCAAGATTCGCTCCACAATCTTCTTGACCCGAGGATTGAGAGATTGGAACTCTTTAGTCTTTTTGAGTCGATCGCCAGTGAAGTCGAAGTCCTCATTGGAGCGAGAGAGTTTGTTGATGAACATCTGCACTTCACGAGCATCTGTCGCATCTAGCTTTTCAGAACCCACAAACGTATTGTAAGCTTCGCGTGATTCGTCGTTGTATGTCTTCATACCAGGCGCAGCTTCGCTGGCTGAACGCTTCAGACCAGAGACGATGTCACGAGCCAAGCTCGACTGGGTCTTGAATGATTCACTCTTGACGTCGTACATCAAAAGAGGAGTCTTATCGTCACCAGTACGCAATGCTGTCACTTCACGCAGAATGCGAGCCAGATAACCAGGAATGATTTCTGTCAAGCTGCGATTGACCTTCATCTGGGTATGGAGTTTATTCTCACCCTCTTTACCGATAGAAGTGCTTCGGATCAACATGTCCGGCTTTTCACCAGCTAGCAAATCAAAGATGAATCCCAGGCCGTTTTGAGCCAAGTCTCCAAATTCAGAACCATCCGCTCCGAGCTTCTTATACCAGTTGGAGTTTCTCATCATGTCGATAAGTGCTCCAGGGTTAGTCGCATAACGCCCAGCTTGGAAAGAACGCTTCATGAACTTAGGATTCTTTTCAGCCCTTTTCTTGACTGTCTTAGAGATCCAATCAGAGATGAAGTCACCCAGGATACTGCCGCCAAACACACCAGCGGTGCGATAGCCAGAAGACTCCCGGCCTTCCAGCTCAGCCATCTCCTTATCCATATCACGGCTGTCAATCGCCATGTCCAATGCGTCATTGAGCATCTCCAGGGCATCTTTACTACCCATGATCTTCTCGCGACCCATCTTCATCAGACGCTGGCCTGCTAGACCCACTCGGCTCTTACTGCCGAACAAGCCATCATTGATACGACCGAATACCTGCTCCTTAGAGACTTGCTTCCAGCGCTGGGTGTTAGAAGTCTTTGCATATTCAGGCAACGAAGTGTTGTGCAGCAATGCATCTTGGAATGCCAAAGAGCGCTTTTGGAATTCAATCGAATGCTTGAGCATCGTCGCCGTTGCAGCGTATGTGCGGTACTGAAGTTCCAAAGACTTCTTCTTGTACGCAACATCAAAGCTCGACTGATAACGACGGATCGCATGGATGTCATTAGCGATGATACCAAGCATCTTCTGGTTAGCTAGAAAACGCTTGTCCTCAACGCGAGACTGCACCATGTCGTAAGCCATCTTTTGCTTATGACGGTTTTCCTCGTTATTCTCCCGATCACCTTCCAAGTCAGCCATCATTCGAGCGATGGTCTGGTCTTCGATGGATTCAGTATTGTAAGAAGAGGTGTTATCGATCTCATCGTCGAATTTATCTCGCAGATTACGAGCAAAATTCTTAGTACGTTGAGCCGAGTCAGGCACAAGTTGATCAAACTTGCGACTGATACTTCCCATCACCGGCTTGAGTTCCTTCGTAGCTTCATCGTATAGCTGGGTGGTGTCAGTAACGATTTGATCGATGCTGTCCCATGCCTGTCCAAAGCCATCAGGCAGTGCCTTACGAACCATGCCTCGGATATGAGACGAGTCAGTAAATTTGGTACGCAAAGAACTCTTAACACCATCAGCTATCTGGCTGATGGGTGTGCTCTTCTTGCTAGGTGGTTTTGGAATATCGAAGTCGTCATCAAAGTCGAAGTCGAGACTGGCATCCCAGGAATCTTTGCCAAAGTCTAATCTATCTTTCTTTGCCATAGAGGCTCCTTCAAGTACTCAATTTCATACCGTTTTTATAATGGTACATGGATTATTAAATGCATTTTTCTAATGCTCAAAGGATCTACCCATGCCACGTAAGCTTGACCCATTTAAAATAGACCTTCTGATTCCCACTCGCGCAGATCTGCAAGGTGTGAAGAAAGTTGTTGTCATGGACATCATGGAAGGTTTCACTAAGAACTTCCACCCTGAAGGTTTGTTCTCCGCTGAGATCTTCGGTAAGGTCGGTGAAGAGCGCCGCTCCAAGACGTTCGGCTACATTGACCTGAATCTCAAAATCTTTCACCCACTGATCTATAAGGTCATCATTGATCTGAAAGCTCTGTACGGTGAAATCATGGCCAGCAAGACCTATGCAGTGTTTGATGAGGAAGCTAAAGACTTTGTCAAAAGCAACATCGCTGAAGGTGAGACTGGTTACGAATTCTTTCTGAAACACTTCAACAAGATCAAGTTCGAAAGAACTAACTCCATCAGCCGCAAGGTGTATGTGCAGTTTGTGGAGAAATACCGAGAGAACCCATTCATCGAACAATTGATCGTGATGCCCGCTGGCCTTCGTGACTACATGGTCGACGAAGATGGCAAACCGTCTGAAGATGAGATCAACGGCATGTATCGCTCGATCATGGCTGTTAGCTCGTTGATGCAAAACGTCAACACAGGCAAGAACCCAGAGATGGTGGATGCTTCGCGTGCCAATTTGCAAGTGAAGGTCTATGAGCTGTATCGCTACATCATGGGTCTGCTCTTGGGTAAAGGCAAACTTATCCAAGGATCGTTCCTGTCTCGCAAGGTATCCAACACTACACGTAACGTGATCTCCAGCTACATCCCTAACGTCAGGCGCTTCGGGGATCCTACTTCGGTGGGAGCCAGTGACACCGTGATGGGCCTGTACCAGTATCTGCGGGACATCATGCCTTTGGTGGTGTTCCATCTGAAGAACAAGTACATGTACAAAGTCTTCTCTGGCACCAACACCGACATGACTGTAGTTGATCCTAAGACCCTAAAGAAAAAACAAGTGGGTCTGGACTCCAAGGCATACAACACCTGGATGACTTATGACGGTATCGAAAAGATCTGTGATAACTTCTCCCAGGAAAACATGCGTCATTACCCTGTGATGATCGGACCTAACTATTTGGGTCTGGTGTACAAGGGTGACGATATGACGTTCAAGTTCATTCAGGACATTGACGAAGTTCCTGAAGGTCGTGACAAGAAGTCTGTCACTCCGATCACCATGGCAGAGTTGCTTTACATGGCGGTCTATGAAGAAGCCAATGAGTCCTATGGCTGGAGTACCCGCTACCCGGTGACTCAGTTCGGTTCGACCTTCCCTGGTACTGTCTACCTGAAATCCACAAGCGATTCCGAAGCTCGCTATGAGCTGGATGACATGTGGGAGAAAATGCCGATCCTGGCGAAGTCCTTTCCGGTCAACGGCAGTGAGTTCTTCAACTCCATGAGTGTTCCTGTCAGTCGAGTACCTCGTGCAGGTGCTGACTTCGACGGCGACATGATGAACCATTATTGCGTTTTGACCACTGAAGCAAAACAAGAAGTCAAGAGGCTGTTGGGTTCCAAGGAACACTACATGACCATTGACGGACAGCCTACTTTCAGTCTGGACAACGATTACATCAAACTGGCTTTGGCATATTTGACAAACTAATTAAATATATTGTCATAAGCTACAAAGTTTTAAAATGGAAGGTTAGAAAATGAGTACAACTTCTCAACAGTTTCCCGAGTTTTATAAAAAGCACGGGATCTTGAGACTTGACAGTCTGACTGAACCAGATCCAACGCTGGTTAAACGACTTCCCGTGGAAAGCTGTCTGCACATCCTGGGTACCGATGAGAATCCGGAATTGGATGTATCCGATCCACTGCTCAAGGGTTACAGTGAGAAGGTCCGGTACATGGACATTGTCCATCATGACCCTGCTCACAACCATGGTACCTACAGTCCCAAGAGCATCGTTCAGGACCAAGCGTTGTTCAAACGCAAGAATCGAAACTTCGAGCTGGTACGGGAACTCAAGAACACGAAGACTACGACCAGTAAGCAGTTGCTGGTTTTCAATTACGGTTACATGGACTTGATGTACCGGTATCCAGAGGACAAGATCTCTAGCTATTACCGGATCGAAGATAAACTGTACGCAGTGACTTCGATTATCAAGCGCTCCCTAGAGATCGAGCCTCGTAACCACTTCGTCATCTTGCCTATTCCTGCGCAACTTATCGCAAAGAGTATCTTGGATCGCTATGCTCAAGAAACTCCTCCTAAGTTAGCCAGTCTATTTCCAGGGGAGGATGAGCAGCTGTTGCGTCAGATGTGGAACTTCATCAATCCTCAGTTGCGGCCAACTGGTATATGGGGAGAGATGACTCCTCAGCAATTGCGTAAGATCAATCTGGTTTTCAAGAGCTATGACGGTAAGCTCACTGTCTTGAACTTGGGATACTTGCAAAGCTGGGTACGAGGCTCTGAGAACCTGACACTGATGAATTCGGTACTGGTCAAGGGCTTCGAAGATGTACAGAAGTACTATCTGCGCTCGATGATGACTTTGCGAGAGATCGACTTGCGCGGCGCAGCACTTGCTGCTCAGTTGGCTGCCGAGGAAGAGCAAAAGCGATTACTGCAAGAAGCAGATGACGCACTGGAGACAGGGGAGGTGTCCGAGAAGGACGACCGATTTCTCCAAGACGTCGAACAAACCGAAGCAGCGCTACGTATTCAAGGTGAACTCTCCGAAGCTGAAGAAGATCCTTCAGTCCTTCTCGACGTAAAGAAAACCGGTACACCAGGTCAGACTGGGACACTGGGTGAAGTGGAGGCTGAAACGCTCGCTATCAATGAAGAAGACGTTGATCGGGATATCCAGGCTCTGGAGGTGATTGAAGCCAATCGAGCCAAGTCTCTGGAGCAAGTCAAAGCTAACGAGAACGCCGATACATACTCTTCAGACGTACCAGCTACGCGTGAAGAGATCATGCAAGAGTTGTTCAAGGAACAAACCCCTGAGCAAACAGTTTTGTCTAAGCTAGAAGCACTGGCTCAAGAAGGTCGTGTGACTAGTCCTGAGTTCCGAAAGAAGTCTCAACTGGCAAAACAGTCAGGGGCTAATAAGGATCCTTACGGTAGCGGTAAGACAATCCAGCAAGCTTCTTTGGTTCGCGTTGAAGACCTGGTGATTAAGGAGCAGGAAACTGTTCTGAACGTACCTGCTACTGTTATTGATAAATCGATGGCGAAGTCGACGCTTCCAATCATCGGTCGAAAATACAATAACACTGTTCTGAAGAAAGACATCTTGGCTTGCGTACAAGGCGTACAAAAGTCTGGTGTGATCATCAAGAACCACCAGGTCGATCGCATCACAACTGCACTGGGTGATTATGACGTACACACACTGGAGCTGGTACCGATTGACGGTCAGCCTTCGATCATTCGTCAGCGTATCCCTGTGGTCAATGAAGACGGCACATTCACAGCCAAGGGTGTCAAGTACCGGCTGCGCTCTCAGTTCTTCGACGTACCTATCCGTAAAATCGGAGAACACCGAGTAGGCTTGTCTTCGTACTACGGAAAGACGTTTGTTGATCGAGCGACTAAGAAGGCGAATTCATCGCTGGCCTATGTCATCGCACGTTTGAACAAGGCGACGATCCAGCCTGATGAATGGTTGCGTGATGTCTCTCCTGGTATGGTCTTCGATAACTACTTCGAAGCTCCTTATATCTACTCAGGTCTGTCGGAGCACTTCCAGTCCTTCCGTGCTGGAAACATGAACTTCGACTTCAACTGCAAGGGTTGGAGAACGACTATTGAGCCAGGTATCTTGGCTCGACTGGAGAACAACGGCCGTGTGGTCTGTGGCTCTACTGACAAGCAAGAATACATCGTGGTGGATAAGGACGGAATGTTCTATAAGGTCTCGGAGAAGAAAGCCGAAGAGATCGGAAACATCTACAACATCCTCAAGCTCGATGAGTCTTTGGCTCCTGTTGACTACGCTGAGATCAGTGTCTACTCTAAGGGCGTGCCTGTGGGTATGTTCTTGGCACAGCAGATCGGTTTCCGTAAACTGGTCAAGATGCTGGGAGCTAAACACCGCATTGTGGAAGGACGCAAGCAAAAGGATTTGCAGCCGCATGAATATGTGGTTCAGTTCCGTGACTTCGCATTCATCTTTGATCGCCGTGAGGCTGTCAACTCCTTGATCCTTGGTGGTTTCATCCACTATGAAAAGGATATCAAGATGTTCGATGCAAAGATGTTTGATACACGCGACGTCTATCTGCGTATCTTGGAAGCCAAGGGACTTAACAGTTACTTCACTGGCGAGATGGCTAATATGCGAGATCTGTTCATTGACCCGATCACTGAACGTATCCTCAAGGAGATGGGTGAGCCCACTAACTTTAACCAGTTAGTGATTCGTAGCTGTGAGTTGCTCCAGACTTACTACTACCCTGACTCCCAAGACGCCAACTATCAGCGTATTCGTGGCTACGATCGCTTTGCTGGATTCTTCTACAAGGAACTGGCTAATGCTATTCGTCAGTACAAGAACAAGAACCGTACAGGCCGAGCCAAGGTCGATGCATCGCCTTATGCTCTGTGGACTACGTTGACTCGCGACTCCGCAGTCAAGCACGCAGAAGATATCAATCCTGTTCAAGACGTTAAGATCACTCAAGAAGCAGTGACTTATGTCGGTGAAGGCGGTCGCGGTAAGGAATCGATGAACCGGGCTTCTCGTGCGTATACCAAGAGTAACCTGGGTATGCTTTCGGAAGCGTCTGTGGACTCGTCTGACGTGGGTATCAATGCGTTCTTGTCAGCAGACCCTGGGTTTGCTAACTTGGACGGTATGCCCGCTCGTAACCGTCAGCACAAGGCAACCAATCTGTTGTCGACTTCCGCATTACTGGCACCGTTCTCGACATACGACGACCAAAAACGTATTGGCTTTATCAGTATCCAGCAAGCACACACCATTGCAACTGACGGCTACCAGCCTTCTCCTATCCGCACAGGGTATGAGTCTGTGATCGGTATGCGCACCAGCGGCATGTTTGCACAAGTGGCAAAGATGGATGGCGTGGTTCGAAGTGTGACTGATACTGGCGTGATCGTGGAGTATTCAGATGGCACAAAGCAAGGCTACGAAGTGGGAACACTTTACGGCAAGGCTGAAGGTTCTGTCTATCCGCATAACGTCAAGGCCGTGGTGAAGGTGGGTCAACGTCTGAAGAAAGACGACTACATCACATACAACACCAAGTTCTTTACCCCTGATCCGATTCTGCCTGGTGGCATCGTTTACAAGGGCGGCTTGATGGCTTTGGCTGTGTTGGTGGAAACTGCACGCACTCACGAAGACTCCTCGGTGATTTCTCGAAATCTATCGCGTCGTCTCAGAGCTACTACTACAAAGGTCAAGACATACACTGTCAACTTCAAACAGAACGTACTGGACGTGGTCAAGATTGGTCAGAAGGTCAAGCCTGAAGATATCTTGATGACGATTGAGGATGAGATCACCGCGATGGATGACAGCTTCAAGGATAGCTCCTTGCAGATCTTGTCTGAGCGCAGCAAGAACTCCCCTCGCAGTAGCTACATCGGTACTGTCTCCAATATCGAGGTGCTCTATCACGGTGATTTGTCTGACATGTCAGCGAGCTTGAAGTCTTTGGCTACCAAGAGCGATAAGCTCAAGGCGGAAAAGGCTAAGAGTGTCGGCAAGGAAGCGGCAAGCGGATTTGTCAACAGTGACTTGTCCGTGAACGGAACTCCTTTGGCTGTGAACAAAGCAGTGATTCGTGTCTACATCGACGTCGAAGATGATCCGGCTACTGGAGACAAGATCGTCGTTGGTAACCAGTTGAAATCCGTTATCGGAGAGGTGATGGATTATACACTGCGCACAGAGTCCGGTGAAGTAGTTGATTTGCAATTCGGTGCGAAGTCTTTCGCTGCTCGTATTGTGAACTCCCTGATTATGTTCGGGGTAAGAGCTGCTGCACTGAAGGGTCTGGAGAAAGCTGCAGATAAACTGTACCGCCAATAATCGTTATCGACTACTAGCTCCTGGTGGGCTAGTAGTCTTTAATTTGCTATCAATCTATTGAGTGTCGCGAACAACTGGCGACTTATTTAACTTTTCCGAGGTTCAACATGTCCGACCCTAATTTCAAAATGACGCAAGCCCCCAAAGACATTTCCAGTGCATTGGCCTTGGCCAACGTCGCCACTATCGCCGCTGGTGTGATGCGCGGCATCGCTAGCTCTTCTATCGCTGATTCGATTAGCGGCAGCCCTCTCCTGCAAGACAAGATCGCCCAGATGGTTTCTTCTCGCGTTATCAAGAACCTGCAAAAGCGCCAGCAAGCTGCAGTTCAAATGCGTCTGAACGGTTACAAATAAGGAATACAAGAATGATCTCCGCAAATGTTTTCAATATCGCATCGGTAAACGCCGATGCTCTGCGTGAAGTGACGAAGATGGGTGTGATCCCAGCTGGTCGCTCGGTCTTGTCCAGTCTCATGGGTGTGAGCTGCGTCGGTGGCTTCTCTCAAGAAGGTGATGTTTCTTACGCTGACATCCTGGCGGCAAGTACGCAAGACTCGACTGATGGCCCTTCTGAGCACAGCGCCATGATCGGTACCTATATCGACACTCTGGTGCCTATGGTCACACAGCAGATCGCTTTCATTCAAACACAAGTGGTTCCTCGTGTGTATGAATTCGAAAGCAAGATGGATGGCGTTTTGACTCGCCTGGAAGCCATGAGTCCAATGGCTGACTTTAACATCATTCAAGTCAGCGACGTTGCTGTGCTGCGAGAAACTGAGTTCATGGAAATGGTCCAGCGTTACGCTGATCCTGATATCAACATTCCTGACTCGCCTGGTTCTTTGCCAGCTATGAGCACGGAAGAATTGCTCAAGATCATGACAGTCAGCTCTGGTGCTCTGGATCAATCCCTGAAGGCTTATCTGGCTACCAAGGGTGATGGCTGGCTGCAAGACATCTGGCATTACTACTTCGCTCGTCAAAACACAACCCCCAGTGGTTCAGTAGGTGCTAACATCTACCAAGGCGGTTTGGCTGGTATGGAGCGCATGGCTTCCTATGACCGCCAGGCTGTAGCTTTGGCTGTCTTCCTGCTGTCGCGCGGTCTGTTGGATGAACCCCTGGATAACTCGGGTATCTCTCTGTCCAACTGGCGTTCTCTGATGGATGCTATCTCTCGCTGGAGCGCCCATCAAGCAATTACTGCTACCCGTCAACTGTCTTCCATCGCCCAGAGTGAAACCATTGTGATCTCTACAGCGGACAACGGTCGCACCATCGTGGTCAATAGCGAAGCTTATGCCAAGTACCTGGAACAAGGCGGCGAGCTGACAGACATCATCGGCGCTGTTCTGAGCAACCGTTCTTTGAACTACTCTATTCAGGGTATGCAAGAAGCCGGTGATCGTTATCGCCAAGTCTGGGATAACTACTGCGCTATCTCTCGCTCACACATGGACTCCAAGGCCGCTTCCATGCTGCGTGCTGAAGCCATGCATGCATTTGTTCAGCTTTGCAAAGTCTGTAATGAAGACGAACACGAGTACATGACTACATGTGGTGTGAGTTTCGAGGGTATGCAAGCCCAGGTCAAGGAAATCGTGGACGGTATGAGTCTCAAGCAATTGCGTCATACGCGTGATCTGGCTCTGTGTTTGGTCGCCGGTGTTCGCTTTGCACACACCCCTGCTAAACAGTTCCTGCTGGATATGCAAGAAGCCCAAGATGCTGGTTGCGAAAAGCCTGCCGAAGCCGCAGCTGTGGCTGCGCTTGGCTACATCGCTGACTTCCTGTCCTGTGACCTGGCGTTGACACCCGCATGAAGTACGTCCATAACCCCAAAGCAGTCCGAGACAACTTTGAGGTTAACAAAGCAAAGCAGGTGATTTGCAAGAATCCCTGCTATATCCAAGTGCCTATGTCCTACTTCGATAGTGGGCTAGGTACCTTGGGTGCTGAGACCCAAATCTACGGACTATTCGTTGTTATTTTGGAGACTGGTCAAATGTCTGTGGTTAACACCACTGCGATGTTCAGTATTGCTCCAACCGCTACCAATGTGAAGATCATTGAAGGCGTGGAATACTACGAGTTTTACTTTGCGGCTAACTCGGTGATCTTCAAGACCACCGGACTGCTCAGTAACTCGAAGCTGATCTTCAATCCCTTCCAGACTTTCCTCTTCATGGGCCGAGTGCCATGGTTTGTCGGTTACGATGACCATGGTCGTATCTTTGACACTGCTCCTAAGTTCGCAGGTTTCGGTGCGTTGAAAAACCCCGAGGTGATGGAATTGCTGACAGCAGCTTGTGCTCGCAAGGCCAACGACGACAGCAATGAATTCCTGCGTGTTTTGATTAAGAATTACTCAGAGGGAGATCCGGGTAATGTCGATTTTGTTCCTCTAGGCTCTGTGATCGCCACAGTGCGTTCTTCGTTGAATAAGATCTCGGGAGCATATGGTCAAGATGGTGTGATTTCCGCCACTGTCTCGCCTTACAACAAGGTGGGTACGATGGAGAGAATCGTGCGAGCGTAAAAACTAGAAGGTAAGGGAATATATGTCTTCCAATTTAACATTCCAGGCAGCGGTGCTTCGCGCTGGCAAACAAGGTATCATCAAACCTGATCCAGATGGATATTACACCCAATGTATCGGGGGCCTTGATATCGAGAATGCAGCCGGTGTCACCTATGCATCTGAAAAAGCCAAGAATCTGTTCTTGGAAAGCTCTTCTTTGATGCGCCGCATCCGTGACCGGGCATTGCGCGGTGAAGTGGGTCACCCACGACGTGGTCCTGAACACGCAAACTTCGACGCATGGATGCATCGACTCAATGACATCTTCGAACCAAACGTCTGCGTGTATTGGTCTGAAGTTAGTTTGGATGAAAATTATGGACGTAACAATCCGTATCTGAATCGTCCAAACATGATCGGTATCATGGCGCGCTATCGTCCAGGCGGCGCACATGGTCATATCCTCGAAAAGGATTTGGCTGACCCCATGGCCAATGTCTCGTTCTCGATTCGGGCATTCTCTATTCCTCGCACCACAATGGGTAAGCAGTTCTATGATCTGCAAAGCATTGTGACTTGGGACTATGTGAATGAACCAGGCATCGCGCAAGCACAAAAGCTTTTGTCGGCCACTATGGAATCCCGTTACGAGGAAGCCATTGCAATGACAGCTGCTCGCCGGGTCATCGACAATGCCAAGCGTATGACACAGGCTGCAGACCCGATGGTGGCTATGGCCACTATGGAGTCTAAGGCTCACCAGAACCTGATGCAATTGGATCGGGTACTGACTATCGACACTGGCATCTCCAAACCTGTTTCCATCTACGTGAACTGGGCAAATAAATAAACCTATATCCTCTCACTGACCATGTGGTCAGTGAGAGGATATATGGCTTTTATAGAAATATTCATTCACATATACTTAACTTGAAGAAGAATAGTTTTCTTCTTCAGGGTACGAGATGCTGTAACATCTCGTTTAAGTAAACATGTTTGAATATATGGAGAGAAAATGAAACATCTGTTTCACAGCGACGAAAACTTCAAGTTCATTCCTATCAAGGAATATCGTCGAAAGCAGCAGGTTGAAACCGCGACGCTTACCCACATGCTTAAATCGCTAGGCACTGTCATTGAACCTACTTCACGGGAGCTAATGAACAAACCTAACTAATCACTACTAAGAGGGGAAGTCCTTAAAAGGAGGCTCACTTTCCCTCACTATATAAAGATATTAAATTAAAAAGGCCCTCGAAACTATATTCAACAACTGACGTCCGCTATTCACAAGGACTTCCCCTCTAAGCAAAAGGAACAAGCATGAAGAAGATTATTTTTGGTGCCCGTGAAAAGGTTACCCAAATGGATGCCTCTAAAGTAGGTGTATTGGTTGAATGCGCAGGTGTTCCTGTGATCTTCCGCCAAGGCTCCACTGAAGGTATGATGACCGTCGATGCTTATGGCATCTGCAATCACAATCAACCTTTGCGTGAAAACGAAGATACGCTCATCGAGTTGTTCAATCACATCAAACAGCCCGGTAAAGATATCGTCTTTGCCTGTGATTATGGTAAAAACCGTTCTCGTGAACTGGCTACAGCTTTCGGCATCTTTCTCAATCAACCCATCCATAAAGCAATTATGGATGAAGATTGCGAAACTTTCAAAGTCGAATGGGACTACACCACAACGGCGACGAACTATACTGATCGACTGAAACATCTACTTGACAAAGGCGCGATTTCTTTACCTGAAGATTTCAAACCACTGCAAGTGTGTATCACTAATTCGACTCGCTGGCCGGAGAACTACGCTATCGAAGAACTCCGCTCCGATGGAGAGTTATCGTTCCTACGTGCCGGATACTGGTCAGCTGAAGAAGCCGACGCAGCAGCCAAGGCTTACAACATGCAAGTCGTGTACCACCGTGTCGTCCCTCAAGCCAAGTAAACCCTCTCTTTAAACAAAAGGAAACTTATCATGCCTCAACTGAAAAACCTCAAGTCCACTGATATCATCTTCACTGAAAAGACAGAGCCTGGTCTGTACGTAGCCAAAAACGGCTGGTACGCAAAACAGCTCGACAACTTACAGATTCAACTCTTTAACCCACAAGGGGAGCCTGTGTCGGAATCTCGATACGGCTGGGAAGACTTTGATACAGGGGAAGATTGGACAGTCTTCTTTTTATCCTTTGCTGATCGTTACGGGCGTTCCATTGACGCCGTCACGAAATGGAACCCAGCTCACTTTCCGCGCGGTACGATCGTCTTCGTCGATAGTCTCGCCTATTCCTGTGATGAAGATCGTAGACAGTTTTACACTGTCGACAAGATTATTCAAAACGGAGGACATAGCTTCGTAATTGAAGCTATGGAGGTTAACGACGAAGAAGGCTCATTCAAGGGTCGGCCTGAGTCCTTTAACATTAACTGGGTGACAGGTATCATGTACCGCCCACCGGTGTCAGGGGTAGTGACCGAAGAGCCTGTCTCGGCTTATGATTACCCTGGAGCTATGTCTGATAGCCGTGACTTCTTTACTTGGCTCACTCATAACCATCCTCATCCTTTCAAAAAGCACCCAGTTCAATGGGTGAACTACGATAAGGCACTGAAGCGCCTAATGAGTATGAACCTAGCGACCAGCTCCGGCTGGGAATACAGGATCAAGACCAAAGAGGCAGCTAAATTCCTGAAGAAAAATCCGCACTGGATGTTCATGACTGTCAAGGAGGTCGAGAAGCAAGAAGCGGAAGAATACGAGCGCTTGAATTCCTCCTTCAACTTCTACGAGCAATATGACTATTAAGTCATCATGAAAAATACACATCTACACAAGGGTCGAAAGGCCCTTGTGTAGATGCTGTTTATTTTTTGTCCTTTTATAAAAAATTTCATTCACATATACTCTACATGAGGACAACATCAATAGTCCAAACTTTATCACATCAATCCCCTCTTTCATAAAGGAAATCAAAATGTCCTTCAAACACAAATTCATGGATGCTCATCAAACTGAAATCCTGTCTCAAGCACAACTGCATGAGAAGATGGATAACATCACTGAATGCGCTGGTATCGTCTCTTATTCGGACGACACCATTGTATTCTTCGCACCACATGGCGAAAGCCCTAGCTGGATGCGCCACCTGAACAAGCTGGGCTTTGTCGAAATCATCTATCGCACCCACCCCGGTGTTAATGGCAGCATCGATACAGCTCAAAAGCTGGTGCAGAAATTCTACGCAGGTCAATACGCCATCTACGACATCGGCGTACTGCGCAACTACCTCGAAACAACCCTGTCCATGGACTTCTAAGGAAATCAAAATGCCCTTCAAACTCAAAGTAGCCAAAGAAACACTCCCAGGTAAAGGCCCTGGTGTCTACCTCTACGGTCCTTACGTGACCCCTCGTATCCATGATGCGATCTCGCAGTTCATGGCGGCGCACCGGATCGATGATCCTCGGTACATCGCTCGCACCAAAGTCACAGCTTTCTTCCAAGGCGGCTGTGACAAGCGTGATGGTCAGTTCATCTTCTTGGAACTGCTGCGTTCCTGGGAAAGTCTGGATCCTGCTGATGTGGCTGAATTTGAGCGCTTGCTCAATGAAGCCATCGAAGGCAAGGTTCCTACTTGCCAGACTGAAATCCGTATCGCACCTAACACCCAGGGTGCGTATTATTTCATCACAGAGATCAGTAAGGAAACTGGATGTAGCTACAACTCCGGCAATGCCTTCACTCCTGTTTACTTCTTCCCGGAGAACAATGAACAGTGGTGGAAGGTTTACAACCTGTGCAAGGAAATGGGTCTGACCATCGGTTTCCCTCAGTTCTAAGGAATTTAATCATGCGGTCTATCTCTGTTGAAAAGTTGAATCAGTCTAATTTCTTCCGTCTGATCATGAATGTGTTGTTTCAGAACCTGACTTTGGTCGTTGTTCTGAAGCAATCCACGGCTGGAACTAATCGCCGCAGCTACGCGATCCATCACGATGAATGGGAAGTGAGCGCAGTGTCTGAAAGCACTATTCGTTTTCAACACTGCCATACGTCCAACTATATCGTTTTCTGGAGTAAGGGCGAACTGACCCTATCTAATAATCCGGATTTTTATCTGGAATCCATTACATGCGTCGATAGTCGCATGAACCCTCAGTTCATCTACACAGCTGGATCGAATAAGATCTTGGTCGGCAATAAAGTCGACATCCCTTTTGAACTGCAAAACACCAATTAAAAGGAAATACAAAATGCACGCTTTCACTCTTGTAAACCTGACACTCACCCGAATGGGTGCAATTCTGAAAGAGCGATTCGAGCAGCAAGACGTCTTGCTGCTGCTGGCCCGCAACGAAGAAGACAACGAAGTGACTGCTATCTTCCTGGATAGCAACACATACGCTTGGTGTATCGATCCCATGAAAAACGCATTGGTCTTCACGTCCAATCAGGTAACGTCTCCTGTTATCCAGCTGTCTCCATTGGGACTGAGCGTCGTCTATGGGAATACACAACTGAATCTGGAATCGATGCACTTGATCGCCGCTGATCGTTCGGTCAAGTTCAGCCTGGATCAAAACCTTCGACCAGAATGCAGCTTCGAGCTGTACACCAAGTACCTGGTCAACTGACCCTCTCGTCCTTCGACAACCCACATATAGACTCATGACCGCAAAGGTCATGAGTCTATATGCTTTTTGATGACTAACATGTCAAAAGAAGATTTCACATCCGACACAGCTGCCGTTGAGCAGCTGTGTCGGAGTATGAAGATAAGTTCAGATGCATTCACAATGCTGACACTGCTATGTTTCTTGGCGTTTTGCTTGCTCTCACCGCGTGAGGTCAAGCTTTATAGCTACGGAATATCAGTGCTTACTATTGTCTTGGTCTGGATAGCGGTCTGGCGTTTCAATATGATCCTCATTGGGTTAAGCAACCTTCTTGAGGAAACCATTGAAAAACCAGACACCCCCAGTAAGCACCAAAAGCTCATACTCAACACGATGCAATTTGTCATGCGCACAGCGATTCCGATTTATCGGCGTTGCGCTGCGATCAACATTTGCGTCGGCGTATGTGCCGTGGTACTGACTGTGTCGGGTATAGGCGTAGAGACCTACATATGGCCTGCGATAGCCATAGGTTTTTGCGTTCTCAACTGCCTTGTAGCCTACAGCGCAAGGTATCAACTCTTCTTACATCGCGAGAAGATTTTCAACCCCGCCTTAGGATGACGTGAGCCCTTGAAGATTCAAGAACACCGTCCTGAGGTAAACAAATCGGAGATTTCCAATGACTTTCATTGATTACCACAAGATTAAGTTCTTTCATTCCTTCCATGTTGCTCAAGCTACTCAGTTTCTGACGATCATCTTCACGATCACTTTGACTGGCATGCTTGATCTGTATAACCTGCCTACATGGTACACCGCAATGCCCTATGTGTTTTGCGCTGTTACCTACGCCGGTGTCATGGCTGCGAATATGATCTTCAAGGACTACATCCAGCACGTTGAATACATCTCGATCAAATACAAGCTGACTCGTGAGAGCCAGTTTGGTAGCCATGCTGCTGGCATCAACCGCATGTGCACCTGGCTGCGCCGTTGGATGGTGTACGGTCTGACTGGCTCTTTCGCCATCAACGCCAACATCATGATCGTGCTACTCATCGCATACATTGAATACGACTTCACATATGTGCCCGAACACTGGTTGGACTTCCTGTACAACTTCGGTGTTGGGTACTGTGTCTTCGTTGTTATCGTGACTTTGATCTTTGGCATCATCAAAGAGATTGCTGTCAAGCGCATGCGCAAGATGCTCAATCGCCGCCATTGAAAACTTCAAATAGTCAGTAGATACAATGTATAAACGCACCTGTTAATTCAGGTCAGGCTACTTCCCTTCACAAAATTCTCCTATCAACTCTTTCATAGTCAAAGGTACATCATGTCTAAAAGCATAGTGTATAAGGACTGTGTGAACTCATGAGGTAAGCAATGATCTTGCCTCATGAGTCTTACGCATCGCCTGTCTTCCATGTACTTGGGGAAGGTAAATATGCAGCGGCTCTAGAAGGCACTCCATATCCAACCCCAGTATTTTACATTGATCGACTACCCACGGATGAAAAGTCCTTGTGGCGTGTAAAGGTTGATTACTCCATCGGCTTTAGTGAAAATATGCTCCAGCGCTCAGATGTACTGGAGTATATGATCCAAGCCCAGCAGTTCCTGGATTCGTCTAGTCTCAAAGCTGTACGAAGTTCGGTGACTCGTTTACTAGAGTACTGGAAAACGAAATTCCCTCGCGGGGTTCCTGACGCCGTGCTCTAACCAGCCCGTATATGCCCTTTGTAAAAATAAACAAGGGCATATACTTCAATTGAGGATAGCATAGAAGTTATCCTTTATCAACCTTCCCTTTCAAATAGGATACATCGTTATGTCCGATACCAAAATCAAGCAACTGTCCGAAGCCGCCGCAGCTATCTCCAAGGACATCCAAGCCGCCGTCGGTGGTTTCTCCAAGGACCGCAAATCGGCTGAAATCGACGAAGGCAAGATCTACCTGGAACACGCAGCCAAGGAAGGTCTGACTCAGGAGATCATCGACCAGAAGGAAAACTTCGACAAGACTTTCCTGGCTGGTAACATCCATGCCACCACTGTGATGGCTGAAGAAGCAGTCAAGGCTGACAATTCTCTGAAGGACGAAACCTTCGAAGTCAGCATCAAGGGCAGCAAGTCCACCCAGTTCACTGCTCGTGTGACTCCCTTCAAGGAAGGTGTGATGGCTGGCCGTGACGGTCAACCTGATCGCCCCTGGGTCAAGAAGGGCGGCGCCACTGGCTCCATCAAGACCACTACCGGTTCGCGTGGCGATCTGGGCGCTGCCATTCAGCACGCCGAGACCACCTTCTCCGAACTGTTGAAGGGCTAAGCCTAAAAGCATTAGCTACCACTACTCTCTCCAGACCTTTCGGTCTGGAGAGAGTAGGTAGTTTATTTTTTTCGCTTAAGCGATAGGTGCCACGTTAGCAGCGGCGGTGCGCTCAGCATCGGCCTTGAAGCCAGCATTAGCGGCAGCCAAGACGTCAGGAGCGATTTCCTTGATAAACGATGCCTTGTTGAAAGGATCAGCGTTAGTCAAGTTGGTAAAGTCCATAATTTCCTTAGCAAAGGCATCAATGCCGTTACCCACAGCAGACACACCAGCGTAACCGATGGTCAGGCGACCCAATTCGGAAGCAGTCGTCAGATCACGAACACCAGTGATTTCACCGTTACCCAGAGGCCAGAAGTTGGTGGTCAGCCAAGCCTTCTCAATACCACGGTGGATAGGATCTGGTTCGTAAGCCAAGATTGTAGCCGAGTACCAGTCAGCCAACAGGTCAGTAGGTGTGTTAGCACCCAAAGTAGTCAGCATAGCAAACTTGCTGTCTGGGTCCATGATACCGTAGCGGATCCAGATGTCATGGAAACGCTGGATAGGACGACCATACAACTCGATGAACGAGAAGCTTGGCTCCGTGCGAGCACGAACCACGTTGGTAGGTTCTTGCATCATTTCACCAGCGCCACCGGCGGCGTGATCGTCAGCTTCCACAGTCAGACCAGCGTTATAGCCATCAACACGGATAGCCTTACGCTCCATCAGGTTACGGAACGAGGCATGCCATTGTGCAGGATTGGGCATCAGGTTGAAGAATCGAGGAGATTCAATAACCACGATTTCCAGAGGTTTGCGAACATAGCCCTGTTCGCTCAGTGTGTTGGCCAGGTCTGGCGACCAGCCGAAAAAGCCACCTTCGGCAAGGTTCAGCATGTTGGGGTTGTTACCCATACCACCGTATGCCGAGTTGCCAATGAGTGTTTGTTCATTGCGCTTCATCTATATTTCTCCAAACATTTAAAAAGGCTACCTAGGGACAGACCGAGACCTATTTACCTAGGTAGTAACTTTCATTGATTACTCAGCGTTTTGCAGACGCTCGATACGGTCCGATTGGACGTACAGAGTTTGAACCGTCTTCATGCCAGGGGCGCCGAAGCCAATTGGCAGAGTCCAGCTGAAGTTGCGCATTTCATCCAGCTCTGTCACCACAGCCTTCGGAACGATCACGAAGCGATCGTCGAAGATACCCTTGCAGGCATTAGCCACGCTGTTATTGACACGCTGCACCAGCTGCAGATTCGTCAGATCCGAGCGACCGGTGAACAGACGCCATGTGCGGTGACCAATCTTGTTCAATTGGCACACACCCATCACGTTGATCATGCTGGTCAGCACAGAGGTATCGTCAGGATAGACGGTACGGTATGCAGGGATGAAGTAGCTGCGACGGTCAAAGCGTTGGATCCAGTTCAGACCCACATCCCAGAAACGGTTACGCACCGATTCAGGCACAAACACCATGTTGATGTCTGTCAGCTCTTCGATCAGGTTACCAGGATTACCGTCAGGACGAGCACTGCCCTTCCAGCGACCATCCGAAGCACCCATGTAGCGAGCCATCTTGATCAAGATCTCGTACGTAGCAGGCACACGGTACTGAGTGTTACGGATAACACCCGAGCAGCCCATGATCAGCGCACGCGTAGCGGGAGTACCAAACCACAGCGATTCAGGATAGCTCAGCACACGAGCGCGCAGCGACACAGCCGAAGAGTGCTCTTCGCTTTCTGTCAATGGACGCGCACCGAAGACGTGAGTGCCCAATACCAGGAAGGTATCGTGACGTTGAGAGATGAAGCTTGGCAGATCCATCTTGGTTTCCATAGGGAAACCGCTATCGTAGAAGATCGACTGGATGTGGTAAGCCAGATCCATCACGGGGTCCTTGCGATCACGGTAACGCTTGATGTAAGCGGAGACCATCTCGGCAAAGATCTCATCGTTCATGGTGCCATCAGAGCCTCCAGCAGCAGTCACGTCCGTGTAACGAGAGAATGTCAGAGCATCGCTGTCGTTCGAGAAGATGAAGCTGTGGTAAGGAACACCAAAGGTGCTTTGGCCGGTGATCACGTTGAACAGACCGCTATCTTCAGGAGAGTCACCGAAGTCACTCCACTGATCGATGAAGGGGATTTCCGCTTCATGGAACGCAGCCAGCAGGGTATCCAGGTAGTTCTGGTAAATATAGAACTTACCAAAAGGAGGATACTCGATGGGGTAGCGAGGATCAGTCAGATTGCTGTAAGCGCTCTTGACACGATCACCGATGAACAGGTCTTGATTGGACACAGGGTCCTTCACACCAGGCTTGAACGTCACACCCACCTGCTGCTCGCCGAAGATGGTCTTGACCACGCTAGCTGCGCTAGTAGGGGTCTCGCGGTCCACGATCGAGAAGTAATAAGGGAACGCCTTGTAGGTGTTCATCATGTTGTATGGAACGTCTTCCATGTTCGAATTGGGAGTCCAGAAACGAACACCCAGACGGTTGCCATAAGCGCCTTGGCTATCCACGACGAAGTCGAAGATAGGGTAACGCTCAGAGACCGTACCAGTGGTGGGATCAATTTGATTGCCTGCCACCATCGTGTAGCCACCGACTGCATCTGCATCGCCGGTGTTCTTGGAAGTCACCACCCACTTGACCTTGTAACCATCAGCAGTACCGATGATCTGAGGATCACCCAGAGCGTCAGTCCAGATGGAGCCATCGGCGTTACGACGATACTGGTCGACCTTGGTCTTCAGTACGTCCAGCCACAGCGTCAAGTTGGCCTTAGGGCCTGCGTCTTCAGGAATCAGACGCTTGTAGACACAAGCGTTAGCTTCTTGATTGGCGCGGTTTGCAAAGATAGTTGCGTGGTTGTAATACGCGCTACCTGCGGAGAAAGTGTTAGAGCCATAGATGTTCTCACGCTCGGCACCAGCCAAGAGCAGTTCATCCGTGGAGCCTTTTTCTGCCCAAATCAGAAAAATTGGAAGATGTTGTGGAGCAGCTTCCGACTGGGTAGGTATTTGCTGAGTCGAGAGATCCTCAATACCCAGGTCTTCGACCATTGGCGCGCCATTGACGATTGCCATATTCGATCCTTTCTTGCGAAATAAAATACTTCGATGGAGAAGTTTATAAAATGACGATTTATATTGATCCCTACCATACCACTTCTGGTATGGTTCTCGACATGACCAAGGTCATCACACCACTTAAGGAATCAACGATCCGCGATCCCCTGGATGGAACGAACCTGGGCGTGAGGAGCGCTAACTCGATCACGCCCGTCTTTATCACAGGATGTCGTGCTAGTGAGAGAGATATCCCATCATTCGCCCACCCGATATTGATTAAAAATTTCAACGGCAAGTCATATCTTTTCACAGACATGACTTTGTTCGTGAAAGCGAACGCGAATCTTCAGACGATTGACTCAAACATCCGCAGCCGTGAAGAGTTTGAATTCACAAAAGCCCGGGCAATTGCGTCTCTGGCTTGGGCTGCTGGAGAAGAATCTCGTTTCAGTAACGGCATGAGCTTTGTGAGCGTGGTGTTCGCTGCGTTGATCTCTCAGACTCTGTCTAAGTACTTTGCGCTGATCTTCACTGACACCATGAAGCTCCAGATGATCGCCCTGGGGTACTATGAGAGCCTGTACGTCGATGGCCCTGTCAACTACTCTCAGGACATGGATATGTCCATGATGGTCGCTCGACGTGCTAGCGAAGCCTTCAAGATTCCTTTTGCTCAAGCTCTGGCTTTCTACAAGCAACTGGACACTCCGATGGCTGACATCAGTGATCTATGCTCCGTGATCGTCAAGCAGTTGGATAACGTGAACCTGAATCCTATTCCTGGACGCCCAGAAAGTGGTTTCAATTCGCGAGTGCTACTGAATCTGATTGGTAACGTCTGGTTCTCGACCAACTCCAAGTTGATCCTTCCGATCGCTATGGAACATCCTCCGACACTGGCAGCCATTGTTTACTACTGCTTGAACTACAACAACTTCAAGAAGCAGCAACTTGGTCAAACCATCCAGTCTGTGGGTCGAAGCGGCAAAGCCAATGTCTTCAATGACTCTTTTGCTAGTATGCTGGAAGAATACATGCAACCAATGCAAAGTATCCGTCCTGTGATGGAATACCTGGATCCAGCTACGTACTTGGATATCGACGACGAGGCGCAGTTGTCCGAGGTGCAAAAGCTATTGACTGAACTGGAAGAAGATCCTAACGGAATCAGCAAAGTCAGTAACGAAGACAACAACAATATTCCGCCAGTTGAAATCGATCGTCCGTTGAATGCGGATGATGTGGTTGATGGGCGGCCTATCGTGTAAGCTTACTTAGTCTTATATAGCCCTCATAACTGCAAGACTCTCACTTGAGAGTCTTGCAGGTGGTGCTTATGTAATTTAGAAAAGGATCTTTCATGCAACAGTATCTCATAGAACAAGCAAGAGATCAGATTTGGTGCAATCCAGGGCAGGACAACCAATACGTGATCAGACCAGATCGCGTGACCTTTGGCGCGGGTGCCATTAGTCAAGTCTTTGCCTTGTCGCGCTACATCGATCTCCCATTCAAGGACTCGTACAGTCAAGTCTTCCAAGTAGGCCAATGGCCTCCTTTCCTTTTGGGGTTGTTTGAGCAAAACCCTTCTTGGCTTAAGGAAAAATGGTTCAGTCTCAAAGACGCCATGAATACCATGCCTCTATATGCAAATGCATATACGAATCGTGGAGTGAATATCCCTCGGGAAAACGTGTACTTCATGTACACCCGTGAAAAATGCCTGTTGTTCTGTGTCAAGAGTGATCCGGCGATCAAAGTCAAATACACAACAGACATCTTTTACTTTCGCTTTTACTCCAGTGCGTATCTGCGCAATCTCAACTCCGCTACACCGGCTCTCCCGTTTATTGAAGTCAAGACTTTCAAGCCTCTGGGTGTTCAAGGTATTCTGGAAGCGCGTGCTGCATGGCTGGATCTAGGTAAGCGACCTGGTTATACTGAGATCTGGGTCAACGGGCATATCGCTGATAATATCGATTTGAATAACGTCGAACCAGGTGACTACGTCGAGTTGATCTATGATGCTTCGGTCAAGCGCCTGGTGACTTGGAAGAGCAATGAACTAGTTCCATTCACCTCGACCATGGATCAAAAGCTCAAGTACCTTTTGCATTACACGAAAAACATCGCGGTCAATCAGATTGATTTCCAAGACGACATTGATGTGTTCGTGAAATACATCAAAACTCCCGATGTTAAGATCGGCTACTATTATCCAAAGAACTCACCAGACGCTATGCGCATGGTCACTCACCGTGACTATAGCTTGACTGGCGACTATGTGGATTATATCGCCCGCTGCATCGTCCAAGACTTTGAGATTCCTGGTTATGACTTCTCGGACTTTGAGATCACTCTAAAAATCCGACACAGCGGCTATAGTCGTCCTTTGATCTATGATGCTAACCGTATCCATGAGCTGTACAAGCTCAGCGATGAACGCATCATGATGAGTATGTCCGGTGTCGACACACTGGTGCCTGTTTGGAATGCCGCTCACTTGGAAGCCAGTGACTATACCAAGATCATGCGCGAAGACTTCCGTGACATCACTATTGACCAGGTTGAAAATGCCTATGGTTACAACGGCCTGTCGATTATGTTAGCGGATACTCCAACAGCTACCAATCTGAGCTACGGGCAGCCTTTCTCACCGTTGCCCTATGAACTGGCACTGGGTCCTTCCACGGTGTATGAGTACGATCCAGAAGGTTATCTGCTTGGTGTCTATAAACATCTGTCTAAGGACGATGATTACAACGCCACGAACCCTATGTGTCGGCTGATTGAAGCTTTAGTGGGTGAAGGAAGTCAGCGTCCTAACGACATTTATGGACGCAATAACATCCCGATCCAAAAAGATGCCTCATTCCGTGTCTATCATACACGACTGGATTACAGCGTCAATCCACCTGTTCCGATGAACCAATGGTCTGACATCACTGATAGCTCGGAGATGTATAAGATTGAAAATGGTGTGCTGAAATGGATCAGTCCTGAAACTGACCAATACCTGTTGGTTCGATTCGACAACACCTTCTTGTCCTATACCTTTAGTGCAGTTCAAAACGAAGGTACTCTCTTGTTCGGCATTCAGCAAATTGAAAGCCGCGACGGAGTGGTGGCTAACCGATTGATGCAGGTGCCGCGTGGCGATCTCCAGATCTGGCTCAACGGCAAGAACTTGGTAAGAGATATTGATTACGTGCTGAACTTCCCCTACGTCTGCATCAATAATCAGTCTTTCTTCAAACAACCAGCACAGACTGCTGCGCAGAGCATCCATGTTCGCTTCACAGGCTTTTGCTCCTCTGATATGCAAGTGCTTCCTTTGAAGAGCACAGGCTTTGTCATCAACGGCGCTTTGTCCAATGACCAAGCCTATACGTTGCATGATGACAAGGTGATGCATATCTCGGTGGCAGGTGGCGTCTATGCGAAGAATGAAGTGACGTTCTTTGAAGACAATCCTCAGTGGGATCCCCGTAGCCCCTATAACGGAACTCCTTACCAAATCAACGACATCATCGTTCCTTTGAAGGATTTCGTTAATGAAGATACTTACACCTTGCTTGATAAGGCACTGGAGATTGACGTATTGGTTGAGTCTTATATGTCTCAGTATTATCCCAAACCTACTGATCAACCAGTCAGCTCGGCAACCAATCGCTGGCGCTTAACGTCTCCGTTTATCGCTAAGTTGGTGGATTTGTGCGTGAAGAATTCGATAACTTTCCAAGACAGTGATCAAGTCACAGACCAGAGGGTGCTACAAATATGTAAACCCTATGAGGTGCTATTGACCTATGATCCTATCAACGAGGAGCATAGCCTTCCTGAGAAGTTTGTCAATATCACGCCGACCCGTTACAACTCTGCTGTCAATGTGACACGAGCGCAATACCGCTTCTTGCAAGCGGTTGTGCGTTTGTATGCCAACAACGCAGTAGGTTTGAATAACTTCATCACGTTCACAGCTCCGACTGTGCCGAATCAATAAGGACAAACATGAGTACGCTAGTAAATGTCGCGACAACCGACAATCAACAGCCGCTGTATGACGAAAATGCTCCATGGAAGATGTGGGGTATCGACGACATCTATCTAGGGCTTGATGGCGCCAATCGCTATGTTCCCAAAGTCAATGACTACGTGATCCGTCCTCAGACCTATGAGACATGGATCGTCAAGAGCGTTGACCCTGTGACATATATTCCTGAACTGATCCCCATCTCTCCTTACGGAGCTGCAGGCGACACGACACGGGAAGACGTACTGTTCGGTGTGGGGCCCGGTACACAAGCCCAACTGCTGCGCATCTATATCAACCGAGCCAACTATCCCTATAAAGCCACTGTGGACACACATTGCTTTGTGGGTGGTATGTTCAACGCCTACGCCATCGTTTATAAGAACGGAGATCCCTCCATCGGAGGTGAACCTATCTCTCGACTGTACGACAGCTCCGGAAACCTCATCGATGTCAAGGTTCCTCTTGAAGTCGTGGCTTTGGATACCCACACCAATCACTCCATCAAAGTGGTGCAAGAGTTCTCGGTTACGGAAGACATTCCTGACGGAGAGCCTCTGCTTGTGATATTCTACACAGCGGATGGTAACCCTGTGTCTAAGGCAATGCTGCTTGTGGAAAACACCAGCTACATCCGTGGCCTGGATATCCAGCGCAAATTCGTCACTAGTATCTCCTTGGAGTCTCCATGGCTGTCGGCTGCGGACTCCAACGTACTGAAGTTCCCCTTGAACATTCCTTTGAATGCTCTGGACTTGGTGGGCGTGGTGAACTACAACGTCGGACCTCCTTTGAAACTGGCTGTGGATGGCGGTAAGTTCCGTATGGATGGACTGGACGGCTATGTCTCCAGTATTCCTGGTGAGAAGTTCGATCTGTCCTTGGTTTACAGTCTGTCTGAAAATGAAGTGGCGTTTGCCGGTCAAGGGGTGTATGTGGATCGTAAGGTCACGCAACCCTACTCCGTGATCACTGAGATCGTGGAGCCCGGCTACACTGTCAAACTGTTCGTCTATCCATTCTGGGATACTGCCCTGGGAGGCTACCGCCTTCGCTACTGGCTCTATAACCTCGCTCGTAACTCGAACGTGGAAGTGACGCAGTATGTGACATACAGTTCACAGATGCCAGCGTTTGATCCACGGGGTTACGGATACAAGCAACGACTGCAAGTCAACTTGAATCTGCGTAAGGTCTCCATGTCCTTCAAGCCCATGATCCATACGCAGATGTTCGAAGTGACCTTGTTCTCTGAGCCTCAGGATAACGTGACTCCATGGGTCGTGTCTTCTCAGCTGTCTCCGACGATGCCAGGCTTTGGGCGCGAGACTTACGCCAAAGTGATCGGACCACGCACATACACACTGCGCTCCGGCTTCGATACCAAGGACCAGTGGCTCAAGGCTTTCTACTATGACGCTGATCCACTGATCGACCGTCGCAGTGAAGTCAATGCACCAATGCCTACAAGCATGGATGTCTCGACTAACAACGGCACCACCTGGACTCGATACTTCATCGACACCAGCTGGAATTTGAACCTGACCAGTGCAACCGCCCTGGAAAACTACAAGAATGTGCTGATTCGTTTCATTCGTCCCTCTGGGATCAATGAAAGCCAATTGGCTATCTCTGCTGTGACTTTGCGTCCATAAAAGCTATCTCTACCTAGGCTTTTGGCCTAGGTAGAGATATGCCCTTTGTATATTTTTTAATTACTATATACTTTACATGAGGAATAGCCCTCTAATTCTAGTACAGGAAAAAACAATCATGGGTAACAGTTGGATTACAGAAACTTTGGCTACGTCTATATATCGGCGAATCATCTTGGTACTATCATGCGTTTCATTACTCGCATCGGTCATCTATTCTAACGCCAACAGCGTGCCGGAAACACTTTCTTTATGTGCAGCAGTATTCTTGGTAGTGTCTAATCTACTAACCATGAATAATCTACAAGAAATGCTCAAGCATCTCAAAAATCTTGATGACAGCAAAATTTACTTCTCTAGTGATATCAAAGAGAGTGTCAAGAGTCAAGTTCTAAAGTTCAATCTCGTTTCGATTTTGATGATTGCTTATGCGATCCTGATGAACGTACAGATGCTCCCTATTCCAGACGCATTCCCTTTGAAGGAATTTAAGACAATAGTCGCCTTCATCATGATCGTCACCTGCGCCTTAGTAATAGTAACCGATCCTATCGCTATCCTCAGTGAAATTAAGGAAAAACAAGATGAGCAAAAATCTATCTGCCACACACACCACCACCACTGAAGCGTTGATCAATCGGATCCGTGGATGTATGAGTAACTGGAAATCCATACAACCAGGAGCTACTAATGACTATAGTCTAATTTTAAGATATATAGGTAGTGAAAACGCTGAAGAAATATCTTGGTGGGTAGGACAAAGCATCCAGAAAGATTATATTGATAACTTCTTCTCACACAAAAAGCACATCCGTGATCCCAGAGCTGCTTTCGATGAATTGTTCTCAGTAGAGAGACTTAAATATCTTCCTGAAAGTTATCTGGTAGTAATTCTCAAAAGAGTCTTTGGTAGTCGCTATGATGCAAGGGCAATTGGAACAGGACGGTTGTACCGACAAATTCGTCGTGAGATGAACATCTTGATTCGTAAGGAAAAAGGACGTATCTTTCAACTCAAGAAAGAAGCCAATCCCCTTAAGTTTCCAGAGTTCAAAATTCTGTACATCGGACCAGAGTTCCATTTGGACTCAAAGCCAAAACCGAAGCCTCTTCGCATACCGAGTAAGCGAGAACAGGTGATGGAGGATATTTTCAAACACTTGAAAAAATGGGAATATCCCCAAATGCCCGATGGCTTCGATAAAGTTCTAACTTACATCGACTCGAAACAATCTCGCAAGCTACTGCAGCCAGAAAACTTCTTTCCTGGTAAAATACAGAGTTATATTGAGAACTTCAGTACAGATCCTCGCCTTGTCGTCGATCCATATATTAAGTTCAATAATCTCCTGTCATCAGAAACACTGATGAGGCTGCCTCTGAGCTACTTGTATGTCATTCGAAAGCGAATCGTATTCGCGACGACAAACGAATATAAGTGCAAGCAAGTCAGTTCGTTGTTCCGTCAAACGAGCAACGAGATCGCAGCTATCTTGAGAGAGCAACGAAAGATCATGCACCGTCTTCGTAGCTGTTAATGATATTTATCTACCTAGGAGCCAAAAGCTCCTAGGTAGATAGTATTATTTTTTCCTGTTTCTAACGATTTTCATTCACATATACTTCACTTGAGGACAATACCAATAGTCCATTTGTTTACTCCCTTAACCCTTACTGAAAGGACATCAAAATGAGCAATCGTGAACGCCCTGGTCGTCGTGAACGCAAGGCCAGCAAGCCTGAGCAGGAAAACAACCACAACACACAGCACACTGGTGACGATAAGCCAACTGGTCTTATCTATCCTGAGATCATGGATGAGCTGAAAGCTTTCTATGAATCTAACCCAGCGTATCATCTCGACACGCTGCCCATCATCTACCGTACTGCTCAACACCAGGACGATATCGATGAAGCCCTGACTCGAATGATTTGTTTGACTGAGGAAATCTATTCCGCTACAAACAAAGAAGTCGAAGTGTTGCGCAGCCTGCAAAACGGTCGCGTGATCGTAACTTACATCGGTCTGAAAGACCGCGTTGTCAAACAAACTCCTCGTAAGGAAAACACCATGCCCGATCAAAACCAAACTCCTGCTTCCGAAGAACCCAAGAAGCCAGAGGCCCAGGCCCAAGCCACTGAAGCTGAGCAAAAGCCTGCTGAAGAAAAGGAGCCAGTTAAATCTGACTTCGATGTTCTGTGGGACAAGATGGCAGAAGCCTGTGAAAAGGACGGTCTGCCTGATATGAACCTTGTGGAGTACACGGATAGCTCCATCCTGAATCAGATCAATAATCTGATTCTGGGCGGTGATCCTAAGGGTCGTCATTTCGCTCGCGGCGAGCACCGTATGGCTAACATCATCGCCACCATCAGCGATCCCGCTTTGGTGAACATGATTCCATACATCCACCATGTGGGTGCGATGACTGATCCAGAGTACTACGACAAGGACTACACCAAGGCCACGCTGCGGTACGACTTCGGTAAGTATGGCGTGATCACCTTCATCGCTGAACGGTACGACCCCCTGCGTCACCCATCACGCTTCAGCAATTACGCCAGTGTGATGCGTGTGGTCAAGGAAGGTGAAATGGCTGACAATCTGCTGACCAAGCCAGAACACAAGCCATCGTTCATCTTTGATCACCGGGTGTACGCCGCCATCATCAATCGTGTTCACTTGGCTCACTGGGCATTCAAGTACGTGATGAACCAAGAAAAGCAAACTGCCGAGCAACCTAAGTAATGGAAAAGCCACAGGAGATGTAAATCTCCTGTGGCTAATCCTTCAATTACTTTTAGACAAATACCCTCTAGTGAAAAGGAAAACAAAATGATTCTCGACTCCTCCAATGGTATTCAGGGAAAAATCAAGACTGATCTCGAAAAAGAACGAGTGATCCTCCCTGAAGAAACAACCAACACCGCTAATGAGCCCAAAAAGCCAGTCAGCTGTGTGGTGGTCTATTCCTTTGACTCCATCAGTTCGATCATGGCAGCTGGGCTTTTGCTGGGTATCGTTGAAACCCATACGAATACATCGGGTCAAAAGCTGGATGTGAAGTTCGTCGAAGTGGGTGCTCTGAATATTCAGAAGATGCCGGATGAGTTCATCTGGCTGGGCGTGGAACCTGCTGAACAATGCTCGGATGCTTCCATCCGAACCAAATTCAACCGCCACGAGCACATCGTCATTAACGATGATAGTCTGTGGCAGTTCCCGAACACCAAGTTCGTTCAGCAACTGGCGACGTTTGCACAAAGCAATCTGCTGCAGATCAAGACAGTCACCTCCAATGATCAAATCGCTTTTAGTCGCGAACCTGAATCGGCGCTGTACTACGGAATGCTTTTGTCAGCCATCAATGCCTTGACAAAAATCTATCCTGATACATCCTTCGATTCGCTAGCTTCTGAGATCGGTGTGATTTCCGGCTTCCAAAAGCGTTGCGCTCAGTTCTATGATCGCCAAGCTCCTATTCACCGGGTCTTGGAGACGTACATGATCGTCAACAACCTGTTGGTGGATCTGGGTCAACCCGGTATCCGTATTCCAACGGACATTTCTATCGAAGCTTTGAGTGAGCACTACAAAGCCCGGTACGACTTGACTGCCAAGCAAATCACCAACCAGGCAACCACTCGCTATGTCCAACTGACTAAGCAAGTGTTCAAAGACCGTGCTCCTTACAAGGGAAACACGGGTGTGACAGTGCCGGTGATCTGCACGTTCCTCAGCCAGGACTTCTGGTTGGCTCGTCGGATCATCAATTTCAGTCAGAAGTATTACCACAATACTCGACTGGTTTCCTATGGCAAGCATCAGACTACCAATCTGTTGCAAACCTCGGTGGCTGACATGGCTGGTCAAAGCGACAACGCCATCATCATCAATAAATCCTAAGGACTTTCTGATGGGTAAAATACCTAACAAACCCGCAAAGGGAGAATCCCTGTATTATCTGGGGTACTTCCCGAACATGCAATTTCTTCAGCGTGTCATCCGTGGAAGAAATTACAGCGATGAATATTTCGCTGTGGTGGATGGTGAGATCGTTCTCATTTACAATATCCAGCCTGATCCGGGATGGTTGGAGACGGACATGGTCTCTTATCGAAACAAACAGGGTATGCTGATTGATAAGGATACTTATTATCAGGCGGCAGCTACAGCTGAATTGATTCGTATCGGTATTCTTGAGGCTCCTAAGGAATCTTAAATAACCAGCTCTACTCACTCCACGGCTTTTGGCCGTGGAGTGAGTAGAGTGTTTTCTTTTTTTTATCGCCTAAACGATTTCTTACGCTGTTGGCGTAGTTTCATGATCAGATCGTCGACTGCAAGGATATCGCGTTCGTTTTCACTGAGCATGGATTCATTATGACGAAGTTTATGCTCTAGTCGCAACGCTATCAGAGGATCCTTTTCCTCTTCCAGCTCACGCACTAGGTCATCGATCTCTTGTTTGATACGGTCTTGCAAGTACTTGTCGTATAGGCTATCTTCCGTCAACTCTTCGTCAAGCGACTTGTTATTAGCCAATACGTCCTTGGGATCAATTCCGTAGTGGATCAGGTTCTTGGCACTAGTCAGGAACCAGTAAGTCAACAGCCACGCCACCACCGAGTCATCCTTGCCGTCTTTAGGGTGATCGATACGCCCGTCCCGAACAACCAGGCTCAAGATCTGACTGATGGTTACTGGGTCATGGACAAAGTCTCCAGTGTATTTCACTGCAGCCATAAACACAGATCCATACAAACCACTGCGAGAGAACTTACCAGACGCAGAGGTCTTGAAGCCAAAATAGCGGCGATAAGCCGTGACAAACTCCTTAGGCACCTTACCGTTGGTTACGATGTCTTTGTAGCGTTGCTTGAACTCAGCAGCTTCATCCACTACCAAGTTAAAGATACGCCTGAACGGATCGATGTTGTGTGCTACCAATTCCAAAAGGACGTGGTCAATGATGGATGAGCCGTTGAGTTTGTTTTCAGGAATCCAGGTAATGTTAGGATACTTGATCAACATATGCGAAATGAACTTAGCCATCACGATAGTGTTACTGTCATTGATGTTCGCAGCAGCGACCACCTTGCCAGTCTTTACATCCCGGAAGTTCAAAGTCGAGTCATCTCGACCAATATTCTCCGATGGGTCAGTTGACATGATGACCTTATTGAGAGTCATGAATGTATCGACCTTATTCAAAGGCATTTGCCAACGCAGGATATAAGGCCAAGGATCACACTTTTGACCATAGTAAACCATCTCAGAGGCACGGATACGCCGAGTGTCTTCCACTGACAAGGGAGAGGCTTGAGAGCCGTCAGTCCAGACGTTACCATAGTCACGGTCAGCTGCTTCACCTTCAGACTTAGCAGCAGCCATGGCGCGGCGCAGCCAGTCATCGGACTTACCCAACTGGCGGTGGTTGAATGCGCAATGCACTTCAGGACTCACAGGAGCTTGACCGTCGGCCCGTGCGGGCATAGCGTGCAAGATTGTCTTTTCCAGATCAGCGCGATCTTTGCAGTCAAGGAAGGCTTCAGTCCAGTCGGCTGCTTCAGTCACCAGCTTATAAGCGTAGGCGCCATCAGGGTCATCTTTCTTGCCAGCGGTAGTCGAGAAGATAGTACCGTAGAAGATACCGTCTTTCTCAGCTTGCGTACGTGCATCGTTACCACCGGCGAGCATGGCTGGAATAGAGATGGAGGCATAGCGCAAGAATGCAAATTCGTCAACCAGGTACGAGGGCGCAGTAAAACCACGACCCACGTTGTTGGCGAACTTTTCCGATGTCGCAGGGATGTGGCCCTTGAAACGATTCTTCGTTGCACCGAAGTGAATCTCTTCTGTGTTATTGACGTCACCCTTCTTGTGACCAGACAAGAACCAAGGCAAGTAAGCATCCAATTCACGAAGACGCTCCATATTCTGCTTGCGCAGACCATCATCCTTAGTCAGCAAGTTCACTAGCTTCTTATAGTAGTGAAGGTTGCACAGGTACAGGGTCAACTGGTCCATGGTCAGAGATTTACCAGTCTGACGAATCTGGATCAGGTAAGACGTGATGCTATTGAAGAACAACCAGTACACCGACATGTTACCACGGTTAGCCAAGATAGGCTTTGGGTTCTCCAGCGTGTGACCAGGAGCCTTGGCGATCTCGCGGAAATAGTAAAACGGATTGACTACGCATTCTTCACGGATCATCAGCATCTCATTCATTGTCAACCCTGGGTCATTGGGGTCAATGAACTTCAAATCCGGATTGTGCAGCTGTAAGCACCAGGCGTTATTCTTAACACCCATCTTAGCTAACAGATTGGCATACTCGATGAACGAAGTATTGAGTGTGTTATCATGGATGATCGCGGTGGACTTACTCCAGTCCTGATCAAACAAAATGATTTTATGTTTCGACATATAAAGTCCTCTGCACTGACATGGTTATCTAAGCATACATTTCCATCTCCTAGAGCCCATAAGGCCCTAGGAGATGTCCATGTAATTAGCACTTAGTAAGCCAAGCAGTGTTTAGCGACCACGGTCACCAACCAATACGCGCAAGATGATATACAAGATAACAGCCGAGCGCGTGGCTGATATCAAAGACATGGAAGCCTTCTTGTTATAGGCTTTCAAGAGCTTTTCTCCCTGCTCTCGAATGCTCAACAATTGCGGATCTACGGAACGCGTGGAAAGATAGAGGTTTTTGAGTGTCACCAAGATGAAAGGCCAATCCTGGCGTCTTCCAATCGGGATATTGTGTTCGATGTAGTACATCGACTGCACGATCACATCAGTCATGAACTTATCAACTGCTTTGCTGTACTTCGGATCATGGTAGGATTGCGCCAACCACGACAAAGTGCCACTGATCATTTTATATGAACTATTTCCATTCATATCGGCAACCACAGTTACCAGATCAGGGTCAATAAACCCAGCAGGATCGTTCATGAGTTGTCGAGCATAATTAATATGCGCCTCAACTCCCTTGGTCTTTTCACGGATGACAATATCCCCATCCACGTCTTCAATGGTCGCTGTGGTCACGGAGATAGACTGGCCGTCTTTGTGTACCTTATCGAACTCATCATAGTAGATTGAGAAGATAGACTTGAAACGCCCTTGGGAGTCCTGGATGATCGACGTAACAGCCAAGTCATCGTTGAACAAATACAGGCGTTCGTAGTTCAAACCCTTGGAGCCGTCTTTGCTTACCTTCTCCACGATGCGAGTAGCACGGTAGTCGCAAAGGTTCTTCCAGGTCTTGAGCTTTTTGATCAAATGCTTTTGGCTCAGATTGGCGTAAGCAGCTTGTGCTACCTTGGGGTCGACTGGATATCGGAAGTAGTTGTTCGTCAATGCAAAGCAGCAACGATAACAGAATACCAAGGCACAGTCATACGCACCACGCATGCGGTCAGCTTCTGGCAAAGTTGCCGAAGTGTAGAACCGATGGATCATGTAAAACAGCGTCAGGTTCAAGACGTCACCTGAGATACTGTTGTCATGATAAATGGTGGGGACCTTGCGCAGGTCAGTCTCCAGCGTAGCGTAGTCGACGTTGATCACTGTGTCAAAGAACTTGCGAATATCCCGAGGGGTAAAGCGCAGGATGTTCACACCCAGTAAGTTACCTCCGAAGAACTGCATGTGTTCCGAATTCGAAGACGACATAAAGATGTGAAAGCGGTTGACTTCCTTGGCTAAGTTGCGATCGAACTTAACATGGGAGAAGTGCCGGGTAAAGACATCATTCAAACTTGCATCCATCGGTATCACCCTTGCAGATAAGAATGCATCATCGACAGCGCGGAGCGTTCAGTAAAAACAATCTGAACACCTAGTGGCTGAACACAGCGAATCAGCGATTCCAAAGCAGGCGTTGTGTTGTCTTCGACGATAGCAGCCAAACCCATCTTAGACGACGGATGCTTGATGCGGTGATCGATCATTTTCTTGCTGATCTCACCGAGTGCTTGAGACTCCAAGCTATTGACTTTGAACACATAAACATAACCCAGATCGTTGTTGGGTTGCTCGATGCTCGCCAGACCGTTAGAAACAGCCACAGTGCCCGGAGTAGCATTGGTGTCTACCTCGCTATCCATTACCTCGTCTGCGGCTGCTACGATGGCTCCCATGCTCTCCAGGGACAACTCTCGATTGAGCAGCTCTGTATACATATGTCCCAGTGGTCCATCCAGCTTGAGCTTAGGTGCTCCAGACTTATCGATAGTGATAGCTCCATCAGTAATTTTCTGTGGTTCCATCTGTCCAGTCTTAAGATCTTTCACTTTGGAATACTGTTCACTGGCTTTGACAGTAGAGACAGCCTCAGGCTTAGTAGCTAGGCTCAAATTAAACGTACTCATGATGGTTTTTCCTTCTTGCAGTTTTATTCTACCAGGTACCCTTGCGGTACAGTCAATGGATAGCATCTAAAAATAGAGCGTACAAAAGCTTCACCCACACAGCCTGGAATAGGGCTGTGTGAGAAGATGGTCTATGAGAATAAAACATTACGAATATATTCAATGACGTTGTTTAAAGTAGTAGTATATATACGTTCTTTGTCCAGGGTGTTCTTTCCAGTACTTACCAAGGGTATATACAAGGTTGCTACCGTCTAATCTTCGAAGATATAGAGAGCGATTAGGTATATAGACAGGTGTACAGGTAGGGTGTCAGTGTGCTATTCACAATATAGTCTCAGCTAGTTTTATTTTCACAAGACGAAAAGTCTTGCCTTTTCTAGAAAAGTTGATACCCGTATACTTTACTTGATGTATCTAACGGAATGCTGTTAAAGGAGTTTTCAAATTACACAATCTTTGTAGATAACATGTAAAGAACCGGCTGCCAGAAATACGTCACTAGGCAGCGTAGGTATTTGTTCAACCGCGTATAATTTATCCCAGGAGTATTTGCGCACAATATGGAGCCGAGCGAAAGTTCAAGGATGTTTTAGGATATCCAAAGACTAGATCTGAGCAGGCTCTAAGGAGGTTACTCTCATGTTTTCCCGTATCACCACTACCCTCGTGGGTATTCTCTTGATGTTCCTGTCTATGACACAGGTGCACGCCCAGTCGCTTCAAGACGTCATTGATAAGTACTGCCGCAAGGATTGCATCAGTGCTCAGACTCTGAGCGAAATCACGAACAAGATTGCTCGCTCGTATGGAATAGACCAACGAGCCATCATCGCTATTGTTCACATTGAGTCCAAGTACCACACCAAGGCCAAGAATGGCTCCAGTGTTGGCTTGTCTCAAGTTCTACTTCGGTACCATAAAGGAAAGTTCCGAGGTAAAAACTTCTTTGACCCAGAAGACAATCTATTTGCAGGCATGAAAGTCTTTTCAGACTGCCTGAAGAAAACAAAAGGAAACTACAACCGGGCATTCGGTTGCTACAACGGTGGAGGCGATAAGAACTATCGCACCAAAGCACAATCAGCATACAGAATGGTCAAAGGCTTGGAGTTGCCGTCTTTCAATGACGACCCTCTGTACGAATTCTTGATGAAGAAAAAGGTTATGTGAAATGAAGGCATACATTTTTAACTTTATCTGCTTTTTGATGTTTCGATCCTTAGCCAAAGAAAAGATCGAGTATCTGAAGGAACAAGCAGATATGAACCGGTGGTTTGCTACTACCTTCCAGAATGACTTACTGGAGCTAGAGCGCAATGACGACGCAACGCAGCCAGACATGTTGGAGATTGCTGAGCTTCGTTGGAAGTGCGATGATCTCAATAAGCTGGCCTTTTCCCAAGAGTCGGCCATAGTCTTACTGAAATTGGCTCGAAGTTTCAGAGCGTTCCGAGCTAATCCATCGTTTTGGTCAATAAGCAAGAAAACGATTGACATGTTCTTGATTGAAAAGAAGTCGTAATTCAAAGCGATCAAATGGGAGATGGTTACAAACTGTCTCCCGTTTATAACTTTCTTTTTGGAGCGCAGCCATGTCGTTTATTGTAGGAGTCATGAATTTCGTCACCACGTTGATGGTGAAGAAGCAAATCCTGAAGAACTCAAAAGTCCTTTTGGAAAAACGCAACGAGACGTTCAATACGAAACTAGCTGTATTGGACACCAAGATCAAGGATCTAACTGTGGATATCCAAACCCGGATGTCCCAGCCGTACCGAGAATCTCTGGGCATCAAGACCCATGTAGCGAACGAGCACTATCTGGATCATCTACGTGGACAAGTCCAAGCATTGAGCTTGCAACGCCAGGAGATGATCGACGAAGAGCTGAAGTATCAGCGAGAAATCATCAAAACCATCCACCAGGACTGATATGACAATTGATCGCTTCATCCATCGAGTTCGCTGTTTTCTCTCTCCCAAGTACCGAGAAGAAAGACGCCAAGCCACAATAGCCTTAATCGAGGACCTCAAAGGTAGTCGACAAAAGCTGATTGAATACATTGAACAGTCTTTGCTGTTGATGGAGCACTATTATGGACAGATGTGCCGCGCACACCGCCCGGGTGACGATTACTCGAAGATAGAGGCGATCGAAGTCAAGTTAGTGACCCATCGGCAAATCCTGGAAGACATCAAAACCGGTAAACGAATCCAGCAGGTCGACATCGACAAGCTGAAACAAACCCTTAGCTTGTTAGGACAAATCAATGAAGCTGCTCGGACAAATAGCCTCGGCTAATAACACCCCTACTTATCTGTACCATGGTTCTGGTTTCAAGCAAACGGAACTCAAGCCAGGATACCAGCACACTAAGAAATTAGTGACCTGGGACCGCTATGAGAGTAATGTCTTTTTGTACGCTACCAGTGACAAACAAGAAGCCATTACCCTCGGGATATCCAGTAAGTGGGAAAAAGAGTGGAAACTCGAATCTACACGCATCGACCATGACAAAAAGACAATTGACCTGGTCTTCGATGGCAAAACTCCTTCCCTTGAAGATCTCTGTAAAGTCCAGTGCTGGTTGTACACTATTTTGTATAACCCAGAGCAGTGGATAAAAAATCGCAACCCTTATAACGGTATCGACACCGAGTACAAGACGAAGGACACAATCAAGGACATTCTTGATGTACAGCAGATAGATGTAGAGGAAGTACTTAAGTCGTACCAAGTCAGCATAAAGTAATGGAGACTTGTACATGTATATCAATTTGAATAACCCGGAGGTAGCAGGATTTTATCACGTCACTCAGATGGTGGTGTTTTGCGTGATGTCGATGCTGGCATTTATTGGCTTGACACATTTTGAAGCTTGGCCGACTTGGTTCAAGCATGTGCGCAACGCCCTGGTGTCTTTGTTGACCGGAGCATTCGCTTCGACCTTTTTGTCTGTTGTGGTTGGCCTGGCTAACTACATCTTCCCTTATTTTAGCAAATGACATTCAAGACTTCGATTACATTGGTAGCAGCGATCACAAGCGATCGCGGCTTAGGTAAAGATGGACAACTCCTGGTGGATTGTCCTGAGGATATGCGACACTTTCGTCAGGTTACCAAAAACGGTATCGTGATCATGGGTCGAAAGACCTGGGAGAGTTTACCTGAACGATTCCGTCCGTTACCTGGCCGGGCAAACATCGTGATCACTTCTTCCAAGGATCAGTCCGAATTCCCTGGCGCTTACCTGGCTGAGTCGATCGACAAAGCCAAGGAAAAAGCCCAACTGCTGAGCTATTGCACAGGACAGGAAGTGTTTGTGATCGGAGGCGGTACTGTGTATGAAGGTTTCAAAGACCACATCACACACGCCATCATCACGGAGTACAGCTGGACTGTCCCTAGTGACACGAAGCTGTTTGAATTGGATAATACCTGGAAAAGGGATATGTCCAAATCCAGAAGCATCGTCACTGATGAAAAGACCATCAACTTCAATTACTACTATCGACTGAAAGCCTGAAAATGTTCATTCTTGTTCCTGGTGTATTCATGTGCTTGGTTCTAGCCGTGTACAACTTTCTCGGACACGAAGATATCAACCTTCGAGCCCTGGTGCATTATTACTTCTCAGCGGCCTTGACGTTCACTACGCTGTACATCCTGGCTACGGTGAGACAGAAGATGATCGCTCATCACGGCATCAAACTGCTGGATAAGTCTGAGTGTTGGAACTTCTTGTTCAAAGACCATGTATTCTGGGGTAAGTTAATCATCTTGCAATCTCTGGGTTGTTTGTTCTATACCAGTATCTTCTTGATCGATATCATTCATCAGCCTTTCAACGCGATGGCGGTGATGTCGATCGCGATGAGTATTGGGGTAGCGCTATTTACAATCGGGTACGCGATCTCGTTTATTCAGAATAACAGCATTTTGGATTTCCTCGATCGCGGTATCGTGAGACTTGTGTTCTATGGATCATTTATCGTTCTCGCAGCAAGTGCAGGTCTGAGTCCCTTGACTGGACTTCATGTCGTGATCGTTACTAGTTTCATGGTCTTTATTTGGATGGTGTCAGTGATCTCGAAACGTATGGTCGCAGAAGTATTCCGAGGCTTCACCTAGGACTATCCACTATCCCTTTGCAGGGATAGTGGATATACCCTTTGTAAAAGTTTCAGCTCCTATATACTTAACATGTAGGAAACCCTTATAGAAATTAATCTATGGTTGATGAATCCAAAACCCTTCGCAAGATCGAACCGTTTTACAACGAAGAACGTGTCCGAGTGTGCGTGGTGCATCACTTAGGTGTTCACCAGGAAGCTCTCCTGATCGAGCGCTTCAATGATCAATTGCTGGTAGTGGCTGTGGTAAAGGTCAATGATCGATACCATGTTTACAACTACTATCCAGGGCGCACTGAGTTGGCTAAGACTTCCACTTACCCGATCTCTGTTGCCACGCCTGAAAGTTTGGCCAAGGACAGCATGAGTTCTCTCAAGCGTCTGTACGACTGATCCCTTTTCACCCTTTTCCGGCAAGCGTCGGAATTTTCACCCTCCTCAACAATAGGAAAACAACATGACAATCGCAATCCCTCAAGACCGTCCCCTGATCGCCATCTACTTCTGCGGCGGTACTGGTTTTAACAACGGCGCCCGTTTCCTGGAAGCCACCAAGGACAACCAGATCCTGAAGGAAACCACCCAGACCTACTTCGTGGATGCATCGACAAGCAACCACCGTCCATTCAACACAGACGAGAACACCATGGTTGTGGGCTCGGGCCAAGGCTCTGGCGCGCACCGTGCTGAAAATGCCGAAGACATCCGCAACGAAGTTCCTCAAATTCTGAAGAACTTCAAGCCAGGCGTCTTCAACATCCTGGTGGGTTCGGCCTCTGGTGGTTCTGGTTCTGTCATCATCAACGAACTGCAACGTGCGTTGGTCATGCGTGACATCAATGTGGCTGCTGTGATGTCGGGCTCTCGCTCGACACGCACCAACATCGAGAACATGAACAAGCTGTTCCAGTCGTTCGGCCTGGTGACCAAGAAGTACCAAAAGCCTTCTTTGATCAACCTGCGTGTCCAAGAACACGGCGAGACCCGTGAAAAGGTCGACGCCATGATCTTGAACAACCTGCTGCTGCTGACTCTGTTCTTGTCGGGCCGTGACGACAAGCTGGACATCACTGACCTGACCCACTTGTTCAACTACCCCAAGGTCACAGGCTTTGCTCCTGCTGTGGCTTCCCTGGATCTGTTCATCAATGAACTGAAGCTGGACAAGAATGAAACACTGTACGCAGTCGGCACCATCGCTCGTCCTGGTACTGTGACAGACATCACGCCTGTGCCTCAGTACCAACCAGTAGGCTTCATCCATGAAGACCTCAGTGGCATCTTTGATGAGATCTCGGTGCTGCACTGGGCCATCACTGGTAACAGCTTTGACCGCCTGGTCAAGGAACTGGAGACCGCAGTGGCTGGCTTCAAGGAAGAGTCGACCGCACACCGCGCCAGCACTCTGCTGGAGACTGTGCCTGATACTGACGACGACATCGTGGTCTAATAAATAACACCCTACCTAGGCTCCGCAAGGAGCCTAGGTAGTAAGTGTTTATTTTTTGTTTTTAACTGTAAATAGATTTCTAAAGACCTGAAACTATGCCTTTTCTAGCCATTTACAAGGACATATACTTAACTTGTACAGATACGAAATGTGTCGTAAAATACGACTAAGTCGACTCATCCAGTGTCTATATGAATAGGGTATGACTGCCCGTATTGGAGGAATAGTCATGATTAAGGATTTTGAAAATCGAGCGCAAATGTATGCGTATGTGGAAAATCGGATCGTCGTAGATCTGGACCGGTACGCTAAAACATTGATGCGTATCGGTGACATCTTTCAACCAGACCCAGTAGGAATATATAACGCAAACACAGGAGAGTGCATTGTTGATTTTGGTAAGGGCTACTACTGGACATCAAGCAATAGTCGCCGCAGAGCGCCGGTGCGCCATTATGTAACTGATTATGACAGCTTTGTCAACGCCGGTGGCGATATCTATAACCATCAAGGGTTCGTCACTATTCGGCATCAGAACATCAAGCGCGTGCCTTTGTCCGATGATCGACCAGTATTCTTTAAGGCAAGATACGCAGCATGTGGTTTAGTGGACAATGTTCTCAGGGAGTATCATGACCACTATCTCTCAGCCAAGAATATCCCAGCGTGGGAGGATCTTGTCAATCTCGACTATATCAATGAGTCTACCCGAGTCTCCGAACAGATCGAGACACTGAAGACTGCTATCTGTGCAGACTATCGAGAACTGCTCGAAAAGTGCATGTGGAAGGAACTCTTGCTTTCCATGCGAGGTGGAGTCGCCGTGGTCGATGTGTTGCTGGATATTCGAATCAAAGATTACTACGAACGCAAGTTCGACGAAATGGATGCAGAACAACGCCGAAAAGACGAAGATGAATATGAGGGTCGAACCATCCACTGTACATAAGTACGACTTCCTTCCTGATACAGGTGTGATTATAGATGTGTCCGCAGTCTTCGCATACATCTATGACAACCCGTCGTTAAGGGCAGTTGCTAGTTTTACAGGAATTCATGACTTTCTCAGCAACATGTGCTGGGACGCCTCATTGGGCAGACAGTCTAGTACATGGGAGTATATTGAATCCATCGAGTACCGTCTGATGGAAGAAGATATCAACGCTCAGCCTTTGCTCGACTCCATCGGTGTCGAACCCCATGAACTGGCTGCTGCCATGAGAGGATTAGAAGACTATATTGAAAAGGACCTATTTCGCTGCTTAGATCAAAGGACACACAATGAGTTTGTTAACCGAGGCTTTTGTATCGGGAAATGGATCTCGCAGACCCAGGCGGTATTCGAAAGTATCTCTGGGCAAGACGTCCCATATACTGACAAAAGAGCTGAATTCCGCCGCCGTACCTTTGCGGACATGGGGGATGCTCCTAGATTTTAAGGACATACTCAGCTTATGTGAGCCAGGGCCCCAGCTGCATGACCTATACATGCATCTGGAGCCTAAGAAAGTTGTTAGCTCTTTGATCGTATCTCCTGATGCGTTTGAGGCTTATGACATTTACGACTATATCTATGAGAACTACCTCGGCTATGCCAGCCCACAGCAGTTGGATATAGTGACAGATCACATCGATCATTTGTACAAAGCCATTCACGAAAAAATCAACAGACACATCCAGATAAGACATGCTAACGACACATATATTCTCCATCGCTGGGTCACACCAACGACAGCGCTTATCGGGGGCGCCACGCGGACCGATACCTAAGCCCAACTCCATGCTGATGCTGGTAGATATGTCGCCGATCATTAAGCGACTTCGCGATAATGAGCACCTACGTACAGCTGCGTTACATACGAGTCCACATTACATCATCGAGGGACTTCTGGAGGAACCCATGGGACCACGCGAGTGCCCCTTGGTATTTCCTTATATCCAGCAAGTTCTGGAAGAAGCTCCTCCGGTCAGTCCTGTTGTATTGGGACGAGACTATTTTGTTCAACCGGTCATCGATGCTGATTTCCTAGCAGAGTTAGAGATCGAGCTAGAAAAACTTCAGCTGTATATGGATATGTATCTTCAGAGCTTTCATGAAGAGATGACTCAGGGACAAACCATAGAAGCTGAACTGATTAAATGGCTAGGAGCGTACCAAGCGCTTATCGCTGTGCGTGTAGATGGAGCATCGAGGTATGACGTCTAGTGCTATCATCGAACTACCATCGAGTCTGTTCGTGTGTCCGTTCATTTGCACGACGGAGTATGACGACGGGCTGACGGGCATCAGTGCCTTATACAGCGATATTCAACTGGCGTTCAGCTTCACGGATACGATGGAGTTTATGGTAGCTGCACAAGCTATCAGAAATAGTCTTCATCGTAAATACTCAGCTGATCTCAGGCTTAACTCCTATCTGGAGAAACTGGTAACAAAAGCAATACAGGACCAGTACTATGGAGATGAGATGGCTATTTGGCTACTTAAACTTCATACCAGGGTAGGCTATGGCAAGAATTTATTCCAACCGGGTGTGTTCTTGCTACTCAACGAGGACTATTCCTCAACAGGAGCAACAATTGTCCCACGACCAACACGATCCTTACTATGACTCGGTGCGCAATGAGCGCAAGCTCGCTGACCGGGTCATGCTTTCTTTGGATGGGTACGACGCTGGATTCTCTAGGAGAGTCTCGGATATCTTTGAGATCGATCTATGGCTAGAGCGTGATCGCTCTCCCATGATTCGCGGGTGGATATCACAAGCCATCCGTGACATCGTCGACCTGTATTCGATTGGCCCTGGCTCCATGCTGGCTAATTTGAATCTAGGTCCAGATCTTACAAGCGAGCCCGATACTCCGAACGAGTACCGCTATTATCCAGGACTGTCGTCATTCAGTGGAGACCAAATAGATGAATTCAGCTTAGCCTACAAGGCTCTGTCTGCGAATATCTACAACTGTCTGACCCGTAGACTGCAACCGTACATCGATGAAGCCTTTGAATTAGGGTATCAGGATATCGCTTGCTCAGTCTTCAGGTACCTACCTGGAGTGATCGTCTTGAATGTACGAGCGATCTCCCCGTTCCCAGATACTCCTTAAGAAAGACCATCCATATGCAACTCTTTGACGATTGGCAAACCGACGTAACCTATAGCTTTGACTCGACTGTCCCAGCTATCTTACCTACCCGGTACACGCAAGTTAAACTGGAAGGCGTCACTACCTTTGAGATCGCTAAGATCATCGAAGGACCAAACGCTTACTCCATGTGGCGCCGCATCTATCCTTCGCTGACTGATGTCACTGACGATCCTGCAGCTGTCAAATGGCTGTTGTTCCGTGCAAGTAACGGAGAGCGTATCACTTTGGCAAATCCTTGGATCTTGTCGTCCAGTGTGACTCCAGTGAACTTCATCCAGCAGCGCATCATCTTGACCCAGACCAGCGATGCTCAGGTCGCCAAGGTGACTGCCTTCTTAGATGCTATTCAGGCTAAATACACATCTGAACGAATCGTGACATAATACCAGCACTACCTGAGCAAAAGCTCAGGTAGTGCGTGAGGACTAATATGAAAAGAGAATTATTGAAAGCTATGAGAAGATCCGGCATTAAGACCGATCAAATTCAGATCCATCCTCGCTTCTCTATTAAGAATGGGTATCATCCTAAGTACTTGGATAATCTCTTAAGTAATGAGGATTGCCTTAGTATCGGTTTGACCTGGGCCAGTGAAAAAGGGTATCAGTATGGTTTTGCTGTCATTGAAACCACTCAGTCTAATGCATATCAAAACGACGTAAGCGTAGTTACCCTATGTTTCTATAAAAGAGAATATCTATTTTTCAATAATGGAGGTCCTCCTCTCGAAGTTGGAATCAGGGGAGAGACACTATACTTCGACAGCGGAGGCTGGGGTATAGAAAGAGACTCTATGGGTAAAGAACCTATTCATGTTTATAGCGGAATCCCCAAAAGAGTACCCAAAGAGTTATTTACAGAAACTACTGCAATTAGAACTGCATTAGGTAGAGTGCGTAAAACTAGAACATTCGTCCTAGATAGCTTATTGACATGAATGACAAACTAATCAAACTCAACAAAAGAATCCTGATCACACAAGGACACCATAAGAACCCTATTGAGTTCTATCAGGAAAAGGACGCCGGACAAGACTTTGTCCATGTCCAGGCTGTCTTAGCTACAGATAGCGAGTATCCCGTCTTAGTGGATCTGACACAAGACCTGCATTACACCTACTGTGACCAAAAGCTCCATCTGTATATCGATGGGTTTGATTTGAAGAAGACGTTCAGTCTATCCTTGGATCACTACCGTGTTGGATATATCTCCAAGGAACTCAAAGAGAAAATTATCAAAGAGAAGTATGATGGTCTGGCGTATCGTCGGATAGAATACGCACCGACTGGGATATTCAAACAAAACAAAAAGGACGATGACTAATGGCTAGAAAAACATCACTGTACTCTCTCCAAGACAGAGTGATCATGGTAACCAAGGGAGACATTCCTTGGTGGCAATTCGGAATGGATAAGATAAAAACTGATTGCCTTCCTAATAAAAACCGCTATCTTGGGTTTTTTGAACCTAAACTAATTTGGTGGAATGACACAATGCCTAACTTATTGGCTAGGTTTTTGTCATGTTTACCACAGGCAGCGACTGTTCCTATGGATACTCAGCGGTACACAGCAGTGATCGAAACCGATCCATCGACTTTTCGTATCCAGAGGGTTACACTGAACGCTATTGAACCCGAGACCGTAGTGACTCTTGGAGGAGTCGAATTCCTTGAGTCTGTGGTATGTCGGGCTGATTTCAGAAAAATCCCTAAAGACACACATGAACAAGTCCTGACCTATCGCAGTAATTGCTGGACCACAGATGCCAGTATCAGAAGTGTGTCACTTCAAGGGCCTGGCGCACCTACGAATGTCCAGTACATTTTCGATATCACTAAAGAGTGTCTTGATGTGATTCGTAAATATAACCTAAGCTCTTGAGTGTAAACTCTTTGAGCTACAAACAAAAGGAAAACAAATGGAACTCAAAGAGATTCTACAACTCAAGCCTGCTAAGTATGAAGTTAAAAATGGAGTACCCATGTTGGAGAAGAATCTTCATCTTGGCTCCACTTTACAGGACATGATGTCAATTGGTCTGGGCGTAGCTGAGTACCATAAATGCCCATTAAACATCATCACTGTTTCAAAAGTTCATGGGCGATCTATTTTCCTATCAGTGGAGATGTTCGCTAATCAAATAAATCGAAGGCATGAGCGCTGCAAAGCTTTCATGTTTTCCATTGAGGCTACCAATGGCTTAGAAGATGTTTACCTAGAGCCATGGTTAGTCGGTGTGAGTGAGATTCCGGAATTCATACACAGCATCGAAAAACTAAACAATGAGATCGATGTCCACTTTGATGACGGATATACTGAGCTGTGTACCAGTAACGATATTCAAGTAACCTATGTACTGAAGAAAGCATGCAGCTAAAAGACATCTACAAAATACCTCCGTATCGATTTCATTTCGATAAGAATCGAAAACCTGTAATGGAGAAGAACCTAAATCTTCAATCGTCGCTGAATGATTTTCTGGGCACTGGGTTAGGCATAGCGAAACATTTCTCTCATTTGACATCGATCATTGATTTGGTCTACATGCCTGGCGACTACCATAAACTGACTGTGTTATCTTACCGTCTTCTCAAAGGCTGTAACCATACAGGTTCTGGGCAAGAAAGTAGCTTGATAATCGAAAAGACGCGCTACGGAGAAACACTTAAATGGATCAACTGTCGTTTCAGGTCGAGTTATATTCCATACCCAGAAGACTTTGTTGTTCCCCTTGAACGAAGTGATGTTCCATTGACGAGGTATTCCGCAAAAAGTGCTCCGTCCACTAATGACCTAGCAATTTGCCTGACTATCAATGGTGAAATATAATTTTCACATATATAATGGAGAAACAATCGCATTTCGCAATTAGGAGGCTACAACGTCGTGGATCGCCTCATGATGAAATGGTTGTTTTCTGTGGTCTTAAGCCGGACTGCAGAGGGACTCTGAAGGTGAAGGGAAGGGATATACCCAGGAGCCTTCGGGCTCCTGGGTATATTTTGTTTGGCCAATTTTTAAAACACAAGAAGAAGTATGCAAGTAAGTTACACAACACAAGACCTGAAGCAGTTTCAAAATACGAAAAAGGACTACGATCTTATTGAGATCACCAGCGGCAATACCACTTCGTTTAGTGATGACACTGAATGGAAGTCCCATTTGTCTATCGGGATCGGTAACCGCAATCTCATCGAAGCACTGAAGACCATCAGTCGCTCGTTCAATACCAATAGCCATAAGCTGTCGAATGTTCTGGTCGCACAGAGTATCGGCCTTTCCGATTATGCAATCGGAGTGGCTCACGGTATCGCACAAGGTATGGAGCAGGATATCGTTTACAAGATGCAGGATGGAAAACAGCTACCCTCTTTGATTCCTGCGACTTCCATGGATATCATTCGAATCAAAAACATTATAGCTAACTCTATCCGGAGTTCAGCTATGTATTAAAAGGAAGTACATGAATATAGAACAAGTGAAGAAATACCGACAAGGTATGTGGCTTGCAAATGACGCCGGACTGAAACGAGTACTAAGAGATTCTAAAGATAGAATTAGTGGTCTTTCATTTTTAGACTTCGAAAAGAACGTCAACTTTTATACTGAGTTTTCAGATATACTAAGCATACTCTATTGTATGCATTTCCTTGTTTTCCGGGATCATTTCCATCCCAAAGCAGTATTGATGAAAGACCACAGGAATAAAATTTTTAAATACTCAATGTATCTTGGCGTCTCAACTAAAAGTGAACCTTATCCGGAGTATTTTCTCCTTAAATACAACTTGAATGAAAAATATCAGCTCCGAAAAGAAGAAGTGAGTGGAGTTATGACATTTAAACATGGCGATATGTATGATTATAATCACACTGAGGACATTGAGATACTGATCACTGACTTCACCGGAGGAATCCTTCAATGAACTTTTCATCTGAAAAAGAACGTATCCGGGAAGTGTCTAGTGGATTGACTCTCGATAAAAACGTAATTATTCGCGACATTAAGCAAGAGGTAAGTTTTGGGTATAATAAGAACATCTCCATTGATATGAATATCACGGATTTAGTTCGGTTTTTATACACTGTTCGCTGGAGATTAATCTCTCCGACCAATACAGCAAGCATCACTATCCATCGAAATTACACACGAAATATTTTCTTCTATGCGCTCGATGTAAATCTCAGTCGCAAGAGACTCGATGTCACTAATAATCTACTGGTTGATTTTTCGCTAGTGAATAGTCAGCAAGATGCAGATGTGTTGCTAGTGATTCGACAGGATCATTCAGTTGGGCTTCAGATTTATGAAACACCGATGGCTATGGAAGAACTCAAAGACGGTGAACATACAGAAACCATAACCTTCCCATTGTTCAAAAACGGACATCCTATCTAGATTTGTTGGTAGGTAACTCTACTCCCTTCTCTTCCCTTTCTTTAAAGAAACCCAATGACCAAACCCGCTTTCCAAACATACATTGATTTTGTTAACTCCACTGATCTGGAGAACAACCCTCGTCGAGTTATCGTCTTCCATCATGGTGACATGGATGGCTACATGGGTGCCGCAGCTGCTTTGCGCGGCTTCCATAGCTTTTGTATCGACGGCAACTATGCCGTATCCAAGGGTCACCAGAACCTGCTGCAAAACATCATCTTCAAGGAAGTCAATTACGGTCGCATTGATGACGAGGAAATCTTGAACATGATCCATCAGCCCGGTACTGATGTGTTCATGGTTGATTTCTCCTTCCTGGAAGATCTGTGCGAGAAGATCTACGCTAAGGCGGACTTCTTCCTGATCCTGGATCATCACATTTCCAGTGAGCGTGTTCTCAAGGGTAAGCCCTATGCTTACTTTGACCCACAAGCATCTGGTGCCAAGATGGCGTTCGAATACTTCAGCCCCGGTGTGGAAGTTCCCTTGGCTGTTCAGCTGGTGGATAATCGCGACCTTTGGAAAAAGGACACTGGCTGGGAGGACGAATTCCACGAAGCTCTGTATGCACGATTTGTTCGCGCCAAGGAACAAGGCGAGAACTACAATCAGGCTTTTGTGTCGGAACTGTTCACTGACTATCTGCAGTATCCAGCTGACCCTCTGGGAATGGTGCACAAAATGATTCGCATAGGCACGCCCATGGTTGAACGTCGTGATATCGGTATCCGTTCTATGTGCAGCGACAAGCGTTTGATCGAGACTATCATCGGTGGCCATCCCGCTATCGCAGTGAACGCTCCTTTGGACCAATCGGATGCCGGTGAATACTTGTACAACCAAGACAAGTACAAGAACCACATCATCGCTTTGTTCAATGTCTTGAACGACAAGATGACCTTCAGTCTGCGTCGTAACGAGAACTTGGATATTGATTTGTCAGCGCTTGCTCAAAAGCACTATGGTGGTGGCGGTCATTCTCCTGCGGCTGGTTTTGCAGTTCCATTGCAGCGTGGCCTGAATATCATCCAGAACAAGGAGAAGTGGGCGCTTTGCTGGCCAACAGCGGCTGTCAAGCAGGCCATGGGTGCAGCTGATCTGGCGCAAGTGGCTCAGGATCTGAGCGTCATCACACCCGAGCTGCATTCGCGTGCTGTCTGTGAGACAAATCTGGACCTACTGCAGATCCTCCCTTACATCGTGATCAAGCACACTGACGGAACCTATTTCACATACAACCGTCCTTCCTCTGGCACTGAGTCTCGCTTGCATGGTAATGACTCGGTTGGCCTGGGTGGACATGTGGATACAGCTCCTGCTGCTGGTGTCTCGATTGGCCTGCATCTGGGATTGGAAGCTCAGCGTGAACTCATGGAAGAAGTTGGATTCAGTGATGAATCTCTCCCCACTCAGATCGAACAAGCGTTCTACAACGGTCAATTTGCTTTGATCAATGTGAACACTCGTCCTGTGGATGCGGTTCATCTGGGAATCGTCTTCGTGATTGAAGTCACTGACAAAGCACATCTGACCAAGATCGAAGAGTCTGAAGTGATCAATCCTCGTTGGTCTACTTTGGAAGAGCTGCGCAATCTGCCAAATCCTGAAACATGGACGCGCATTTTCGCACATGAGCTGCTGCAAAATCCGATGTAAGTAATCCTACTACTCACCTCCTGGCTCGATGCCAGGAGGTGTTGTAGGGTTATTTTTTCGTGCTGTTTGTAAACGATTTCATTCACATATACTCTACTTGAGGATAGATAGCAGTATATCCTTACAAATCAAAATACTTGTTTAACCCCTGCTAAAATTTAAAAGGAAATTCTTATGAAATTCAATTCCGCAGATCCATCTGTAACATTCAACGAGATGCTGGCAGCTATTCACGATCAGTTCATTCGTGACAAGTGGAACATCCGTAAGTTGGCTGAGCATACTGGCTACAGCTATGGCGCAGTACGCGCAGCTTTGTTCAATCGTATCGTGCGAAATACCGGCGAGGCTTCTACCTCTCGCCGTATGTGCACACTGATTGACATCTGTCGTGCTCTGAAGCTGGCGATCATCGTCAAGAGCTATAAGGAAGAGTTCGATATCACCGACGCTGGTTACGATGAGCTTCCTGTCAAGGCTTACGAAGCCATCATCAAGAACAAGACCAGCTTGAAGAATCTGGAACTTTTGACTGGCTTGGCTGGTACATCCATCCGTGGTGCGATCAAGGAAAAGGGTGAGATTACCCCGAAGATCGGCATCGTTCAGTACATGCGCTTTTATGACGGTCTGGTCGCTCAACTGTATGTTGAGATCCGTGACATCAGCGCTGAGTAATTAAATAACACCCATACTTATCGAGTGATAGGTATGGGTTTCCAAATTCAATAGAAAGAAACATATGTTCATCATTCGCATCATCTGCATCGTGATTCTGGTTATCGGTGGCCTGTCCCTGATGTCCATGGCTAATCAACCCGGCATTGCTTGGGCTCTGCTGGCTGCCGCTGCTGTCTTGTACGGCTTCTTCCTGCGCTCGACTGAAATGTCGGACAAAGAAGCGCTGGACAAAGCCCTGACTCCCAAATAAGTTCAACCCTCTCAAATCAAAAGGAACCTGCATCATGAAAAAGATTCACAAACAAATCATCGCCAAGCAAGCTCGTTGCATCGACAAGGCCCTCAAACGCCACAATTTCAAGGAACGTCGAAAAATCTACTTCGACCGTATGCAACGGGGTCGTGATCAGGAGTTCCGTGAAATCCTGGGTAATAATCACCTGGTATTCTCCCGAGCCTATGATCAGATGCTGGGTAGCTCCGATGGCGACAAGGCAAAGGCACTGCGTTCATTGTTTCGAACAACCCACTTCAACCACTGGCGGAATAACGAGAACGCCATGCGTAACAAAACAGGTCGGTCGTCGGCCCTTTGGCACTATGCAGGGGACTACTGTCTCAAATTCCATGTAGCGTCTCAAATGTTCCCGGTCCAGCGCACTGAGTACGCCAGGACCAGCGACATCGTCAAGCTCATGGCGAAGAATTTCCGGTAATCCGTTTGCAGCTACAATAGAGAGAGTATAGAGATGACACAACAAAAAGACGCCATTGATCTTTGCATTAAAGATCTGACACTGCCTCGAAACCTGGAGCATTTCGAAACCATCATGAAGGAGTTGGAGTTGTATGGCTTTTGGAAGGCCATCAACGCCGACGCCAAGTATGGAGTGTTACAAGACGTCGCAATGGACCGCGCCCTCAATTTCTACGAGGGTGCGACTATGGGAGGGTTGACCATCCATCAAGTTCGCATCGGCTTGGTGACGGTGATCATGACCGCGGTATTGGAGCTGGGTAACGACATCTCCAATACTCCTTATTCTCGCGCTACCTACTCGATCTTCTGCCCAGTCGGAGGTTTCAAGTTGTTGGATCTTCCACTGGGTTGCTTGGCCATCACTCAGATCGAGATGGCTGAGAAGATGATTAAGATCCTGAGCCGTGGTGTCAACTCTCGTACCAAGGCCAATCTCAATCGTGTCATGGACCCTGTGGGTAATTACATCTTGGACGCTTTGAAGTTCTGGGTGTTTTCCACCAACTCGAATCTGCTGGACATCCTGGCGTTTCGAGGTGATCGATTTGATTATCTGCCTAACCGGGCACGGGACTCATACAACCTGCAGATCCAGTTGGGTAAAGGTGACATCACCATGTATCCTTCTTTGAACGCAGACTACTGCTTGCAAAATACCCCATGGGGTCGCATGAAGTGGATCAAGTTCAATGGACCAGCTACTATCAACCATTTGACAAAGAAAGGCACCAGGTCTTTGGTCTGGTAAAAATATGGACGCCTCTGAAAAATTAGTGACTCAGAACTCCTACCTTACCGTTAAGGTAAGTGAGGCAGAGTTTCGCCAAGCAATGAATAAGGGTCCAGAGAGCTGTGTAAAGATCAGCGCCCAGGACTTCTATTACAAAGTAACTGATCTTCAGTACAACTTTGAAATAAAGTTATTGGTCGATGCAGTGTCTGAGAAAGAAGTGTTCATCACTACATTCGCTGACAAGAACATCTCTCCCCGCTTAATCCTGAATTTGATCGACGGATTGTTCGGTCTGGATAACGCTGTTTAAGGAAAGGACTGGATTGAATCCAGTAAAGCAAAATGAAAGCTAAAGAATATACAGCTAAGTACTTCTCTGATGTGACCGCGAATACCACTGTTGGTGAGTTGTCCGCGAAGATCGCAGACTGTTACAACGAATTCTCCAAGGAAATCATTCCTTTGTTGAAAAGCGTCCAAGCTACTACCAGCCTGGCAGCCAAGCTGGATGAGGTCAATAAGAAATGGCAGGCCGTCTTCAAGCCGCTGCAAAACAGTCTGATGGACCAAGTCTCAGAAACAGCTCCAATGACCCCGGAGGGTAAGTTGGATCCAGATGCAGTTATCTCCAAGATCATGCTTCAGGGTACCGGTTTGGTATTTGAGCGTAACTTGGAGGATAATCATCCTGAGTTATTCGCTCTATTGAAGACCCGGCGCGAGGTGCCACTCTGGCGCAACGCTGGCCAGTGCATGTAAACCAAAGTAAGCTAGCATCTCGGTCTCCCGAGATGCTAGCCCTTTGTATGTTTTTTAATTACTATATACTTCACTTGAGGAATAGTTCTCGAATCAACTTAAAGGAAACAAATGCTGTTTATCGAAGATGCATCCGTCACTGAATTCATGGCAAAACTGGAAGAGCGCACCAATTGCGCTCTTGATCCTGATCAGGTCGATGATCTGGTTCTGACGGTTTCTTGTATTCATCGGGATATTGAAGGCCATGCTCCGACTGTCCTGGAGTTCGTCTCTGTGGAAGAAGAAAACATCCGTCACGAAGCATCCATGACGTTTGATCAGATCACTGAGCTGATGGAGTACCTGGTTGTCAAAGCCAAGGAACACGGCATCATCATCAACCAGTATCCGATCTCGATCATCCATCAGGCAATGCTCAATGCTTTCGAGCAAGAGCTGGATGTCCAGGAGATGCAAGAGCAGATGCTACAAAGCGTGTATGGTCGAACGATCATGCAAGGCATGGCGTCCCATCTGACGATCACCCTCAATCCGAAGGAGTTGAACATCGATTACAGCTTGATGGCTGAGATCTATGCGGATACTTCCTCCGAAGAGCGCGCGGTTGCTCAGGAATTGGGCATCACGCAATTCACTCCGTCTAACCCCAGCAAATTGGTCAAACTGATCAGTTTCTCTGCTGGATCTTTCCGCAACATCATGGAGTGAGTTGTGTCTGTGATTGAAACACAATTGAATACAGGAGATATCTGTACTTGCAAACTCACTGCAAGTCGTGACAACACTAGAGATGTCTCCATCATCATGACTCGCTCGAAAAGCGGGTCTCCCGATTCACCCGTGGTGTTTGGATGGGTGACACTAGCGCCAGGTGAGTCAGTCTTCATGGAAGTTGACCCTCATCAAGGTGACTTGATTCAAGCTCGCCTGCAAAGCGACGATATGGGAATAACTAAGTTCTCCCTTAGCGTCTTCTTCGGTAAAATGTACCAATAAACAAAAGGAAGTTATCAATGCAGGAATATAAATTACCCGTACGGAGTGCAGTCTGGATGAAGATCACCGCGCTCGACGGACCGATTAATCAGACAGTTAACCTGGAGCTATGGTTCGGGACAAAACCAGATACTCCTTCTGAGAAAATTAAATTTGCAGACCTCAGTCTCAATCCAGGAGAGAGTGTGATTTTTGAGATCGACACCTTTAGATACGGACCAAACATTTTCATCGACGAAGTCATCAGTGGAAATGGTTACCATATCAGCGACTCTATATTCAAAATGTCTAACTGAAAGAAACTAATATGAAAAATCCTCAAATCGCAGCACTGCTCAAAACTATCGCCGACATCGAGGAACAAGGAGCGCGACCTTACATCGTGATTAAACTTGGTGAAGGTGTTCGTGCTTGGCCAGCAATTGACTTGCAGCAATTCCTCACCGGAGACGACCTCATTTTGAACGTCGGCTCTGAGGCAATTCAAAATGGCTTGATCACGGAACTGGAAGATGGATGGATCACATTTACATCTCGCTTCCGTGGCCTGCCGGTAGCTTTAACAATCCATATTTCAGCTATCAAGAGCGTTGGTAGTCCGGATCTTCCGGAGATCATTCAGCAATCGATGACGTCGATCCAGGACCAAGAGTTTCAGCGTCGTATGACCAATCATGAGTTGATCAAAGCGGCACTCAAACTCTACAATGTCACCCCAACTTCGACAGTGGGTATTGAGGTGCAGACTGACATCGAAGATGATTTCATCGATTCTGAGATGTTCCTGTACTCTCATCCCGAAACAGGGGCTATCTGTTTTTGGGACGAAGAGAAGGGTGATCGAGAACTGACGTTTGATCAGGAGCGTCAGGTCTATATGCCTGGTGACTTCAATATTCTATCGGTGCTGATCCGTGACCATGAGACCAAGCATTTCTTGGCTATGTCTGATCCCCTTCAGTGCGTCGTCTTCGATCAGAAACTCATGGATGCTTTGAGTACACTCCAAGTGCCTGAGCAAAAAGCTCAACCGGAAGTCCCTAAGAATCCTGCTCAAGTTCTTCAGTTCCCAGGAAGAACAAAAGCTTCCGCGGATGAAACCGTTGCCACTCCTTCCGCCGATACCGAACACACTAACAATGTGATCGATCTGGCTTCTCATCGCAAGAAATAACCATCTACCATCTACGAGCCAAAAGCTCGTAGATGGCGGATAGTTTTATTTTTTCGTCAAATTAGAACTCTTCGAATAGCTCTCACGTACCGCGTAGTTGTTTTACCGGTTCCGATTTGGTTACCTGAATTAAGATTTTGAATCCATGTTTCACCAGCATCTTTCTGAGTCGACGTCCAGTAATAGTTTTGAATGAATGCTTGTGCACCACCAGTAACAAAGATAGTAGAAGACGTTATGGCTGGATTTGTGGTCGTATAAGCTGCACCGACTGGAATACTAGATGGATTAAAGCCATTGGCGCCGTTAGGATATCCCGCCGCACCTACAGTGTTGCTAGCTGTAGTGGGCTTAAGATTTCGATAGCAAATTTCTAGCTCATTGACGCTTGGTAAATACCAGTCGTTGTATCCGTCGATGATCAGAGATCGGCAATATGCGGCGGCGCTATGGATATCGGCTCCTGCCTCAACCAGGGCCAATGTGTTACTCCAGCCATCATTTAAGCTTCCAGTATTAGGAGTATTTGTGTTACTGGCCTTAAATCGAATAGTGCCTGCAGGCTCCCCTTGTGCTTTAGGAGATACAATCAATGCATAAGTCTTACCGTCGTACTGAATCTTTCCTGCGTAATAGCCGCCTTCAAAGGGAGTACCTGGTACCGAAGGCGTCACAGGAGTTCCTGGTGAACCTGAATTAATCATTAAATTTTCTAGCATATATTTTCCCCTATAAAAGTATTAACCATAGGATACTCTAGGCGTTTGTCCAATAATGACGATATCCCTATATCCCATAGTAGAGAACATGTCACTAGTATTAGAGGGATAGTTATGTCTAATGATTTCATTTGGCCAGAGGAAAAATACCAACAGCAGATCAATCCTGTCAAACAGTACATCGATCAAGCGAGTAAGTTTATCTCCGTTAACCGCGGGATAACTCTGGACAAAGCCAGAAACTTTATTGTTCAAAAGCTCAAGAACAAACAGACCAACTTCAAAGATCCTCAAATCACCTACTTCGAGCGAAACGACAACTGGGTACGTGAACTCAAGCAAGGAACTTTGTCGGGATACTTGAAGTCGGCGATTGATAACAAGGAAGTTATCGTCCCTACGTTTACAACCTATGTCAGTCCGGATGTAGAGCAGTCCTTGATCTCGCTTTTCATGAAGCGAAACGCAGGTCGGCGTGGCGTTTTGAAGAAACAAGCGCAAGTTGAAGAGATGCGCGGCAATAAAGAGCTAGCTTACCAGCTCAATAACCAACAGGACAACGCCAAGCGCAATAATAACTCCATGTCTGGGGTGATGGCCGCTGCTGGTAGTATCTTCGAGAATCCTACAGGTCACAACACGTTGACCTCTATGACTCGTTCGATGTCTTCTATCAGTAACGCTCTCAATGAACGCATGATCGGTGGCAATCGCCACTATCTGGACAGTGAAGCAGCCCTGAACAACATGACTGCTTTGATCAGCACTATGGATATCGAATTGGTTCATCAAGCTATGGTCAAGTACAACCTAGCTGAACCCACTCCCGATGACATCGTGCGTATTGTTTCTCGCAGTGCTGATAAATACTGGCGAGATCCTCGTCACGTCAAATACATCTGGGATTATGCATCCAAGATGACTGGTCTGGAACGTGCAGCTGTCGCTTATACCCAAGACTTGTACCATATTCGTGAACTCAATCCTCAGTTCATGCGTAACTTCATTGAAGACTTTGCGCTGTGGGATAGTTCCATTGAAATTGTAGACCCCATTGACTTCATCAATAAGATCGACCCACTGATTGCTAACTACGCGCACCAGGTTTTCATCACTGATCTGCGTGGGCAAGACAAAGACCGTCGCCGCTGGAAGCCTGAACTTCAGATGAAGGTAGCTCAAGCATGTGCAACTATCGAGCGAGCCATCAAGAAGTACAAATGTCTTATTGATGCATTCCTGGTAGTCCGTACCCTACCTTGCACTACGGCCCACATCAACCACATGGCTCGTGAATCCGTGGTTCTCTCGGATACAGACTCGACCATGTTCGCAGTAGATGACTGGGTGATCTGGTACTTCGGTGATCTACAGTTCTCTGACTTGGCTTTTGCCGTAGCAGGCTCGATCATGTTTGTGTCGACACAGTTGATTGCCCACGGCATGGCTTTGTTGTCAGCCAATATGAACGTAGCTCGTGATAAGCTATTCGTTCTGGCTATGAAGCCGGAGTTCGTGTTCCCTGTGTTCGCTCAGACCCCTGTGGCCAAGCACTACTTCTGTTCCGTGTCTGTGAAGGAAGGCGGCGTCTACAAGGAAAATGAATACGAAATCAAGGGCGTGCATTTGAAGAGTTCCGCGTCTCCTATCGAGATTGTGGGTGCTGCTCAAGATCGCATGCGATTCATCCTGGATGAGATTCAAGCAGGTCGCAAACTTGACGGCTATGCTGAATACAAACGTGTTGCTGATCTGGAACGAAAGATTGAAGAATCTATTCGCAAGGGTGAATCTGTCTTCTTGAAGAAGATGTTCATCAAGACAGCAGCAAGCTATGCCAAGGGACCTGAAGAATCTCCTTATCGCTACCATACTCTTTGGAACGAAGTCTTCGCTCCATCGTACAGCAGTTTGGAAGAGCCTCCGTACGTGGTGTTGAAGTTTCCTATGACCACGGAGTCTAAATCGAAGATGGCGGCATGGATTGCTTCCTTTGAAGACCGTGGACTGGCAGACCGATACATTCGGTACCTGCAAAAAGTTCAAAAGACTGAAATCAAGACGATGTACATTGCTAAGGACTACGTGGAAGCTTATGGCATCCCTAAGGAAATCCTGCGAGCAGTGGACATCAAGCGCGTTATCTTGGACTTGACGGTGATCGACCGGATGGTTCTCGAAACAATCGGCCTCAAACCTAAACATGAAACTCTCGTTTCCGAGATGGGATATTGATATGGAAAACCAAACAACTGAAAAACAAGACCGAGTTGAGCTGGCTCGAAATTACATCATGTCCTCTATGGAGAAGATGTTCTTGGAAACAAAAACAACAGTGCTGGTGTATAACTCAATCGACGCACTACTTCGGTTGCGATTTCATGACCTGTATCGGAGCCAAGAAATTAATTGGCCTGAAAAATCTCGCGCAGAAGCACTTCAAACGACGCACGACGAATTTCGGGAAAAGGGCTTGGGTGTTTTATGGATCAGCGGTGAGATGACAATGACTACCACTTATGATCTAGGTCTCATTGAATCCTCCGAAGGTATCTGTATGTTTCTATTAAAGACACCGAACACAACAGGTAGGAACGCGAGACTAGAAGACAAAGGCTCTGCTATTCATCAAGCCTGTATCGACATTGCTCCTGTGTTTACAGAATAAACCACATATACCCTATCCCGGATAAAACCGGGATAGGGTATAGTGATTACAGTCCAATGGGAAGTTGAGCACGGATGAAACGGTTGTAGCGTTCGCTATCCATAAAGGCTGCTTTAGCCCATTTGGTTCGCAGGAATGTTCGATAGTTCTCTTCTGCGTCAGCGTATTCATCCACCGTGGATTTGAATGCACCAAGCTCACTACCTCCTTCGATGAAGGCTTTATCGATGCGTACTCGCAAAGTCCGATAGATATAAGCTTTGACAGCAAAGGCACATAGAGTGGAGAAAGTCTCGAAGTACCGGGGGTTGATCTTACTCAGGTAGTTGTTGTCCGTCACGTAGCAGCTGATGCTGTATGACGTATTATAACGCTGAGCATCTTCAAGCAAAATAGTGTTCTCACCGATCAACTCCACACGAGCAGTAGCTACGTTTGGAATAGCTGAGGAAGCTTCAACCATTTGCTGAGCAGCAGTCATGGTGTCTTGTGTGAACATGGGACCCACACCACCGTAAGCGTAACCGAAAGAGCCTGCGCCGCCGGTGTAAGGCATGTACGAGACACTCAGTACAGACAAGATAGTCTTTCCTGGGATCTTCCATTCAGGAATCTCATAGATGCAGCGGTAGTCTTCGATGACCTTAGCTTGCACATCACCGAGCCAGATGCGCATATGCTCGCCTTTGGCGATGTTTGCGTCAGGAATGACACGAGGACGTATCACTTTAGTCAAGATGGCATCCTCCATGCTACCGGCACGGGAGGTGTAACTGTTGTGAGTGTTCATGAAAGTTTGTACGAGTACCTCATTGGGTATCTCATACAAGATGTCTTGTATAGCTTTGACCAATACGTTCATAGATATGAATCCCTAATTGAAAGCGAGTTAAACAATATGACCAAGATGTTAAATACTGCAAATTACCCAGGGTGTTACGATCCAGTTAAGATCAAAGACTTCATGTGCAATATGTTCACGAGCCATTTGCCTCCACATGGACCGTATACTGAGACACTCCGAGATGTAGTCATAGGATCCATTCAGAATGATCTGGGGTACAACGACGAAAAGTCCGAAGCCGATAAGGAAATTGAAGAAAAAAGAAAGCGTCGTCGCAAGTTCTTTGATGAACTACCTGAAGCTTTTCGTAAAGTGTATCTAGACTACGATACCCTCGAATTGCAAGAAGATAAGAAGTTAGTGATTGCGATTTATTTCGAGATCCCTGATGAGAAGTCCAGTAATATCAATGAAGCTGAAATGTTTTCAGTCATACAAGTACCGGACTGCTTGAATTTGGTACATGCCTTAGATAGGACTTATGCACTGAAGGTCGATGAGCTGCTGGAAAAAGATTTCACGATCAAGCAAACCGACTCTTTGGTCATGAACTGGGCTCCCTGGGTAGAAGTAGCTAAAGAAGTAGCGAATTAAACTCACACACTCTAGCCCGTTTGGGCTAGAGTGTGTAGTTCTATTACAGCTTCAAATATTTAGACAAGGATATGTCGTAGAATGCAGCCATGTTGTCACTCATGTTTAGATAAGGGACCTTAGCAGCTCTTACCTGACGAGCAAACACCTTGAGCTTCGTGATAAAGCCTTGATTAGCCCTACGCCCACCGGGACCACCGACATCCAACAAGAAGTTGATCACCTTCATCCGAGTAGCCAGCATTGCCCAATCTACTTGTGTAGTGGGGATGAAGTCCGGCAGCGTCAAAGCTTCCAAAGCACTAGAAGCGTAGACACAAGGAATGTTTTGCAGCATATCCTTATACTGCATCCGAGTATCAGAGATACGCTCTAGTACAAACCGAGCAATCTTTTCAAACTCAGCACTGTATGAAGGAAGGTAATAATTAGAGTTGACCCGAGACATGTATCGGTAGTCTCCATCATAGACAGCGATGAGTGCTGAGATCATCGTGATGTCCGCTTGAGACTCTAATATAGAAGGAAGTACAAACGTAGCAACGAACTGATCTTCCCCCAGGACCATTGCTTTGAACTTAGGATCTTCTTTGAAGCCTTTATACATCAAAGCCATCAGAGGTATGTCCAGGTGTACAGCGGCTAGTCCGTCTTGGATTTGCAAGTTAGCATTCGGGACACTCATATCCAGATGGTCTTGATCCAACCACATGGCCTTGAGTGGCCTCAATGAACTCCAGTTACTAACAGCCTGATAAGGTCGAACATAATTGGTCGACGTATAAATCATGTTGTCAGTAAAAGAGTAGACTTTGTGCTTCAAGAAGGAGCCAGGGTTAAACTCAGTAGTGAACTGAAAGTTCTTAGAGATATAAGGAGATCTAACTATGGCGTTGTTCTGAAGATCAACGGCGTCATATGTATAGACCCCAGAGTGCTTGAGCGCTTGTACGAAAGGATGAGCCGAAGGAACACTACGGACATTACTGGCGTAGTACTCTTGCATCCGTGTGACGTTTTGTTTGATCTTGTTTCTGAAGTTATCTATGCCAGGAGCATTTGAGACAAGGGCTCTGGCTTGGTAAGTGTTGGTGAAAATGTCCAGCATATCTTTGTACTAGTTATCGAAAGTGAAGGGAGTCTTATCAATGACCATACTATCGGTTTGAGTTGGTAGTAAATAAAAATAAGTTTTTGTATATACTGTGGACAAAACCCTATGCAGCCTTCGGGCTGCGGGTGGGAGATGTTCGGGTATTTTACAAATAGGGAAATAAGGCGTAATAAAAAACCCCTTTCTAAAATATTTAGACCCTATATACTCTACTTGAGGTAAAGCTGCTTCTTGTAGTAATCTCACAGACTCGTGCAATAAAATGCGGCGAGTAGATAACAACCCCCAACCCTTCATCAACAAAGACTTTTTCGAAAAGGATACATCATGGCTATCAATGTCGACCTGAACAACCTGGGCAACAACGGTGACGCACCCAAGCCCCAACCAAGCACTGACCGCAGCGAGGGTCAGCGTCCTTCCTCGGACAATTCTCGCACCTTCACTCAACAGACGAAAAACATGAGCAACATCTTCAATCCCTTCGACAACACCGGCGGTCAAGTTCTGGGCCGCATGATCCATCCTGAGTCCGGCTCCGAAGCGTTCAAGCGCGTGGTTGAGCTGCTGACCAAGACAGCTGCTGAAACCAACGGCGCTATCGAGATCTTCCCCTTCCCTCGCGAAATCCACACCGACCTGAGCCACTCGGTCATCGCTGTGGTCCGCAGCAACAAGGTCCCCGTGGGTCCCGGTCGCCCCAAGCACGATTTCGTGACTTGCCAGATCTGGATCATGGAAGCCACTGGCGAAGTGCCTCGTGCTCATGAAGTGGTCGAAGGTGGCAAGCGCTGGATGGTGACACCCACCATCGAAGACAGCCATAACACCATCCTGGTCGAATACGTGTCTTCGACCCTGCGCAACCACTACGGCCAAGAAACCCTGGTCATGACGATCGATCCCCTGATCATTCCTCGTGAACAAGATCTGACCAAGGACGAACGCCTGGTGGCTCAGCTGGACGTGTCGATCACCGCTGTGAACACCCGCACCTATGTGCGCATCGACGGCTTCCAGGACTACAACTACGTTGCCAACCACGGCGGCAAGGATGTTATCCTGGCTGTGTCGACCAGCATCCGTCCCGAGACCCGCACCGACCTGCAAAACCGTCCCTTCTACTCCGACGCCGAAGTGGTGGTCTCCGTGGAAAAGAACGGTCCTCGCACTCAAGGCGAAGTGTTCCACCAGCCTTCCACGACCAAGGATGTCTGCGCGACTTCCGTGATGGTGGACCTGGTGCCCGTGGACGCTGAGCTGCTGGAAGTCAACCGTTCGCACCGTGGTTCGGGTTTCCGTCCCAAGGCTGCATGGGCTCCTCGTCTGACTGCCGTCAACGTCGACCAGTTCTTCACCCGCACTCCTGCTGGTATCCTGTTTGCGCTGACCTCGATGACACAGCTGGCTGCTGACCGCGCATACGCTGAGACTTTCCGTCCCAGCAAGCAACGCGACGCAGTGAACCTGCGTGACATCGGCTACCTGAACATCGAAGCCAACCTGGACGACGAAGAAGGCGAATACGGCAGCCGCGTGCCTGTGCAAGACGCCAGCGACAGCGAAATCGGCAAGTTCCTGGACCTGACCGTGACCCGCTTCCCTATCCTGGCCGTCGACTGCATGACCACTGGTCCTCAGGCGTACTACACCACCGGTCTGTACAACGTGGCTCGTGGCCGCAGCGACAGCGCTCGTCGCGCTCAAGCCGAACTGTATCACAGCCTGCGCTGCGCTACCAACGGCCTGATCGAGAACTTCGTCAGTCCTGACGAATCGTTCGTGGCTGACGAAGGTGAGCTGATCCATGTCGGTTACTGGATCGATGACAACGGCCGTCGCCGTGACCTGCGTGAGCTGGACAACTATCTGGCTGTGGCTGCTCTGTCCAAGAACAACCCTCGCCTGATCGACGACTGGTGCGCTACCTACCACCGCATCGACATCGCTGAAGCTCGCCGCATGAGCGACCGCTGGAACATCCTGATGGCCATCTCGGCCAATGAGGCTGTCCAGACCGGCACCGCGCTGCGCGTGGGTATCAACGACAAGGTGGTGAGTGGTTTCGTGGACGCTCTGAGCGAAGCCAAGCTGCCTATGGTCAGCCGTGGCAGCGGCAATGGCGACGCGTTCGCAGTGCATCGTGCTGTCAGCCGTACCGCTGGCCGCTCCATGTACCGTGGTCAAGGCATGGCCCACAGCCAAGTCGCCGCCGGTGGCCGCGCTACCAGCCGTTGGGCTGCAGACCGCTTCTAATAGAAGCACAGCCTCTAGCAATAGGGGCTTTTAACTGAAGCATACTCTACACTCTACCGCTTAATGCGGTAGAGTGTAGGGATATGTATTTGACTACAAATTCTCTCCGTCAAGAAAATGGTATCCGCAACTGTTCGCACAAATCTGGGTGTATTCATCGAAACCGATCGTAACATCGAGACGTCCGATTTCCTCAAAAAGTTGAAACAGAAATTCCAGCACCACCAAGATATCCGCATTCAGATCAACACCGTTGGAAACCATTTCCTGCTGGAGGGTCGCCTAAGTCAGTTTAGGCTTAAAGGGTCCTAGTAGTTCCATGTATAGCGTCTTCTCCTTCATGGACAAGGCGACTATACATGGGGCTGCTGGGACTCTTCTTTTTTACCCTCTGTAAATATATAGACAGTAGTCTATTACTTTGAGAGCCATCTCATCCCTTCCCTTCTCAACCCTCAAGGATACTTATGTCTGAAAAACAATTTTCCATGGACGATCTGAAAAAGCGCATCGAAGAGTCCGTCATCGTGAACATGGGTATGATGATGCCTGAAGAGGCATTGAAAGAATTGGTGACCAAAGCCATCGATCGTTTCTTTTCAGCACAAGAGAAATTCGTCGTGACCCGCAATCATGATAACGGATACAGTTCGTCGCGTGTACCGAATGTGTCATGTACCATGGAATGCTCTACGTTCGAGATGATGGTCTGGAATGCTATCTTCCCGATTGTCAAAGAGCACTTGAAGAAATTTGTGGAAGACACCAAGAGCGAACTCAATAAGGTCGTTGAGGAGACCACTAATAATCTCAACGAGAAGCTCAAGACACTGACCCTGCAAAACGCTGTCTCTGTGATCCCTGTTATACAGGAATATAAATTGCTTACTTCGGTGAACGACACCATGCGAAACATGTTGGCTAGTATCCATACTACTTTCTGTGTGAACCGATTGGAAACCGGTACACTCAAAGACCCTCTGACCGGTAACACTCCATTCTGTTGATCAATGGATACCTCTTGTAAAAATAACAAATAATATATACTTCACTTGAGGACCGATGACGTATCGGTCTTTTTGTTATTGAAAGGAAGGTATAAGAGTGCCTATTATTAATAGGTTTGTAAATCATGATGAGCTTTATGAAAAAGCGATCGCATCGGGAATCACCCCGATCATCATCAATGATCTACCGAATACTACAGAAGCCGACAAGCAGTACATCCGAGATCTGACACTCACTCAACTTACCAGCGACACGATCAACACGATCCCCAGCTGTAAGTGTGGAGCTACCCGTGGCAAATATGCCATCGGCAAGGTCTGCCCGATTCCTACATGCGGAGACGTCGTCAAGACTAACATCGAAGACTCCTCTCGGTCTTTGCTCTGGGTGCGAGCACCTGAGGGTGTAGATGCATTGGTATCTCCGGTGGTTTGGAAGATGCTCTCCGCGTACTTCACCAAGAACAACCACAATGCGATTGCGTGGCTGACTGACTCTCACTATACAAGTGCTTCTCGAACTCCCGTGGAGATTGATAAGCTGTATCGCAAGGGTCACGAGAGGGATCTGAATTATTTCATCAGGAATTTCGACACGATCTTGTTGGACCTGATGGAGATCTTCCCTGAAAAGCCAAATCGCAGGTATAACAAACTGCGGCATTTCATCGACGAACACCGAGACATCATCTTCAGTCGCTTTCAACCGATTGCTTCCCGGAACTTGTTCATCACGGACAAGACCAATCTGGGTATCTACATGGAAGATGCGATCAAGGATGCCCTGGACACCATCTATCACTTTGTGTCGATCGACGCAGAGTTCTATGATCGGTCTCCTAAGGTGATCGCTAATCGAACAGCGCGCTTTCTTGCCAGACAAGCGGAGTTCTATCCCGACTACATCACTACGAACTTTCAGCCAAAGCCGGGTCACTACCGACGCTATATGCTGGGTGCTCGTAACATCTTCTCTGCTCGCGGTGTGATCACATCAGTCACAGGTGAGCATAAGTATGACGAAGTCGGTATACCGTGGCGTATCGCAGTTCCGATGTATAGTCATGACCTCATGGGTAAACTCATGCGGTACGGCTATAACTTCAATGAAGCTCTTGGCTATGTGATGCGAAAGGTTGTCGTATATGACAAACTGATCCATCGCTTCTTGGATGAGATCTTCAGTGAGTCTCCTGGTGGACGTGGACCTTCGATGATCTTACATCGGAACCCAACGCTTATACATTCAATATATTCATACATATAGTATGAGAGTATTGAAGCGTCGATATCTCTCTTATTTAAGCTAGGGAAATACCGATGTCTAATGAAACTGTAATTAACTTTGACGGAGAAGACTGGAAAGCTGTTCCAGGGTTTTCAGATGTTTACGTGACTAAAACCGGACGAGTTGCCGGTAGACGTCGGGGAATAATGATCGAGAGAATATACCAGAAAAGCAATCGCTTATACGGTATCGATGAAAATGGAAACGAATCCAGATACATCCTCGTGACTCTTCCCGGTAAAAAAGGAGGTAGATCCCGGACAAGCACAGGCGTTCATCGTCTTGTTTGTTTGACTTGGAACGGACCGCCACCATCTGACGATAAGAAATATGAAGTTAACCACATAGACGGAAACAAGGCTAATAATAACGCCAAGAATCTGGAATGGGTTACCGGATCTAAGAATGTTCAACATTGTTACAACATCGGAAAGCACTCTGTTGCTCGACGAATAGTTGCCACCAATGTTGATACTGGTTTGGTTAAATACTATCGCTCGGGAAAACAATTAGCCGACGAATACGGATTTAATCATTTCCACGTCTCATCTTTCCTCAATAAACATGAAACCGACCCCTTGGATGGGTGGGTTTTTGAATACGAGGCGACGGATGAATCTACTTCTTATCGACATCACTCTTCGCGTCAAATAGCTTATAAAGACTATCTAACTAATGTAATACATCTCTTGCCGTCTTGCAGAGCAGCTTCTAGCCTATCTAAAGTCAAATGCGGAACTATTGTTTCCGCTGTACGATATAATAGACTCAATGGGCCGCGCTTAACAGGACAATTCGTTTTTCAGGATCTAACCGCGAATATGGTCTGGCCTGAATATACGAAGGAGGAGATTGAGACAAGTATAGAAAGTATGCGTAAGCGTTCGTTACTTACAGCGAAACGACATCGTTTCTAAAGTTTAAATAAGGGAGATATTGGCGAGTAGGCCGATTATCTAGAAATAGGTAATTGAAATCTACCTTTTTGCGGGGAACTCTCGTTAGGCTCTATCTACCAAGTACAATGAGTAATTGTTGTATGGCTTGTCTAGTCAGCAAGGTACGGTAACAAGGATAGAGATAGAGACAATCGCGCAGCGAAGCTCCCACTGGGAGTAGCGTTCAACGACTAGAGCTGAAATGCTCGTAGGGCCCAAGCGGGCGTGCAACTTGCACCGTAAGCCGAAATGGTAGACACCTGACCAGGTAATGCTGAAGGTGAAGATATAGTCTGTTCCATCTCTGAACTGACAGAGAGTAATGAGCGAAAGCTCTGGCGGGTGTCCTAGCGCACCGGCTTAATTCAAAGATCGACGTGAGTCGTGGCGGTTTTAAGCGGACATTAAGGCAACAAGGTTCCATGCAGCGCTTCTTTGGTAAGCTGAAGACTGATCCAACCGATCCAAGTATCGGGATGAGCATTCTGACAGTCGTACCGCCTAACGCTGACTTCGACGGTAAACATATTGCCGTCTCTAAACTCTTTTAATTGCTGGGAACTCCTTAGAGCCTAATAGACCACTGCGAGTCGAAAGACAAAGCCAAGGTTTGACAACTATCAGGATTGGATAATCAGCAGCTAAGCCCCTTGAGTGCTAATTGACATAGGGGAAAGTTCACAGATCATCGAAAGGGTAGGCTAAAAGCCGAGTAACCGAGTAGAGTAGAATCCACTAGCGGTAAGGTGGAAAGAAATGGAGAGCACTCTGTAAAGAGTGAAGATATGATCGGTCCGCTTCGAAAGAACGCGGGATGTGGATAAAATGACCTACCACATGACTCAGGGTACGCTCCTGAGGAAAGCTCTGACGAGTTAATGGTCCACGGATGCACTCAACCTCATGAGAGCTGTTGATAAGAAGATGGCTGATTTCTGGGAAGTATTCGCTACCCATTACAACATCTTCTTGCTGGATAACCCGATGGAAGCATCTGGTAATCTGGCCCTTACTAAGCCTATCGTGATGAGCGGTGGTGCTTGGCTGGAAGACGAAGACGACTAACAACAATCTATCTCTAGATACCCCAAAAGGGTATCTAGAGATATTTCTTTTTTAGGAGAACTAAAAATGACGAGTGTAGAAATTCTTCCCTCCGATATATGCCAGGAATATGAGCACGAAGCACAAAAAGTCGATAAGGATTATGTTTTCGAAGAAGGGGAATTATTTATCCCGATAGCTGGGTGTTATGAGGATAGGACGGTTTACCCTCCATATCGAGTCTTTAAGCGATTTTCGATTCAGCGGGTCATTGATAAATTCAAAGATAATTTATCATTGGGCTCATGCTTAATAGAAGAGCAAGTCAATGTTCTCCTAGAATTGATGACGAAAGAAGGATATATCGTCAAACAACCGAGCGTCAAATCCTATTCTTTCGGAGATTATTATTTCCTCAATAATCATGCTCTTAATAAATCTCAGAATTAATTAAGCAAGGAATAACTGACATGTTATCTCTCATAGTCGAGACTAATCAGAAGAACCAGCTGGCTTGTCATTGGGTTTTGGAAACCCATACTCTTGAGGAAGCCGAAAAGCGTATCTCGGAGACTCCTTTGATGCGGGGAAATAAACGCACAGTCTACACCAACATCAACCCATTAACTGTGGGTGATGTCGAGGGTGCTCCTAGTACTGTCTTTGTTGATCTTGGAAATGTCCAGGATAACAGCGTTCTTCACATCTGCCAGGACATCCACCGACTGGTTCTCAAAATGCAAAACTGATAAATATGGAAAAACTAAAATTGACCATTCAGCGACCTATTGATGACGAAAATATCGTCATTGATTTGTCCAGTATTCCAAACGCAGCTCACTATTTGTTCTGCTACCGGGAACCTAAGGGTTTTAAATCTATACCTAGAAAATATCTCAGTGGGTATGATTTTGAAAACGCCGCATATGAGATCCAAGTATCGGATATCCTTGATGCCGATTACAGTGTCCGACTAGATACAGGAATGACTGCTCTTGAACACTTAGGAAAAGAGTGGGAAAAGGTCCTGGAAAAATTACAGTCGTACAGAGGAGAAAAAATTGTCGCATCGAACATATAAAATTAAACAATTCCAGGATTTCTTTCCTGAAATATTCAAGGGCATCTCAGTGGTGAAGGATTTACCTATTGAAGATGGAGTCCAATCTTTTCCATTAGAGAATATTAGCACTGTTTCTCCAACTAGTAGTGACGAAGAGAAGGCGCTTGCTGTTCAGTCAGCTAAATGGGCATCGATGCTTCGGGTATCCAAATTGATTATCGATGTATTTTTGAGTCGAGGTAAAGTGACGGATGGTAACTTCAAGTTCATTTTGACAGATCCAGTTACAGCGGCGAGGCTGTCAAATTCCAATGAGAATCGAAAAGATTTCATTTCTGTTTCTCTTGACTGCCGACTACACGACATCTCGTTTCATTATAATCAAATCACGCTCAGTTTTGTCAAGGATAAGATCCTGATCAAAATAGACTAAAGGAATAGAAATGGAAACAAAATTCTGGGATATTTGGGTTGAGGGATGGGCTGCTACAGGCGGAGGTTCAAAAGCGAGCCTGGTGGTTTCCAAGGTAGAGGCTCCTACATTTACAGAAGCTATTGAAAAGTATGCTTCGGGTGATCCTGAGTTCAAAAAATACCTCGCTAAACAACGGGACGGAACATATACACACTGGGGTTGTCGTTTGTTCGACAATGAAAAAGACGCCAGAAAGTTTCTGGGTTAATTACAGGAAACACCTAACCTTTAAAATAAAATGTCCATTTATTCACTTCCTCAAACACCTCCTTACGACTACGTCCGTTTCAAACAGATCTGTCACGGCTATGAAATTGTGTCCTCGGCTTCTCTTTTTCAAGAGAGAGTGGAATTCAGTCATATTCGCGATATGAAGACTGGTGAGACAGTCTATTATCGCTTCTTCGAGAATACACCGAAGGCGTTCTATAAAACAGTAATCGATGACGTTCAACGCGATGCCCAAAAATGGTCTAAACTTTCCAAAGAAGAAATTGAAAAGGTAATTGAAGAATACTCCAAGAAACCAAACAAATTCCGCAATGCAAGTTTATCCGGTCGTCAGGAACCTCTTGGTGGCTTCATGTCAATTGAGTTCGAGCCTTTCGATAATTGGCTCGAAGTTTTCCTTGGACAAGAGCCTCCTATCCGTAGACACTTCTGTATTCTTCGAGATGATTGCGGAGAACAACTGTTCAAACTTTTAGACCATACATTCCAAGGAGATGGCTTTAAGATCAATGCAGAAGTTTCACTCGAAGACGACGATTTGATTGATATCACCTACGCTGGCAGTCGACTGACTGATGATATCTTGAACTCAATTCGTGATCTAGGTGTGACGACTAGATTTCTCAGACACTTGATCGCCTGTCCGAATAACGAGCATGCTAAACAAATGTTTGAGAAAGAGCGTATTCGGGTAGTGCGCAACCAACTCGATCTTGACCTACTGGTGAAATATGTGTTGGAACCAGAGGCTGAGTACGAAGAAGATCGCGAAGCTCTTGAACTGATGGAAAATATCAAGAACGCAGGAGAAATTGAATTCCCATTCATTATTGGAGAGGAAAAAGTCGAGACCTACGGGTTCCCAGCTCTGGCCTGGAAATCTATCAATACTCGAATCAAAGAACTGGAAGCACAAATTCTTGATCTCCGAATTCTAAAGCAACATTAAACATATGACAAAATTCATCGTTGTAACCGTGATGGACACGCAGTCTTTGACTGATGAGCAAAAAACTGAACTCAGAGTAGCTATTGCTACCGCTGGGTTTAAGACGCAGCATGCTTATAGTCAGACCTGTTTCTTTGATTTCCCTCCTGGGACATACGAGTATATTTCTGACACTAAGGCCAGTCATGACGTGGTTGGTATATTCACCAGCTTGGCTGCGCCTTATTTCAAACAACCACCAAAGGTGATGTGTGTCTCTTTTGGTCAGTTTTCCAGCAACCATCTCATCCGAAAGTAAAAGGAAATCTTCATGAACACGGAACGTATTCATCAAGTCACCATCCCGCTCATCAAAGAGTACCTCGAAAAAGAAATTCGAAACCGCTTCATGAGTCTGGTGTTTGACAAGGCCAAATATTCCGCTTTGGTATCAATTGCTGCTGACCTGGCAGCTATGTGTACTAAAGAGTTCAATATCACACCTTTGGTAACTAACGACCACAAAGCTATCTTAGATCTTTCTATTACTCAAACAGAAAAGCCGAAGATAATCGTAGCGTATCCAGCTCCTCTGGATGTTGAAGACGCAGATGTTGGGTCAAACACTCGACACATGCGGCGTGGTCTTAATAACATGCGTTTAATGAAAGCGTTGGCAGAGCTTCCTACTCCGATTTTAGTCATATTGATTAACGGCTGCCAGTACGACGAATTGAAGCAACCTCATTTCCGTCGTTTAGATTTTGGTGAACAGAGTTTCTATCTGTCATCGTCAGTTAAACTATTCACTGAGGATGAAGTCCTAACACTACGCGACAATAAATTCTGAAAGGAATCAACATGTGCAAAATTCTCTCTACTATCGTCATTGATCACGCTCAGACACCTTCCCAGGTTCCAGGTTACGCTCAGATCGTCAAGAACTTTAAGTTCATCTCTGATGAAAGTCAAATCACGGATGATGTACCTATGGCTGTCGTAGTCTGGGATAACTATGACTTCGGTCGAAAAATGGCTCTTCTGAAGAAAGCGATGAAAAAGGGTACCTGGGTAACTATGGTTACTTTCGGCACAGGGTTTAATCCCAGTCGCTGGACATGGTGGGATAAGAACGCCTCATTAGTTGTCTCTCTCAGTGCCGATGGTAGTATCGATTTTGATGCAGAGGGAGAGCGTTACGCTCTGTCACCTGACGAAATCAATAAACAACTCACGCGTGGCTTCGAATCAGGTAATTACCACTATACGGTAGTCCAGCTCAGTGACCTACAATCAGAGATGGACATGATCTGGCTTAAACCTGGTGCGTCTCTCTATGACGTATGTGCTCTGGCGACTGCGTTGAATGCAGGTATCATCTCTCCGAGCATCGGAGCTACAGATTCATTCAATGAAGCAGCTGCTTTCGGATTATCGATGGAATCCATGAAGCACGACCAGACACTCGCTATTCGACGGGCACCTAAAAGCTAACCACATGAAGATACTCCATACGGCGTTTGGAGAAACTCGGGAGGTCTCTGTCGACATCTATCAAAATGGAACTAAGATAGAGGCCACTGAGTATGATCAGGTTCTCTGGGTGGAGCGGGAAGAAGATTGGTATGCTCTGATTAGCCCAAAGTTACGTAAACAAAAAGTCGCAGTCGTCATTGCGCAGAAATGGAGAGACAGTGAAAATAATCTCTGATAACTGGTCGAAGAAAAAGATCAGTTTTGAAAAGCTTTCTTTTGTTCATTTTCCTTCTGCTTTCACTGAGTAATAGGGAGAAATGGGGTAAGTACACGGAGTTGAAGATTAAAAGAAGAGCCTATAAATTCATAGGCAACCAAGCAATCAAAAACTAAGGATGTCTCAAATGAGAATCACTGATCCAACACTCGTCAAAGATTATCTGATCTTTGCGTATCATGATTGTATCCATAAAAATACAGTCAAGAACAAGCATGAATACCTTATGCGGGTTTTCATGCCTAAACTGCCTGTTCTACAGGACATTGGTCAGTTGACCAGGTTCACGGATGGGTACATCAATGTACTGGAGCAAGTCGTTGCTAGATCTTTGACGTCTTTCGATGTCGATTATCTCCCGACCATGATGCTTGCCTCGTCCATTGAAATCATCCAGGAGCTAAAGGAATCCGTCTTGAGCAATCACGACTACACCCTTTATCTGAGCTGGGATGACTATGATCGAGCGATGCTCTTGCATCCGGAAGAATACATCAGCCATGAGAGTACGCGAAATGAAAGCCTGCGTACACTTTTCTCTAAGGAAGCTTATTTCACACTGAACCAAGCAACCTCAAAGCAATTCCTTCAGGCCATCATAGACTTTTACAAAGAAGTGTAGAAGTCTTTTACACTTTTAGAGACTAGTCATGATCACCTTCATCTTAATTGTCGCGCAAGACAAGATCAGTCACCGGACAGCCCAAAGAGCTTTGCCTTTGTGGCTTCCGTCATTCGGCCCGCTTGTGTCTCGGTCTGAGATTCCTTTGGATAAGGATAGCCTAGTCTTGGGTCATCCTTATTTGAAAACCACTGAGCAACCCGAAGGTAACTTTGTATCAGTGGCTCTTGTCACTGAACCGGAAACACAAGGTAAACGATTAGTCACCTGTGATCTTCGCTTCGAGTACAAGGACCGAGTCATGACCCCAGTCGGAATCACTGCGGCATTGGGCTTGAAGCCGATCAACGACTTTTCCCAAGTTCACCGTTTGGTGAAATTCATCAAGGAAAATAAAGACAATTCAACTAAATGAGTTGGCGTTACCTACCCTTCGTCAACTTTTCTCATGAGAGATTATAAAATGCAAAAGAAAATCATCGCAGTAGCAGTGGCGTCTGCTATTACCCTCACAGCTTGCGGTCCTGATACTCCTACAGAAGAACAGTTTCGAAACTCTGTAGTCAGTCAGGCTGCTATGGATTCCAGCAACCGTGACAAGATCATGGCTGAAAAGATCCAAGCTCAGATGAAGCTCCTGGATCCTTCTATCGTCGGAGTAGATCCAGCGTTCGCTGACAATCTACCCACTGTCTCCATTCATCGTCAGACAGCTGATGGTGCATATGAGAGTTGGACTATGCCACCCAAGGACTATGAGCGATTGATCGCAGAGATCTCACCGCAGTTACGGGAAAACAAAAGCGATGACGACTACGGCATCGGCTCAGTCGTAGCTGCCGGCGCAGCCGGTATGTTGGCAGGTGCTCTGATCAGCAACATGGCGAACGCCACCAACCGCACGCGCATCCCTGATCAGACTTCCTTGGCTAACTATCGTAACGGGACTCGTTCAGTCTATAATCGACTGACTGTGGCGCGCCAAGGACGTAAGTTCGACAATGAGCGTGAGAAGGAACGCCGTGGTGGGGGCGGGTATGTATCCCCTTACATCAACCAAAACAACGCCAATACCACGCACACAAACTCCGCCGGGTATTCTGGAAAGAGCTTCCGACCAAACTCTACATCCTCCTCCAGTAGCTACTCTGCACCATCTTCTCCATCACGCTCTAGTTCGTCGGGCCGTGCATTCTCTTCCGGTGCTCGGGGCTCGGTCAGTGGTTAAACAATCTGAAAGACAATATGACATTTCCCTTCATCGCAAAGAAAAAACTGACTCAACCTTTCTTGACAGTACAGGAAATTGCTGATCGCGAGACAGTCTTTTTGCAAGCTATGCTGCAAGATCCCCTGTTCAAGCGGAACTTCCTGGAGTGGTTTGAGTACTACGATAAAAATCGTGAGAACATGCACATCTACTCCGTCAAGCGCAAGTGGGCTGAAGACATCGGTCAGCTTCTGACTGGTCTGACGACTGAATTGCATCGTTTCGTCAAAGAAGTTCTGCAACGCCACTCTCCCGAAGAACTGTTCCAGCTCTACCCGATGCCAGGTGTGAGTCAAGAGCGCTTCATCGAGTTCGCTAAATATGCGAAGTGGACAGCAGAGCAAAACCATCGCAACATTGGCTCTCGTTACGACTTTGCGATCAATCCATCCGGCAATATCTTCATCTATGAAATCAATGCCGACACTCCGTCGATGCTGTTTGAATCGATGAACTTGCAGAACTTGATGTCTGAGCATCTGGGTAACACTGAAGCTCAGTTCAATGAGATCTGGGAGATGTCTAAGGATAATCCTTTTGTCGGGCCTGATGAAACCGTCGCAATCGTGACGCATGACAAGTCGGGTGAAGACTTTGGTTCGGTGGAATCGATTGCTCAGTTGGCTGAGAATGGTGGCGGTACTGTTTTGTTCAGCACTTTGGATGACTTGATGTTCGACCCTGAAGAAGAGCATCGTAGTCCATTCTTCCTAAAGTCGATCCCTGAAACAGAACTGGATAGCCTCTACGTCATGCTTCCTTGGGAAGAGATGCTTGAGTCGGAAATGAAGATCATTGAGAACTGGGAGAAGTGGTGTGAATACGTCAACTTCTTCGAACCAGCTTGGGCTTGGTTCCTTTCCCATAAGTTCTTGCTGGCTGATTTCTGTGCTGAATACGGACGCAGTTTCTCGATCGACGGTATCACGCCGATTATCCATTTGGATTCTTCTCGAACACCAGTCGCAATTGGTGAATATGTGAGCAAGCCGGTGGTTGGACGCAAGTCTTCCGACGTAGCGATTCATTGTGCTATGTCTATCGGCCCACAAGGTCAGATATACCTGCATAAATCCAAGAACGAAACCTATTCACATGTTCCTATGGTCTATCAGCCTCTTCGTGAGACGATCAAGATCGACGGAGCAAGTGCTATGGGATGCATGTGGACTTACGGCCCATCAGCGGCTTGTCTGAGCTTCCGTGAATTCGATGGCCCTATCCTGGAAGTTGATAACGAACGTGTCATCATGCACGAACTCGTTGATTAAAATGACAGAAGAGCAAAAACAAAAGCGTTTCAGCGAACTCATGTCCCTTGATGCTTGGTGGTTTCGCTTCCAGCTTCAGGGGAGATGGGATAAGCTATGTAAGCAGTTCCTGAGGAAGATGTAACAATCTAACTAGGTTGCTGGATATTTTGAGAGAGCGGGCATACCCTTATAAGGATGGGGTTTATCATCCTTGTTTTAAAATGGAAAACAAATGAAGTTTGGAAAAACAATCTGGCGTGCTCTGGCAGCCGTAGCCCTGGTTGCAGGTTTGACAGCATGCGGTGAAAAGGTGGAAGTACCTCCTGCTCACGTTGGCAAAATCATGACTAAGGATGGTTATCAGGACAACCTGATCCCTACATCGAAGTTCCGTCTGGAGAAGTGCTGGGCGTACTGCGATCGCTTGGTTCTGCTGGATGTGTCCGACAAGGCTTATCAGGAATCGATGTCGATCTTCATTCCTGAAGACAAGCTGAATCTGGAAGTGACGATTCGTGCTACTCTGAGTATCAACCCAAACAAGACGACCGAGCTGTTCACAGCTATTTCTCCCAAGGAAGAATCGGACCAAGTCTCGACGATCGCTAATGAGACAGTGTATCGCACCTACGCAAGTCAGATCATTCAGACTGAAGTACGCGAATATCTGAGCAAGTATTCGATCGCAGAAATCGCTTCCAGTAATGAGAAGATGAATGCAGATCTGCGCACTCAGCTGAGCAAGATCATCGAAGCCCGCACACCTTTCTCGGTGCGTTATGTCGGCATCACGAATCTGAAGTATCCAAAGATCATCACGGATGCACAAGAGTCTGCCGCTGAACGTCGTGAGGCTATTCAGAAAGAAGAAGCACAACTGGCCATCTCCAAGGCTCAGCTGGAGCGTCAACTGCAAGAAGCTAAACTGCAACGCGCTATTGACAAGGAAAAGGCTGAAACCGAAGCTCTGTCTCAGACGGTCTTGGCTCAATCCGTTGACGCGCGTGTGCTACAGTTGCGCAAGCTGGAAAACGAACGCGCCTGGATCGAGAAGTGGAATGGTCAACTGCCTACGACCGCTTTGGGTGACGCTGTTCCCATGGTGAATCTGAGCAAATGACACTTCTCTATAACCTCATGCTGCCACTCATCCTTTTGAGTGGGTTGTTCCTGACCTGGAAGTTCAAGAAGATCTGGATCTTGGCGATCACGCTATTGGTCTTGTTCATCTACTTCAAGGCTCAGCCATCTTACCTTCCCAAAGGTCAGATCAATCGCACCGCGCTACCTGCCTTTGAGGCAAAGCCTGATCTGGAGATCGAAGATCGCTTGAGTAAGCCCAAGGATCCCGATCAACGTCAGGCTGAACAGGACGAAAGATACCGCAATGGTCTAGAGTTCATCCAAAAGTAACCCCAGTACACCAGGAGCGATGCTCCTGGTGTGCGTTACCTTTTTATTCATATGTCAGTCAAATACAAATACCAGGTTAAAAAGTGGTCTGAAGTCGAAGACGATGCCGAGATTTACTATCCCCTCGGAATTAATTCTGCGACACGCTCAACACTGAATGATCTGTTAGCTCTAGCATGTGCCTGGACACTGGGAGTCTACCATGTCACGGCCAGTTACGAATTTCTTCCTAAGCTTAGGTGGTTGAGTATCTTCAATGATTACCATGCTAGTTACGGGCAATCGGACCGGGTCTTCAACGCTTATGAATACGTGATTGTTCGAACAAAAAACGAACTATTTGCCTTGGACTAATTAATCATCCATCTGAGTCTTAAAGACTCAGATGCAGTACCCTTTGTATTATTTTTTGTTTGTATATACTTTACTTGAACTGACTTTGGTTTAAACAAAAGGAAACTCTCATGACAAACACGCCGATTATTCGCATTTCTGTGAGTATCTATTTGCTGAATGAAGCAGTGGAGTATCACAAGAATAACCCTCATCTCCGTTTGGGTCAAGCCATCTATGACCATCTCGGTCTAGAGAAGATGAATCAGCACCGAGACCAACTGAATACTCTGTATCAAAAGGATGGGGAAGAAGCAATGGCTCTTTTCCATAAATTGTTCGAACTCTCTTGAGTGAAGCACATGGCTAATAAGAAAAAGCAATTCCTAAATAAAAGACAAAGTCAATTGACTTCCAAGATTCGCAAGACCTTGGTTAAATGGAATCAAGAAAACAAAAGCAACTTCAAGCTTCACATGTATGTCCGGGATGACCGGATTCATTACACTGATCTGGCTAAGGCTAGTTCTCGTGAAACTATGCTTGAGTTGAAACAAGCGATCGGTATCAATAACAAGCGACTCAATCAAACTGATAAGTGGCTGCGCAAAGCTGTCGCGACTTATGACATCTTTCTCTGATATCAGAGAAATCCAACCTAAGGAAACCAATATGCTTTCAGTGGAAGATCTCCAAGATCCTATTTTCAAGACCGACTTTCAACCTGAGCCGGGTAAATACCATGTAGCTTTTACCAAAGAGGTACTGACCCAGGTGAACGATGGTCGTAACTTTACGCTGATAAAGACTTTCGACGACGATACTCCAGTAGAAGAATGGCAAGCTTGCGTCTCAAAGCTGTTTAAATCTTTCGACATCTTTGGCGTGCTTTTGATCACTCCCGAAGGAGAGAATCATCTTTATTGTCCCAAGCCTCCCAAGAACACCAATCTCAATTGACAAAGGAATTCATCATGGGCTACGATATCCGTATTGGTGAAAAGATGCGAGGAGTCCTTGACCCCGAAATAGGTGAGCAAACCTATGTGGAAGCGATCTTCATACCTGGCTCTCCTAGTGTAGTTAATACTACACTCCATACGGCGTCCAGTAACGTCGTATTCACATCCTATTCCGGGCCGCAGTACGTTATTGAAAATACCGAGATTGAAAAATACGTACGCTTTGCTCATATTGAGCAACCAGTCACGGAAGAAATGGAGCGAGGACTAGCTGCTTGTATCGCTGCTTATCAAGGCGATCGCCAAGGATACAGTTTTTCCTTGTTGCAATGGATGCACTGGTGGGTAACCTACAGTTTGGATAATTGCTCCAATCCTGTAATTGTCATGAATTAATGGATAAATCATGCTCGACTTAATCAACCTTTTTCGTCACGCAGTAATTAGTGTCGGTAAAGAACCAAAGATCATCTTTGAACGTCTGATAGCTGCGACTCAGATAACAGAAGCACCTGCTGTAACATTATTAACAGGTCACATAGATTACCATGGTAGCTGCAGTGCAGACGCAGCCCAAAAGCTCAATAATGAGCTGGTTAAGAAGTTTGGAATTCATTCCTGGGTACACAATGGTTCGTCCAGTGTGGGTGTGGAGGAAAATGATGATGCGTATTCGATTATATTCATCGATATCCGATTAGAGCGACTCGTCGAACATGTTTACATCAATAGTGACTACGGTATGAGAACTGATTTCTTAGGAAATCGTATCCATATCTCGATAACAACTGCGACATCAAAGACCCCCTGGAAATACGCTCTAGAAACAATGCTTACGAGCGTTCTGGACTCTAAGCAGTTGGAAAATCTGACTTTTAAAGTAGACAAGAAGTCTACTTAATAAAGATGTTTAGAAAAACATTAGTGGCAAGATTGGTCAGTTGTTACATCCATAACCTGATTGATCATCCCAGAAATCCCACATACGTACCGGATATATGAAAATAGAAATATTTAGCTCGGGTTCGCTCCAACGAGGTAATTTTCAGATTCCGAAAAGTATCACTGTTATTGTAGCGAGGAATCCTCTTGAAGCCTTAAAGCAATTTGCCAAGATAAATAAGATTGAGGGACAAGAAAATGAAATAGAAATTTACAGTGACAAATGCATGAAACTCAATGGGTTTCTGTATTACACTGATAAAGAAATAGCTGATAGTAATTTTGCTGATTCTATTCGAACTGCTCTGGGATCAAAGATTTTGTCGATTAAAGAGGGTGATGATCGGAGGACATCATTCATATTGGAATACAACGATGAATAATTGCAACGGGGGTATGGTATTAACCACACCCCCCTGACTGTTAATTTCATTGTTAGGTGTTTAAATAAAAGGAAATACGAATGTTCAGTAACTTCATTAAAAACAAAGAAACCATTCAATTCCCATTGATGATCGCCGGTGGAGGTAATACTTATAAATCCACGATCGCTATCATCGTCGCACTGCAAAAGGCATATGAACAAGGCGGAAATTGCTCGGTTCAATTCGTTGCAAATTGGAGTCATTTTTGCTTCGAGCAATTGATCCTCGCTGTCTCTCGTGCCACAGGAATTGATTCGCAACTGATTGAGGGGTGGTTAATTAGTAATAAGATAAACCTAAACGTCTCTTGCGAGATAGATACAAGTTCCGCAGATACCCGGTATATCATCATTGATGAAGTAGTTGAGTATCTTTGGTCGAAAGAATATCCCCCTGAGGATAGTTCGTATATTAAATATCCGACAACTATTAAGAACAATGCACTGAAGCTCCTGGAACTAACAAAGGACTATGAACTATTGTTGGTATGTCCGCTTCGAACAAACTTAGTCTTATTCACTGGCCCAGGAAGCCCTGGCCAGAGTCTTCCTCAGAAAAGACTAGACGAAGTAGTTAAAACGACGCTGGTCCCTGTTTGCAAGTCGTTTATCAATACTTCTCCATTGAAGACCAACTCATCTTTTTCTAACCCCAAGAAAATTAAAACCAGCAACGAATTTATTAAAGTCCTAGGGTGAACATAATGCTATTCCCACATCAAAAACAGTTTATGGATGTCATAGAACAACTGACAACAACTCAAATACCTGAGCGTCCGAAATTCAATATCAATCGTGTTTACGGAAGCATGAATTTCGACAAGACCTATGGTTCAGGCTACGATGATACGGAAGTAAGTAAATTGCTAGCGGAGCGTAAAGAAGCTAAGCGCCAGTATTTCATCAGTCGCAATCGGGTCGCAGTATCGATGAAGATCGCATCCAGTAGCACCTATATCAAAGCGCGCAATCGCAGAAAGAAACTATGAAACTGATATTCTATCCTTCCCATTATAAGCACAGTGATTCAGGTAACTACCAGGAGAATCACTATGTCCCGAACATTCCGCCACTCTCGCACTCACACCAGCTTCTTCGCTATGACTGCGGCTGGTCGCCTATTGGCTAAACAGACCAACTTCCATAAGCTCTTGACCGACAACCTTCGCCCTTTCTATAAGAACGAGCTGTTCGGCTATGAGCGCAAGGAGATATCACGCTTTATGCGCCGCAAGGACAATCAGTCCTTGAAGAAGGATATGGAATCCTTCATCCCTGTGAACAAAAACCAACGCAAATACTAATATGACATACTACCTAGACCCTATGCGGTCTAGGTAGTAGTTATCTTTATTTTGAAAGGATCCATATATGTACCGAAGTGTTATGACTTCCAATAACACCCAAGTGTTCTTTCCTGAATTCAAGGCAGAACGTATTCATATGCAAAAGTTCCATAAGGAAGAAGGTCTGCCTGAATATCTCCGCCGATGGCAGGACACAGTTGACGCAATGTTGGTTGACGTTGATACGGATAATCCCATTTTCATAATGATCGATCAAGGTATTGTGAAAGCCGGGCAGCCTCATCGTCGTCCAGGTCACCATATCGATGGTTACTGGATAGAGGGCATAAGTGCACATCGCAGTGATCGAGGAGGTAGCCATCAAACAAGAGCACCTAATCATCACACACATCGTCAAACGCACACTTTCCGCGAACCTTCACCCGGTGGCCACGAAAATAGGCCGCGCCATGCTATCGGATCCGGTGATTCGGAATTGTTCTTGAATCACCCTGAAGCCATCATCTTGGCTTCGGATGTATCTGGATGCATCGGATACACCGGTTCTTGGACGGGTGAGATTGGTGACGGCGGCGACTTGGAGCATCTCGATCTCAGCCACATGGAAAAGCATGTATTGCAACCCAATCACTCGTACATCGGTAACGTAGGATTCATTCATGAATCGGTTCCGATTGATTTCGACTGTCAACGAACCTTAGTTCGACTCAATGTCAAGAACTGGGAACCTAAGTTTCAGTGAACATTTCAAGAAAGGAAAACAAATGACTGACGCTATTCAACCAGATAACCCAAAGCATCCATCGCAGAAAGTTCGAGACCTGCTCGAAACAGTAACTATGACGGAAGATGTCATCCGTCATTATAAGAGCGATCAAGATTGCCCAGCTTCCGTTCGAACATTAGCTCTTCTGGCACTGAAACCAGCGATCAGTGCGTGTGGTTATATCCGACGTTCTGATCTTGATTGCGATGAAACCACCGCTATCAAGATCATTATCATTGACTTGATCGGCATCTATGGAAAAAACGGGCATTACTACGATTAATCGAAAGGATCATGAACATGAATATCAAACGAACCGCTGTTTATGCAACTGGATATAGTCCAGCGATCGCGCTAGACTCTCTAGTCAACGGCACTTCATCGGAATATGAAGAAACCATCGTAGTTCCCTATGGTGAAAAGAAAGATGGTGCTTGGACTACTCCTATCACATTGACTGTTAAGAAAGACAGTGAAAACACTACGCTGACTTATGAGGGTCCCGATTTCACAGAAGAGATCATTCATCTTCTCTTGGCGCGAGGACTCAAAGATAGTCACTTTTTCTTGCTACTGACTATTCCTTTGCCGGACGACTTTTCACGAGGCGATCCTCGTTTGGCTGTTGTTGTCCGAAGTGAGAAGGACTTCCGTCTCCTTAACGAATTCACTACGTTCACTGAACGTCTTCCAGATAAAGACAACTGCTTTCCTTATATCTTCGGGGTTGAGCAAGAGGAACTCTATGGACGTCACTTCATAGGCGATATGACTGTGCAAGAAGCACTGGAATATTTCTCAGCTCTGACTAATTTCCTAAAGGAAACAAAAGAACAAATCGAGAATGAAAAAACTGATCATTGAACGACCGGCGACAGTTGTCATTTTCCTGCTCATATTGTTGCTCACGATATCCTGGCAGGCGAGTCTAGTAGACAGAAAAGCGATCGAGAACTGTACGACGCCTCAGTTGGTGAAGAGCGTAGATAACTGTCATCGGACAGGTAAGAAATATGTCTGCAGCATCGAAACTGAAGTCGGTGTATGGAAAACAGCCTTGAAGAATTTCCCTGGAGGAATTGTTCAATCCGGCGATCGGGTCTATACGTGTGACATGAAACTGTACGGGCGGTATTATGACAGGGAATACCGTTTAGTCTGTAAGAACTCCCGCTGTCTTTGAAAGGAAGTTATGTCAGAGGTAACGAAAGAAAATCAAGCTGTGCCTTTGGTCTTGTTCTCCGGTGGTTTGGACTCCACTGCTGTACTGGAATGGGCTCTGAAAGAATACCGCAGAGTCGATGTCCTTAGCTTTGAGATGAGTGGACAGCCTGAGAAATCTCAAAAGGAGGAGAAAGCTCGAAGGGCTATCTTTCTGGAATTATCGAGGCTTCATGCTGAAGATCCTAAGACCTACGGTGAAATTGGGATGCATTTTGTAGAACGCATTCCCGGCCTTAAGCGTTTTCACTGTTCGTCTCGAATGCCTCAGATGGCAGGTTGGTTAGGTGCTACTCCTAATTACGTATCCATGCAGACCAATGCAGTGTATGTCGGCACCGTTTTAGGGGATACGCAAGGCACTCGTTTCACTGACGCACAATGGGCGTGGTCTTATCTCTGTTCCACTACTGAGACAACTGGTTTCGAAGGCCAAGCTCCTCAGCTAGAAGCCCCTTATCGATATAAGACCAAGAACGAGTTATTGGAGCTGGTGTCTCCTTCCTTGTTGCAACATGTCCAGTGGTGTGAAGGTAAGGACGAAGGAGATTGCGGTAAGTGTGATTCCTGTCTACGGATGCTGCAAGTCGCAGCCATTTCTTCGACCCTTCATCCGGAGATTTATGACGCATCTCTGTTAAAGGATCGTCTTCACCAACTGCTGGTGTGTCATCGAAAAACATCATTGTACTCGGAAGATGTATCCGTACCGAATACTCAATAAACCATTTCAAATGAACGGAAAATAAACATGCATGAACTCCATCAACTCTTAGCTATTGAAGGCTTCACTGGTGCTGGCTCCATCTTACAAGCTGCTAAGTCTCAGGACAATACACAGTTTGTTCGACCTGAAGAAAACCGTGTCTTCTCCAACGGGATGCGCCCTATCCATCCCGGTGAGATCATCGGTGAATATCTTCAAGATGGTCAAACCGCGTATGACTTTGCACGTATGCTGAACCAACCCGTCAAGCTAGTAAAGAACATTTTGGCCTGTAAGGTTCTTCCTCCAGCCACGTTCTATCTGGCCATCGCTCAGTACTTTGACAGTACACTGAACTTCTGGCTCAGTCTTCATAATGAATTCATCGAGAAGAAGATCAAGCAAGGAAGCACCTGGTACAACCAGACCCACTATCTCTATTTGGATGTGGTCCTCTGGGAAAACCTAAAACCAGTCGGTATGGAAAACATCGACTGATCGTTAACTGATATCACACACCCGGGATTTCCCAGGTGTGTGATATAGCTTTTTATTTTTTAGAACAAACAAGAACACTCATCACTTCCTGGGAAACCAGGAAGTGATGAGGTCTTATAAAAGTTTTCATTCACATATACTTAACTTGAGAGAATAGCCGTTCTCTTAAGTCAATCAGAGCGACTTGCTCTAATCATCAATTTTTCGAAGGAGATAGTATATGTTGAAAACTGAAGCTTACTACGGAGCCAATATCATTAAACAAATAATGACCAATAACGACTTCTCTGATGCCACCAACTGGCAACTCTTCGAGCCAGATCTCGATTTACCAAGACCATATGTCCTTCGGGGTGTTCTCATTGATCCAGCTAAAGACTGGAACCAGGATGAAGTTAGCAGCTACTTCCAGAAAAAGAAACAACGCCTATTAGACAGATACGAAGAAAAGAAAAGGTTAAACGCCATCACTAGACCCCAGGCCAGGGTCATCAATAACATTAGCAGGAGCAGTCTTCCACTATATATGCGTTAACTCTTTCTTTTAACAAGTCTGCTTTAGGGATATTAAAAAACGACATAAAAGCTTCATACAGTGACACCAACTCACTGTTTAAGGAGCCGTTATGTTGCCTCTCATCCCTGGTTTGCCTGCTCTCTTGGGAGCTGCGGTAGCCTTTATCGGTAAATCTGTAATTCAACAATCTTGCATGCCGTCTCTTCCTGCAAAAGGCCGCTTGCCTTTCCTAGCACACGCTGGAGGTCAATACGACGAACGATTTGTCACATTGGACTCCACCCTAAGAGACGCTCAAGAACGCGTTAATAACGGCGGCACTAATGACGAAGCTTTTCAACTCATGGCAATAGAGCAGCAAATACAGATCATGAAAGACTGTGGTTGTGCTGAATGGGAATTTGAAGGGATCATGGGTGATCTGCGAGAACTCGCTAAAGATAGTCCACTGGACATCGACACATTTTAAAGTACACAGTTACCCTTGTTGGGTAACTGTGTACCTGTTTCTATATTTTTTTGTTTATATATACCCTACTTGAGTCATGATGAATAATTGACTTGCGCTCTCTATTAACTGAGGGGATTTTCTCTCAAACCCAAGGAAACAAAATGTCCGAACAAAATCTGGTTACTTCTATTTCTGAAACCAATCAAAATACTCTGCTCAACGCAGACCAGGCCAATGCGCGCACACAAGTTCTGCGCGCAGCTATTCGTACACGCATCCAAGATCTGATTACAGAAGGTGCGGCTTTCATTCGCACTGAACGAAAAGTCAACAAGGCCAACTCCTGGTTGCGTGAACAAATGCAACCCGAAGCGCGTGGCGTCTACAAGTGCCGCTGCTGTAGCGAGTTCTTCGAAGACTTCTCTCGCGTGGGTTACGTGAACTTCCAGGGCTCTGCGCAAAATATCCTGGCCGAAGTACTGAATGCAACCTTGGGCACGAACTTCCCGACTCGTGCAGAGATCATTGAATCCATGCGCCTGACTACTGCGATGACTAACGCGGAAAAGGGAGGCTGGGAACATTACTTCGCCTTCACTCCAGAAGAGATCGAACAACTCAACGAAGACTATGTCTTCGACCCGATGTTGTCCGCAGTCATTGCACGGAACTACTTCAACAAGCGTTTGCCTGCCAAAGACATCGCTCAATTCATCGCTGACGTAGAAGAGAAAATCTACAACAAGGCAGCTTTTGGTCCCGTGAAGCAATTCTTGGAGTTCATGAAGACTGCCCCGTTGATGAATGTGTCTGCTGCGCAAGCTGCTGCTTTGGTCAATGTCAAGGAATACCGCTTCCTGCGGCACCTGAACGGCACGGCTGCTCATACGTACTTTATCAGCCCTCTGCAGTCGGCAGGCGCTTACAAAGCTGATCCACTTTGGGAAACCAACATCGATGACTTCAACCGCGTGACAGATCCTGATGTCTACAAGAAGAAGGTCGCAGAAGCCAATACTCAAAACTTGCTCCAGATGCAAAAGCTTTTGGAAGAAAAGGGTTGCGAGAACATCTTCGAGCGCCGCTTGGCTAGCATCGGTGACGTGAAACTCACATGGATGCCTGCCGAAGATGACAAGCCCGAGCCTGAGGTTAAAGGTACGTCGCTGATGCACAAGCTGGTCAGCAAAGCGGTCAATGAACGTGAAGAGTCGAAGGGAAATGACTACTCCTTCAATGGTAATGCGACGAAAGTTTCTCTTGCTACTTTCAGCAAACTCTACCCACAGGCAACAGCCATCAAGATCTTGGGCGGTACCTTCTATGTCGCCTTCACATCTATCGCTACCAAACCTGGTAACTTCGATGAGATCATGAATTGCGGTGAGAATGCGTCTACAACATTGATGTTCACAAATCCTGTCCAGTTGGGCGGCACTGTGCACGATGCGATTGCTGCGTTCGAGGCCCCTCCTTATTCTCAGCAAGAAGGACAGGATGTGATTCACTTTGTTATCCAACCAGCGATCAAGCATGTCCAAAGCGTCGGCCTGGATAAGCTCAGCGGCGGCATCATCGGTACCTGCATCAAGAGCAAGTACAACGGCATCTCCCGTCCTCTGACGGAGCTGGCCACCCAGGTGACTCTGGAAGAACCACTGGACAAGGAACCATGGGCTTGCTCGGTACCCGTGTCCATGAAGCGCACAGTAGCTTTGATGGATCCTGATGGCATCTGGAAGACCTACCAAATCACTTCTAAGGAATAAGTTCCTCCACTGATACTACTAGAGGCAGTGCCTCTAGTAGTATCATTTTTAAGGTTTACTATGACTTTCATGAAATCGAAAATTAGGGAGCTGGCTTCTAGCCTGCTGTTTTGGGACTTGACTACAGACGACGTCGATAAGAAACTTGAACGTAAAGAGCGTCTGGAGTATTTTACTCTGATTGGTTTGAACGTCAAGGATAATCGTCGAACTCTGGAGATGTTCCGTTCAGCAGCCAACGCTACTCGAATAGAATACCAGAAACATCGAGCACTGAATGGCGCCGTAGGTGACGATGAGGTGATCAAGAAGCTTCGTAAGATCGAGGATATTGATATTCGCTTACCCGCTTCTGATGTGATTATCTACATTCAGCCCGCTCATATCTACTTCACAAAGGAAACAATGAAATGCCAACCATCGCTGAGCACATCAAAGCCAAACGTCTGATCGAAGTCAAGTCGGCGGATTCTGTCAGTAAGCTACGGGTAGTGGAGTTCATCTTTGTGAACGATACTCGGCGTGTCGTGTCTGTCGGTAATTCCCGGTGCCCGTTCACATACATGGAGAATTTCTATTCTCGCTGCCGCGGTCGGAAGATAGATAACACAAGTTACATGTCTTTCACTCGGTTGACTGAAAGCACCACAAAGCACGAATGGCGAATCTACGCCAGTACGAACAATAAGTTCGGTGCGGATGGAATCATCAGTGATGTGGTCCGTGAAACGGGTTACATGTTTTTAGGTCGTCTGCCTAAGTACAAAAACAATGAACTGAAGAAAACCAATTTCTCCATGTTCAAGGTAACTGCCAATAAGAGTACATTGGTGCGGTATATTCACACCCGCACTACAACTCCTGAGACAGTCATTATTGGACGCGTACTAGGCAACCTCCGATCTGGTATGTCCAGTAGTCAGGGTAATCGGGTCAAACTAGGTATGAACCCAAAGTGGCCAGAGATCCGAGAAGCATTTATGACTTCCACTGAGTTCAAGGTGACTCGGATGGAGGATCACGAATACAATCTGGACAAGCTCAAGAGCGCTACGACAGTAAGTCGAGACCTCAATAACCAAGCTATTCGAGAAGCAAAATAAATGAAAGACAACTTCGTAACCATTCACCAGGATATTCTGCATGCCTTGATTCGGCGTATCGAGAGGTCTGACCATCCGAACCCTTCTTTGACAAACATGGCTCGGCGTCATACTCGTAAATACAATCCGAAATACAAGCAGCTATATCTTCAGCAACTGACTGCTAAAAAGCAGGCTGTGTCGGAGAGGGTTACGCAGGCCAAAGCTTTCTTGCGTGCTCATCGAGACAAAGTACTGCGATACCCAGGGTACAACTATTGCATGACCAAAGGCATCCCTGAGGCTGAGCATTTAGCCTTATGTGACAAGCTACGGATGCTTTATGTATATAAGGCGTCTGGAGAAATCGTCTGTTCTGTGGACGATGGGAATTTCAAAACTGAACTTAGGGTTAGTCTTTCCATGATCATGGATCTCAACCCCGAAATTTAAAAGGACACACAATCATGAAATTCGGACCACTGGAACTCACTCCTGAAGAGATCGAACAGCTCCCTGTTACTGAAAACTCTCCACTCTCTCCAGAGAGACTGTCCGTGGGTTGGGCGATGACCTGGAAGATGGGCATTCAGCGTTTTACCCGGGAGGCACTAGAGAGCCTGCTGGAGAAGAAAATGCTCGTTCGTCGAGATGATAATGTATACCTTCGGTCTACCTTCTATCCGGGCCTAATGTATGAACCTGTTAGCTATGATGAAGGGGTTGTTTACGTCATGTTCCCTGTAGCTTTTGAAGGCGTTTGTGATCTATCCCACGCTGCCACTAGCTTAGCTCTCCAACACATAGAAATGGCTCTAATCCCTGATTCAAAGCGCGATGCAAGTCCGCTGGAGCAGTATTTCAATCTACACGGGAGTCAGTATCTGACTGTCGGCAGGGACCGTCCGATCGATTTGGTTGAAAAATGGCTATGGTTGAATAAAATCCCTAAGGTTGTTTGTGCACCGAGTGCCTATAAGTGTGACTACCTGCGTTTTAACGTCAAAGAGGAGGGGCCTGGTGATAAGGTCGCATATGTAACTGGATACACGAAAGAAGAGTTGCGACCGATGATCGGCTCCGAGGTCACCTACTGGACTAACATACTAGTTAACATATAAGGAGAATCGCTATGAGTTCGCTTCCAGGATTTACACTGGAAGCTTTCCTGAAATGGTATCTTCACACTGATACCGTTGAAACGGAATTGCTTCTTATTTTTGAGAAGTATCGGGAGCCAGTCGAGGATATGCTCCTGGACTTCGATGAAGAAAAACAATCATGGCGTGGGTTTTCCCAACACGTCGAAGAGCGTATTCCTATTGAGGTCTGGACTCAGGCTAATAACTGGATGGGTAAACAACTACAAGTCCTGCGGGATAAACAAAGACCGCTGGAGCCAGGACTTCAAACACTCTTGTTTGACAACCTAGATAATCTACGTCCAGACGAGGATTAATAATTATGAGTACTTGGGCTACAGGGATCGATGTCTATGACGAAAACCAGAAACATGTTTTGGAAATTGACATCGATGATGATGATCAATACTCTTTCATGTATCTCTATTATGCGATATACGGGAGAAAAGGATCTAGGATGCGCGTGCCTGGGATATCCACTCAGGCGAGATCCATGGAAATACCTCAGTGGTTACGTAAAGAGATTTTCCATGCAAAGGATACTGGGCGTTATTCGGATGATTGTGTAGTCATCGATAAGTCCTTCTTCGATAGCTTCGATGTTAACACTATCCTTCAGTGGCAGTCTTTGAATTATCAAACCGAGCAGTTTGAGACCAAGGAAGAGTCCTATTCTGAATTCTGGAGCTGTCAAGAAATCGATGATGCTATCGAAAAGATCAAGCAGTCTCCAGGTAAATATGTTGTCTTCTGGTTCAACCCTTAATTCAAATGGAACACTTCATTATCTCCGGAGGTTTCCATAACCTCCTGGCTTTCTTGGCTGCCGGAATAATCGGTGCAATGTTTGGTACTCGTTTGCCTAAAGAAATAGCCAACATGAGTACCCTGTCTTTTTTGATAGGGTTAGTACAAGTGCTGGTTGTAGCCGCAGCAATCGTTGGTATTATTTACCAGACCGAAATCATGGCTTTTAAATCGAAAGGGTGAACATGTTAGAAATCATTAAGCGTTGGTTTAAGTATCAGAAAGATCCAGTAGCTCAAACTCAATCGGGAACTCTTACCAAGAATCCTGTCGGTGAAAAGATTAAGTTCTCTGAAATACAGGAGCTTCAAAAATCAATTCAGGAAAAGCAAGAGCAGAAGAACCTAGTTGAAATTGAGAGATGGACCACGGATGTTTCTGTCAGACTCGCTAATATCTTTTTAGATAAACTCAGGAGCGGAGAGAAAACCGAGCAAACCATGATCATGCCGAGTAACTGGCAGAGTGTGCCTGGTGTGCTGGTCTCTTTTATGCGGAAGACAAAAGACGCGATTCTTGAGTCCTTTGACGAAGTTGACCGACCAAAAATCACATTTACTCTCATTCGAAATTATCCAACTGTCGGGGATATTGAGATCAAAGCACGCTTCGATAAATCATCGGACGAAGATCGACATCCAGTTTTTGTCATGAATTCGGATAAAGAGTTTTCGCCAGTTTTCTCTCTGACTGTCTCTCAAGTTCGTCAAGGAGCCAAATGGTGAGTTTGGAAACCATCACTTTTCTTTCGATCTTTGTCTTTTGTAATCTCTGCTATATTGGTTTCATCATCGAACAGGTGAAGGATCCAAGTGTCAAGGTTATGGAAAACTTGGGTATCTATATCGTTCTCTGGATGTTTGTTCCAGTGATGACTTTTGCCTTTGGCATCCTCCTAATGTCTAATCCTCGTTACCTGGAGTGGTTTGGATGAAATATCACATCAAATTCGCGGTCATCAGTAGTGACCCAACTTCTACTGTCGCTGAACTCAGTGCTCGGCTTCCAGATTACATCGTAGTCAAGGACGGAAGCCAACTGCACAGCCTGACAGGCTACCTCTTGGTGAATGGTCCGTTTCCTTCTTATCTCTTCGGGGATACAGTGGATCGAGATAGCATCACTGTCGTTGTCATGACTCCAGAGCAATTCAACGAAGCTCTGAAGTCTATGGAAAAACTCAATCCCTGCAATACATTCTACGGGAGGAGCTTGCAGCGACAGTTCAATACTGTCTACACCCATGAGGGCGATAGCTTCAATTTCTACGGCGGCAGTTCCATCAATAGCTCCAGAAACAGCATCGAGGACGCACCTAAGGTGATTGCAAAGCATTGGGAAGCTTACTCTTCACACCACACCATGCTGTACTATCCCATCTACCTAGCCAAACCGAAAGGACACAAGGCACATGAACGACCGGACACCATCTGACAAACCCGAGAAAGTTTCATTTCAGCAACCTACCAAGACCACTGTTCTCTGGCGGGAGAATGAAGAAATGAGAAGTGGTGTATGCGTCGCCGATGATACCGTTGATTCACGTATTGTCCAGCGAAGTAATCCGCGAGATGTCTACCGAATCAGAAATACTGAACTGATTAACGCCACCAAGGCAGCAGCGGAGATGTTACTTAAAATATTCGATGAGCATAATATTCAATCCATTGTGGATGCCGATGAGATGTCACCGGGATTTGCGAAGCGAATGATGGAGACGATTATTCGTAGTCGGACAATGCCTTTGGATGAAATGAATAGGTGGATTGGTTTCGCTCAATGCATCACTGTCAAAGAGAAGATGGCGACTATGAATGAATTACGTAACGCAACGCGTAGTCTATTCTCGCCATTGTACGATGAATGGTTAAAAGATTCTCTGGATATCAGCGATACCTCAGGAAGAGACTTCGTGAATATCTGGACAGTCAATGTCAATGGTCCCAAAAACACTCCATAAGGAAAAACATGCCTTTATATCGTTGTCATACATGCGGCTGTGTGGAAAACACAGCACTGGGATGGTTTCATTGCCGGAACATGAGCGCGTATAAAGACGATCCCGTCTATAAGAACCCGATGTGTTCTGAGTGTACCCCCAATAGGTTCACTGACGGAAGCGAAGCTGGACGTTACGGTAAATGGCATGGTTCTTTCAATAAGACCTCAGCCGCTGGTTGGTATGTAGATACCACTGGGTACATCTGGGAAACTCCAGCTGGTTCACACTGCTTTGGTCCTATCATCGGTAAATACGCCGAAGACGGCACCATTATCCCTCTTACCGAAGAGGAAAAGAAAATCAACGAAGAGGCGCATAAACCTAAACCTATTGTTCAAGATAAGTTTCCACCTCCGCACGTCCAATGGGGATATGACGGAAAACCTTTATCTGGACTGGCCGTTGGTCGCAAATGGGTCTCTTTGAGTAACAAGAAATCCAAACAAAAGAAAAAGAAGTGATGTTCTCCTAGTACCCGAAAGGGTACTAGGAGGATATCCTTTATTTTTTATTAAGATTCATCAGTTGAGAAGAGTCTTAAATGGACGCTTTTGTCATTCAACAACTTTGACAAGGAAATACAAATGGCGACTATTCGTCTTTCAGATATACGAGGTGGAGTATTCCGTCCCGGCGGAGTCAAACTCGACGGTCCCACTAATATCACCAAAGGTACAACGACTACCTACCGAATCAGTAACTATGATGCTTTTAGTCAATACACAGCGAGCATTGATCTAGGCACTGTTTCAGTGACAGCTGACAGCGTGAACATCGTTATGCCGGGGGCAACTGTAGGAACGCAGGCTAATTTGACCGTTGGGCAAAATGGACTGGTGCGAACCGTAGCCATTCCTTTGGAAGATCAGCGTGTAGTACTTATTCCGCGCATTACATCTCCTGCCAATAATTCGACAGGTCTTGGAACATCTATTACGTTCCAGGGATCTGCGTTCACGAGTAGTCCTGCTGGGACACTGACACATACATCGACAGATTGGCAAATTAGTCGCAATAGCGCTTTTACTCAGTTGATTGTTACTCAAACAGTCTCCAGTGGGGACTTGACGAAGTTTACCGCTACTGTCCCTCTCGGAGAGACGCTATATGCTCGTTTGCGTTATACCTCCAATTCAACAGTAAGTGGATGGTCTTCGGCTATCACGCTAAGTACATTGCCTGAAATCACTGCGCCGACAGTGACTGGCCCGGCTACAGAAGCGACAGCGACTCCTACATTTACATCCAGTGCCTTCACAGTCAAACCAGTTGGCGGCGATACACATGCATCCACATCCTGGATAGTCAAAGACACAGGCGCCAATACAACCATTTACAGTCTGCTAAATAGCGCCACGGCTAAGACTGAGATGACTATTCCTGATGGTTTGTTGCGTCCGGCTAGTAACTATTCTGTTACGGCACAATATAACGGAGCATTGACCACCAGCGCCATATCGTCGCCGTTTGTCTTTGTGACCAAGAATGACTTCTTCCCGACTACTCCCGGAACACCTTATGAAGGCGGGTATTATGCTGGACGAATCAAAATCGGCACACAGGTTTATGCATTGATTGTTTCGCCTAGAGCAGAAGGCACCTTCAATGATCGACCTGGCATCGGGATAAACAGACCCAACTTCGTACTTACTATGAACGATGGATGGACTAACACTGTCAGACTCTATGAAGTAACCGGTGCCTCATATACCTGTATTTATCGTACAGCTAGACTTTTGAGGATTGGCGGGTATTCCGATTGGTATATTCCGTCAATCGCAGAGTTGGATGTTTGTTATCGTAATCTGAAGCCTACAGCAAATAGTAACGCAGTCTCTTCGACCAGTGGTTTCACAGGCGGGGCATTGGGTTATAATCCATATGCCGTTCCAGAAGGGGCTGCGTACACCAGCTCGAATCCACGTATGACAACTAATCCATTGTTTGCCGAGGGAGGATCCGAAGCTTTCTTGATCGGCACTGGGTTGTTTGAGAACATGCACTATACGTCTTCTCAGAATACCACAGTCGACGCAGAAGGTGTTAAGACTGTTGAACCATACACTAAACGAATGGACACCGGGGCTGAAGGACGACGACCAATTGACGATTCTCGCCCATACGCTCGGGCAATTCGCCGAGTGCCAGTACCTGGCTAAATGACTCACTCTATCCATCACCAGGGTAAACCTGGTGATGGATAGATGTGTAGCCCTTTGTACATTTTTTAATTAGTATATACTTCACTTGAGGACAATCCCAAATTTGAAAGGTTTTTATGGCGATCAAAATTGTTTCTTTGACTCTGACTAAGGACGGAGACGTTGATCTGGTTTTTAATCGAGGTCCCGCTACGTATCATGTTCTCAATTACTTCACTACCACCAGAGAACTACGGCATGATCTGCGAATGAGTCGTATAGAGTTGATTTCATTGGGACAAACTTGCCTGGTGCAACAAGCGAGAGATAACTCTAAGCTATTGGAAGAAAAGCTATCGGCTATTCTCATCGATCATCAACATAAATTGGCCCAGCGGAAAGACCCATTGTCAGATATCACTGATGAAGAAAAGCTGAATTTTGCTATCGTGTATGAAAGAATGATGGAGCAAACTTCCGTCAATCACCGAATCCTCGTACTCGAAGCAGCTTATCAAACGAAAGACTAATATGAAAATTGCATACTCCTCTAAAAAAGCATTCCAAAAACTGACACCTGATTCGGATACTCTCGTATTGAGTCTGTTAGGTGAAGGTTCCGAAATGGTGGAAACACCGAACACTGGCTGGAAGAATCATCTGTCGATGAAGTTCTCTGTGTTGCGTCCTTCGGGACCAGAAGGATCATTCTCGCCGATTGATGATCAAGCTAAGTCTCTAGCTAAGCAACTCAAGCCTCATCTAGCGGGTGTAGAAAAGATCATCATTCACTGTGAAGCTGGAGAGATTCGCTCGGCGGCTGTGGCTGCCGGTATCTATGTCTGGGCTCAATTGGAACTCGATACAACTGGACTATACGAGATTCATTCAAATGGATCCTGGGTGGAAACTGACTTCCCTCATACCGATACGTTTGGCGGGCGCACATGTTCCTGGATAATTCGTATCCTGACTGGAAAGGACGACTAAATGAAAAGACTGAGCACAATGATCCTCAAGGCCAGGGAGCTGCATAAGGATCAAATTCGCCGATACACTGGTGAGAAGTATGAGATCCATCTGGCTGAAGTAGCTGCTTTGGCGATGATGTATTATCACTACGTCCAAGATGACGTGCCTTTGCATGTTTACCTAGCAGTGGCTTGGTGGCACGATGCTGCTGAAGATCAAGGTCAGACTTTCGAACAGCTGCGTGATTTCGCTCTTGTCACCGGGTTCGAAGAACACGAAGCACTGCAGTTTGCTCTCGGGGTAATGACTCTGTCGGATATCGAGGGAGATAATCGCGAAGACCGTAATGCTAAGTCTCGATTCAGATTGACCAATGCTGAACTTTGGTTGCAGTTGATCAAGTGCGGTGATTTGGAAAGCAACACCAAAAGCATCTTCTTGAAGGATCCTGATTTCTTCAAGATCTACTGCGGAGAGAAGAAGAAAATTCTTTCAGTATTGACTAAGGTCGATCCTGAAGTCATCAAACGCTTGGACGTCAGCCTGGATGAAATGATGGAATCTATCCTCGACCGCCCATGGTGTTCCACCGCGACCTGCGGCGGTATTCTTACGGAAGATACAAGACCCGTATTGTATCGGACCGTCCATGGAAGCTATAAGACCCAGAAGGACGTGAGAGGTCTGTTTTGCACACACTGCAACCATATCCAGCTATTGGAAAGCCGCGGCTCAACTGAATTGAAGAACCGCCATTCGAAAGGACGTGCATTTTTCGGAATTGAATTATAAGGAACATATGTCAAGTAAAAGGAGTATCGATAAAATCAGTCGGTTTCTGTCTTATATTCTGAGACATGAACCGGATGACATTGGTCTTGAATTGGATGAGCACGGCTGGGCTGATGTTGAAGAACTGATCACTAGAACAAACTCTAGTGAGAAGTTTCCAAGCATGAAGCTGACTATGGAGCTACTGAAAGAAACAGTGGCTACAGATGCTAAGCAGCGATTTAGTTTCGATGAAGCGGGTACTAAGATTCGCGCTAATCAAGGTCATTCAGTGAAAGTGGATCTAGGTCTTGAAAATCAAGTGCCTCCGGATATCCTCTATCACGGAACCATCCAGGCTAACTTGGAATCCATCTTTCGAGATGGTCTCCATGCTGGTGAACGCCACGCGGTGCATCTGTCGAAAGACACTGCCAGAGTGGTCGGATCTCGAAGAGGTGTTCCTGTGGTCTTGACTATTGACGCTAAGGCTATGCATGAAGCTGGTCTGACGTTTCAATGCTCGGACAACGGGGTCTGGTTAACAGAGTCTGTGCCCGCTATGCACATAATCCAATAAGTGAAAAGTATATGAACTCCCGCAAGCAACAATCTTTCAATAGCTACATTCTTAGTGAAGCGAATCGAATTCGTCGAGACGCTCAGAATTTCATCACCGACAAAAGCACTGCAGAAGGACTTCGTCAGACTGGTAAATCTCTGACTGCTTATGCTCAGATCCTGTATCGTCAACAACTCCTGATTAATCCTCTGGCCTTTGTACAACTTCCCAACAAGAAAGTGAAAAATGCTCGTACCTCTGTACATTCTCAGCCCCGCTAGCCGAAGCGGTCAAAACAACGGCCTCTTCATTTATGACGAAGCAGGCTTCTTCATGGATACCGAAGGTAATTTCATGAAACAAGAAGGAGATGGTATCGGTATTGCCACCGGGTCTCTGAATGAAGGCCACGGTATCGCTATCAATAACCATGACGTTTGCATGTCTGACCTTAATGGGCGATTGTGCCCATTAATACAAGGAGTAGACTATGCAAGCATCCCAATCGACTCACAAAACCCTGGCTGAGAACAAGAACTTCGACGCCAAAATCAATAGCCTCGTGAAATTCCTCAACGAGGACTACCACGAAGCACCCCGAGTCAAACCCAACAGCAAATCACAGCAATCCTTCCAAAACGGTGGATACCGTATCCCGATCGAGAAAGCCTTCCGTAAGAACGCCGAGCACCGATACCGTCAGTTCGCTAAGCGTAAAACGCAACTCTGGGCTCAAACCCTGGATGAAGACTCCATCGTTCCGAATATCGCGTACTGCCAACCTTGGGATTGGCGCTGGTAATCTGTAACTAACCGCTACTCCTGGGCTAACGCTCAGGAGTAGTTTTTATTTATGCCAAAAGAACAACTTTCATCAGAGATCATTAAATTTAAGAACGAAGTAGCAGACGCGCTAATCGATAAAATCCAAAAGACTCAAGCAAAAGGAGTAACTCAAGTCGAGATAGCTGAGTTCCTGGGTATCACACAGCCTCGCCTGTCTAACGTCATCAACTACTACAATTCGAACAATCGAGACAAACTCTCAACAGAATGGATGTTGAGTATCTTGATGAAGCTATCTCCTAGATGTTTCAAATATTCCTTTGCTCCCAGGTTCACTATCGCACCTGAGATTAAAAAGCAATTTCGAAAAAAGAAAGTTAAGTAACCATGGAAACTAATCTTCGAGATGCGTTGCATGAAATTCTAGCAGAAAAGATTCGTTACTGTAAGAGTAACGGTCTTAATCAAACTCAAATAGCAGCATTTATAGGGATCACTCAGCAACAGGTGTCTTTGTTGATGAATTATAAAAAATATCGGCGTAACTTGTCATATAGCATAGAGCGATTATTCGGTTACATCAACAAGCTATCGCATGAGCCTGTCGAAATAAAGATAATTTCATCTCTTGCACCATCTGAAGAATTAACAAATTACATCAAATTAATGAAAGTCAAATAGTCATGAAACCAGAAGCATTGCCTTATATTGTTCTGACGCTCTCTATTGTGTGTTTCTCTTTGTTCTGCTATTGCATCGGTTTGCGATCTCAATTAATCCGATATCAGGAGGACGCCGAGCACATCAATAACTTTCCCAGCAAACAAGAATCGCTCGATGAAATCAACGATTACTTAGAGGAGGTTCTCTCTGCTGGTAAAGGTCACATCTTCTCATTCTTCACCTATTACCTGGACCCTAAGAGTTTCGAGACTATTGAGCCTCTTGTCTATAGCTCCGCGATGATCGCTCATCCGAAATCCTATCAGATTGATCTCGATGACAACTGCTTGACTTTGAACATCACCTGGGAAAATGGTCAGTACATAAAGCACTGCATCTATGGTTCTCCTGGTGAAGAATACACTTTGGTCACTGGAGACAAACGTAGCTTGGTTATCGGGTTCAACGACACAGGTACGTACATCGTCAGTCGAAACATTCTCTTTACCCCGAATGCCCGTCTGTCATGTATCAATCTCGCTACTCTGGAGACCACGATTCGACACTACAAGTCTTGTGTGTCAGTGGAGCTTGCTGATAACAAGGGGACTCTTTTGCTAAAGTCCGATGAATTCCGAGTGCGCAAGGATGCTCTGGGTAAAGAGTATGAATTCATCTTGGGACCAGAGTGGATGGACAAGCGTGAGAAAACTTACCACTTGAAGGACATCGAGAGTATGACCATTCATTACAACATGATGAAGGTTGTCCCATCGTCCGATGGGTATAGTCTGTTCTCCGTCAGTTAGACCTACTGTTAAAAGGGTTATACATAAACCACACACCACCTACATCAACTGTAGGTGGTGTGTGTATATTTTTATTTGTCGTTAAAACCCTTTTCTAACATAAATCGTTCACATATATTCTACATGAGGACAATTCCAATAGTCCATTTTAACCTGAAAGGAAATTAACAAATGCAAAGCAATATTGAAACCGGTCCATCTTTTCGCGATCAACTAAATGCCCCCATGCATCAACTGCTCACTGAGTGGAAAAACAAGAGCAATCTCAATTGTGAGCAGATTGCAAAGAAACTAGGGATTCGCGCTCAACAAGTGAGCAAAGTGTTCAAATTTGAAAATCATCGGGCAGTCAAACCTGAAACATATCTGGGTTACATCATGGCTTTCGGGGGTAGTTTCGAAATCCATATGACATCCAAACATGATCTGAAAATCAAGCCTTATCACATCTACAAAGATGCGAACGAAGCCCATGCTTGGTTCAAGGCCATGATCAAAGAAATCATGACACTAGGCCGTGTTAATTTCAAGGGGATCGCTAATGATCTTGATGATCGAGGCATCTCCGGCTTGAACATGCGTAACATCTACTGCTATGACTCATTGCCTTTGACGATGATGCGTCAAGCTAGTTTACTCGGTTGTAAGTTCCATCTGGTATTCAAGATGCCGGGGACTAAAACCTATAAAGTAGATTACACTGAGGTGACAAATGCTCCTGTATTCATCGAGTATGTCACTCAACCGGTTAAGCGCGTCTACCGCCGCATGGGTGATCCTTATCAGGACATCAATGTCGATCCAGTCGAATTGACTTTGATCTCCAGGATGCAACGCGGGGTCGCTCAGACATCTCTGGGTGAAACGGTTCGAGCCTTCCTGTAAGGATATATCCCACTGGTGCTTTTGGTACCAGTGGGATAGCCTTTCCTATGTTTTTTAGTTTGTATATACTTTACTTGATACGAAACCAAATCTGAAAGTTTTTATGCAACAATGGTCTAAGGATTTCATAGAGAGGACCATCTCTTTTCCTAATTCAACTCTCTCGGTACTCCGCTATGCTCAGCAGTCCTTCAATCTATTCGCCACCGGCCACTACTTCATGCATCCATTAGCCTTTGAGCTATGTAGGCAAAAGATTCTTAGCCAAGGGTCTACTCCAGAAAGCGGCCCCATCACAATCCAAGATGTCATGACTAACGATCATAGCTGAGTGAAGAGAATACCGAACGGCGGCGGCTGGCACATATTTTCAGGCACAGTTAAAATGCTCAATCGAGCTTCTTTAGAAGATAGGTTGTTTCGAATGTACGGAGGTTATTAATGCAACAATGGTCCAAAGAGTATGTCGAAGAAATTGACTATATCGATTTCGGGATTGGAAATATTGAGCGTTGGTTCCTAGATTTATACCAAAACGCCTCTTATGCACGACATGTCTATAAACATGACATACTGCATCCCGTCGGATACGAAATATGCAGAAGTCGCCTTATGCAATCGAAAATGTCTAGTGACGTAGTGACGACCACTGACATCATTCGCGATGACGGTATATGGTGTAAATCTGCCAGCTATCCCGAATGGTTTAAAGGTCATCATCTCTTTGTCGGATTAATGGTGAAAGCTTCTAGAGACAATGAGCTATTCTCTCAGTTCTGGGGTTATTGATGCAGCAATACACACACGGATACATCACCAGACTGCACCCATTGAACATGGTGTCTTTGTATTTGACTGCCTGTTATTTAAAGGAATACTACGGATATCAAGTGCTTACTGGTGCGTGCTTTTCTCTCTTGACCGCTCGGTTATCGGAGAACTTTGATTTCATTCAAGAGCATCCTCATGCTTTCTTGATCACACAGGAAAACCTGAAGTCCAATGACACCAGCTTCATCATGGAAAGTAAAGTGCCTGTCAGAATAGGTTTCGCCGCCAAACAACTTTTAGAAACATCCAGACAAGGAAAGTTATATGAAAGATCAGCTTGAGTTAATTCAAGAAATCGATGAACTTAATTCCGAGATCAAAAAGCATGATCTGGCTTATTATAAGACACTCAAGCCAACTATCCCGGACAGTGAATACGATGCTAAGATCGTGAAGCTTCGTGAACTGGTCGATCAGCTAGATGATTCTAGCGTCGTTCGAACTGTGTTGGATGAGCCAGCCTCTGATATACAGGATGTGGTTTGGTCGATGGATCACGAGCGCCCTATGCTTAGTATTCGCACAGAAGTGGATACTTCGGAAGCTCCTATCGAGAAATTCCATGAGCGGGTGTGTCGTTTGCTTAAGACTACGGATGTGGAATACATCGCGGAACCTAAGTATGACGGTCTCGCTGTCTCTTTGAGATACTCACTCAAACACGGTGTGCCTACTTTGGCATTCTGTTTGACTCGCGGAGACGGGACAGCTGGCGAGGACATCTCCGGTAATGTGATCCATGTATCAAATGTACCTCTGCGTCTGCAAGGCGGATTACAGCTGGATAAGATCACTGAGATTCGCGGGGAGTTGCTACTTCCTAAAAATTGCTTAAAGGAGATCAACGAATATCGCGTGAGGATTGGTAAGCCGGAGTTCGTCAATTGTCGAAATGCCATCGCTGGTATCATCAGGCAAAAAGAACCTGACTTGGAGTTACTGAAACGAGCAGTCTTTATGCCGTATGCGGTATTCCAGTCGGAACCTACGATTGGCTTCCAGTCAGTGGCTTTGGCAGTCCTGGCTCAAGTATGTCCCAATCCGTTCAAGATCAATCCCGTTCGCTACATCGGGGACTACAAAGGACTGTTTGCTGCTTATCAAGAACTTGAGCTTCAAAGAGATTCCCTTGATTTTGAAATCGATGGCATTGTCTACAAGGTCAATGACATCAAGCTGCAAGGAAAGCTCGGTGTATCTGGTCGTGAACCGAAATGGGCGATCGCTCATAAGTTCCGTCCTCAAGAAGCCAAGACCACTTTGCAGAGCATCGACATCCAAGTCGGTCCTTCTGGTCGCATCACACCGGTAGCTAGACTGGAGCCTGTATTCGTAGGCGGGACAACTGTTACGAATGTGACGTTATCCAACTTCGATCAGATCCAGCAAAAGGATATCGCTCCCGGTGACGTCGTCTATGTTCGCCGTGCTGGTGACGTGATTCCTGAGATCATGGGTCGAGCCAGTGAGAGGGTTGGTCCAGTCCCAGAAATCGTAGCTCCGGATCATTGTCCGTCTTGTGGTACTCCGGTGACTCGACGAGAAGGAGAGGTCAATTATTACTGCCCAAACACCTATGGCTGTGGTGCTCAAATAGCCGGTGGTATCGAACGTATTTGTTCACGCAAGTACTTGGATATACAGGGCATCGGGGAAGTAGTAGCCAAGATGATTCAAGAGTCAGGGAAAGTGAAGAACCCTCTGGATCTGTTTACTCTTGGCTTGGATGACTTCAAAGACTTAGGTCTAGGGGATCTGACTGCTTCCAAGATCATGGTTAATCTGTACACTATCCTGAGTACGCCATTGCCTTTCAATAAGTTCCTGGAAATTCTAGGAATCTTCGGTATTGGTGAGCGAGCGTCCCTTAAGATCGCGGAACAAGTAGGTAGTCTCGACGGACTGATAGCTGCCTTAGGTTCATTGGAGGACCTGAAAGGGATAACTGTCGCTCATGTCCGGGATATCCGTGAGTTCTTTGCCCGCACACAAGTTCCAACGGTGCTCAGTAATCGTCCTATGACGATGATTGATTTCCTGCGTGAACTGATACAGCGTTTTAAGATCGTGAACTATGAGCCTAATGTCGATGCGATCCTTGGTAACAAGACAATCGTTCTGACAGGAAGCACTTCTGGTATCGATCGAAACGACTTCAAGAAGAAATGTCAGCAACTCGGAGCTGTCATCGGAAGCTCTGTCTCTAAGAACACATCTGTTGTTGTTTACGGAGATGGCGCAGGTGATAAATACGACAAGGCTGTCAAACTGAAAATCCCAACCCTGACTTATGAGGAATTCATTGCGCAATTTCCTGAGTCCAATCCAAACAAAGAGGAACTATGCTTAACATTGAAGCAAATTTGACCGGTCTCACTAATATCTCTCTGGCTACTGCATTGGCGATGGATTACAAGGGCGCAGCTGTAATCAGAGTCGAAAAGCGTCTGACCTTGACTGATCCAGTCAATATCCATATTCGACGCTCCGAGATTCACGAGGGGATGCCCAAGCTTGCCGGAAGTGTTTTTATCAAACACGGAGAGTACACTGATGCTGAAAGTTTCTACATCTCCTACGGAGGCGAAAGCCCTCGGAATAAGTTCCACCCCATCGTTTACATTGTCACAATCATCGGTGATCCTGCTGATTACGGCACCTCCTTTCGGAAAGACGAAACTAAGTTTGTCTTTCAAATCCTCGGTATGCAGGGCGACGAAGATGAGATCAACGGGTATCTGGATAAGGCGGAAGAGTATCTCAAGACTCTGTTCAGGACCGAAATCAATTAACCTTATAGGAAATTAAAATCATGGAATTCCTTCCGCATGAACAGCGCGTCATTGATGAAGCGGCACAAAACAAAGACCGTCTGGATAAATTGAAGGCTTTCTTGGATAAGCCGTTTGTCCAAACACTCAATCCTTACGAGATCGCTGATCTTCAAAGTCAAGCTGAAGTCATGGAGAAACTTCAGGAGATTTTGGATCGTCGTATTTGGCGTTTCACAAAAGCCAAAACAGATAACTCGTAATTAAATATAGCTACACACTTACTGGACTATCCAGTAAGTGTGTAGCGGTATTCTTTTATTTTTTAGATAATCATGCAAATACTTACATCTACAGATCCAGATCTTTCTCATCTTCGACCAAGCATCCATGCTTTGTTAGAGTTGCATACTCGCCAAATGTCCTATATCACGGGTGACAACCGTGATGAGATGATCACTGATTGGTTCAATGAGTATCGTCTTCCTAATTACTTCATGGTGGAAAATGATGCAGTAATTGGTTTATGTATCACGGATACATATATGAACACAGGGCGAGAGATATCTCTGCTATTAACTCATCCTAGTTACTACCGACAAAGTGTAGCAACTTCTCTTTTAGATCACTGCATTCGTAGATCTGAGTTTTGTGGTTTCACTTCTTTGCATCTACAAGTAGCGAGGGATAACGAAAACGCTATCCGTCTTTACTACAAACATGGCTTTATCTTAGTCGATAAAACGGGGCACATGTACAAGATGTCTCGAAGTCTATCATCCAATGACTGCTGTTCAAATTTCTAAGGAGTTACTCTATGACCCCTATTGTGAATATCGACACTGCTCGATTCATCAATATCGCCACCTTTGAGTGGCCTGTATCCTTTCTCGCCATTCAGCGAGCAAATCCGAGTGTGTTCTGGGGCGCTAATGTCACAACCGAAGACATTCTAGCTTTGGGCTATGCTGAGATCAAGCCGCGTGATCACGAAGCCGGTGACGTGGTTCGTGAGATCGATCCTGAGTTCATCAACGGTGAGTTCTTTCAGCGCTGGGAAGTGCGTGGCTTCAATCCTGAAGAACTGGAAGCCAATTTTCAAGCTGCGAAGAGAACTCTTCGCACCCAAGTCATCGGTTTGAAAAACGACACCTTGGCCAAGGGTTATCCCTATCAGTTTGATTCGGGCATCTACCACGTTCAGATGCGTGATACCGACCGGACCAATATCTTGGGGATGACTGAAATAGCTCAGCGTGATCCACAAGGCACTCAGGTGTTCCGAGTCTATGAGAATCAAAACATTCCCTTGACTGCTGAAAAACTTAGCTCCATGACCGATGCTATCGGTGTCGCTTACTCGCAGCTGATGGCTAAGGTTTGGGAGTTCAAGGACCAAATCGAGGCCGCTACGACTAAGGAACAACTCCCGGTGATTCCTTCTACACTCGCAGAATTTTACGCAGACCATCTGCTGTGGCCTGCGCCTGCATCTTAAGAAAGGACTAGATCATGGGACTGAAAGTTTTCAAAGTCAACGCTTTACCGGAAACATTGGTCGCTAATGCGATGTACATGATCCCTAACGGCGCAACTGACGTCAAATTGTACCTGACTAACAACACTGGTACGGTGGCTAGGGTGCTGACTGCTTTGGCTGATTTCACCAGTTATTCTTTGCCAATTGGCACAGGAACCGGCGCGATTGACCTCAGCGTTAATCAAATCTACAAAGTAAGTCTGACCGCGGCTGGGCAAAAGACTATCTCTTTCACTAATGCCCCTACGGAAGCTATGACGATTGTCATCGAAGCTGTGGGTAATGTGGGCACGATTGTCTTCCCTGCGGGTGTTGTCAATGTTACCGGAGTGACTAACACACTGGGTTCTGTCAAGACCTTGTTTGTGTTGTTCTGGGATACTGAAAAGTATTACATTATCAACGTCGCTAAGATCGACGCATAAAGCATGCATACACCAGTACCTGCGGATGCAGGTACTGGTGTATGATCTGTTTGTAAAATATGTCATTCTCATATACTTTATATGATACTTAGTGCAGAAATAAATGAAAGAAAATATGAAAGAGAAAATATATCATCACTATATTCCTAAGAAAGAAGCACGGACATTCACTCTAAAAGAGTTTGATTCTTTCTCAACCATCACTCAATATCAGTTAAAAGCCATCCAGGCTTATTTATTGATAACAAACGGAACTCTGATTATGGATGAGCTGATCTTCCAGCAATCTATCGAGTTAGAATTAGGTGATACGAAGGGCCTTACCTTCCCGAATCGTTTCAAGAAACCATTGAGTGAGATCAAGAATTTACCAATGACCATAGATGACTATGTAGGTTATTGGCGCTGGTGGTGTAATACACATAAGGATAGTTGGATGATGAAGTTTGGTAGAGAACTCTATGAACGAGGGATCCTCTTAGAAATCAATGACTCAAGGTAAAATATGGTAAAAGATAAAGTAGAGATTCTTCGACTCTATGAGAACCCAAGAACTATTGGCTGTGGGGAATATCAAGAACTTCACAGAAGAGTCCAACAAGAATTAATAGATACTCAATTCTATTTACTGGTCACCAAGAATCAATGGTTCCTTGATTCAGTTATTATGGAGCTAGACCGAATGCATTGGAGATCAATATTTAAATCGTATTCCAGTCTTGACAGTCTCTATGGTTCCCAATTACCCGATATCAAAGTTGAAAGGTCTATTGATTTAGCGACCGCTATTCAATCTATGCAAAGAGCTAAATTTTCTGATACTTTCATCAGACATAATGAATATACGATACGAAGAGGTATACTTTTATATAAAGAAGAGGATCGTAAACTTTGAACAAGCCGACTCGTTTAATTTTAAGCAAGGAATTCCGAACCATTGGTTTCAAGGAGTTCGAGGAGTTTCACCCGGTCACGCAGACCATTCTGATGAATCTTGATGTTTATCTTTTAGCCACTAGAGGTTATGGGTTTTTGGATTCTTATATCCATGAGCACCGGGATATTCATTCATCGAGCCCCGCCTCCATTAATCGCTGGATGGCTCTGTTCACAAATCGACAAAAGGATACCGACCGAACCGTCGATGATCTGAGAATGCATGATGATGATTACTGGTTTGAATTTCATGAAAATGAATTCAAAGACGGAGTTGATTTACAATACCGTAAGAATCGTCCTAGGACGCCAAGAACGAATCCCAATCGAGGGATCACCAAAAGGAGATTTAAATGAGTCGCAGGATTCAGTTATTCGCTGAGATCTTTCCGAAAAGATATGAAAGGACATTGACCCGTCAGGAAGTGGATAGTGTACTGTTCTGGGTCGATGAAATGTTTTTAGCTCAGATTTATCTAATCGCTACTGAAAACTATTACTTCATGGACAGAGAATCACTGGAATCTCTGAGTCGACGAAAAGGTTTGTTCTTTACGTTCTGGTGGTTTCCGTCTTTCCTCACATACAGGAGTAGTGTCGATGACTTTATCGATGCATATATCCAGTTGCTGAAACTACCTGAATATCGTAGTCATGCATCTGAGATAGAAGCAAACATAAATAATGGGATCCAAATCAGATAAAATGAATAACTTTCGAATGATAAGTAGCAGTAGTCTTAGACGTGGATTCTGGGATAGTCCAGAATCAGAATACGTCATACCAGACGAATGTTCTAAGTCATTGACTTATACTGACTCTGGTAGAGTTATTGGTCGAGTACCGTTCTCGATTCTCGTGGACATCCAGACTTTTATTCTATTGACTAAAGGTCACTATTTCTTGGATGATCATTTCTTTCAGCGGCTGTTAACAATTAAATATAAAAGGTTTATCAGCATGACAGAGTCTATCGCTCAAATGCAAATGGAACTATTTCAGATCCCGGGACGGGGTGCTCTTCTGACATCACTGAGTAAAGAGAAAATCTATCTGAGGTAAGATACATCCAATGAACATCAACATTCAAAGGAGTATCCATGCCTTCCAAATCAGAAGCTCAGAAAAGGTTCTTCGCCGCAGCGGCCCATAACCCTGAATTCGCTAAGAAAGCCGGAGTCAGTGAAAAAGCTGCAAAAGAGTGGCATGAGGCTGATAAGAAAAAGCCAAATGCTAAGTTACCTGAAAAGGTAAAATCCACTAACGAGGCCATCTATCACAAGTGGTCTCAAAAATCAACCTAAGGATAGACCATACTCCACAGGCCCTTAGCCTGTGGAGTATGGTCAGATGAATATGAAAGTTAAACAATACGTTATCCGTGAAAAGTCTGAAATGCTCGCGTTCGCTGGACAAGGTCTGAAAGAGTTCTATGAAGAACAAAAAGAACTCGGAAAACTCACATCAATCGCAGCGGCGTGTCGTTTCCTAGATGTCCCTCGGGATATCCTGGCTGCAGCTATTAAAGGTGATTTCTTTGACGGCCGGTGCCGTTATGTTGCCAACCTTCAAAGATTGTACCAGATTCACTTTGACAAACAAGATCACTTGCCAGAGATGGTCATCTATGTCGAACACAACTGCGGTCTGTCAATCAAATTCAGCTCCAAGCAAGACGATCTTGCGGCGGTCCATGTGGGCCTGAAGGATCTATGTAAGAAACTAGCAAAAGCTCAATCACCTTATTCAAAAGGTTACAGAGAAGGCTTAGCATATAGGAGCGGTATCGATATTGACACCATCGGCAATCTCCTGTCTCCTTGTTTCAAGGGATTTCGACTCACCACGTACCTAGACGTTCTTCGGGGACAAGGTTGCATGGTGGAATTCAAGCTATTTGAAAAGATGAAGGATCCAAATGTTTGTGAGCTTATTTGAAGACCACAAGGTCTCTGTGCGGAGTGAAACGGTTGAAGCCGACGCAGCGCGCATCCTAGTCCAATATCATCGCTTTCCAGGCACTAATTCGACAGTGGCGCATGCCAGCATCGATGGCTTTGAACTAGCGGTGGAGACTTCTCCCTGTGTGGATCCTCGTAACTTCCGAGAAGACCTCGGGATTAAATACTCCACTGAGCGTGTCATGGAGAAGGCAAAGAGTAAGCTATGGGAGATCCATGGCGCAGGTCTGCTGACACTGATGAAGCATTATCAGCAGAAAAGCACGGTCGAGCAGTTCATCAAGGACTACGGCCATATTTACAACATCCAAAAGGTAGAAGATGCAACCTGGTGATACCGAAGAAGATCGCAAGATCGTCATTTACCATGAAGAATGGTGCTCGATGAATGTCGAAGGCAAAGAAGTGGTTCAGCCTTTCGATATGACCGCACGTATTGTTCCGGAAGAAGCTCTTTTCCCAGAAGGTCAAGAGAGCCTGCAGCCTGGACAAGAGCTGGTCATTGTCAAGAACCAACAGCTTTGGATCACCAACGCCGAGGGTGAGCTGGGTGAGCTGGTCGTCGATCAAGTTCTGGTGCGGAAACTCACTGAGTCTGAGACTCAAGTAGTTACCGGCGGTCTTTTGGTCAATGGTCTACCTACCAAGGAAGTTTTGAACATCTTCGACTCGGGAAAGTACAAAGAACATGGAGCTGATTAAAAACAAACAGTACGTCATCGGGCTGCTGACTATTGCTCGTGAAGGAGCGCCGCTTTTACCGACTGAAGGTGCTCTGATGGGCATCTCCCGCAATGACGGAGTTGAAGAGAACTTCATCTTCAGCTCAGTCAGCTCTGCCGGGATCTATCTGGTCCGTGATGATAACGGCGCAACGTATCAATACAGTATCTTCCAGGTGCTCCCTCAGGTCACTATCAATAGCAATGACTTGGAGCCGTTGTTGACCGAAAAATACAAGACTACGATTGACACCACTTTGGTTTGGTCTAAAGAAGGTCGAAAGCTTTCTGTTGATAACTTCGGTGAAACACCCGGTATTTCTCAGGCTATCATCCTCATGAAAATGTCCATTTGACACACATACTCAGCTACTCCTTCACGGGAGTAGCTGAGTATAGTTTGTTCCCTTTATTTTTTATCAATCCGTATCTTATGGCACTTAGGGTGATTTTTCAACCTTTTACTCCTCAGAGGTTACTTACATGGCAACAACAGTCATCAATAAAGTTTCCGCATTGCCTGGTGTACTCGTAGCTAATGCGATGTATGCTGTGGCTGATGGTCCGGATCGTTTCAAATTTTACATGGCCGACAGCACTGGCACAGCTGCCCGTCGCGTTGACCAATCCCAAGAAGTTCTCGATCAAGTTGTAGCGGTTTCCGAGACTGCTCCTGATCTGGCTACGTCCAAAGCACGCTTCTGGCTGGACTCCAGCCGAGGCATCCTTTTCGTGCGCTATGAAAACGCTGGCAATCCTATTTGGATGGAAGCTCAGTCTTCGGCACAGCTGCCTGAATTCGCAGGCACAGGCGGTCTGTTTGGTACAGCCGACACCGTGGCTCGCGGCGACCACCAGCACGATCACTTGGTCATCGAAGCTGACTGGTAAATCCTTTTTCTTTGAAAAGAGAGCAAAAACATGGCAGTACTTAACTTCCCCACAAACCCCTCGGAAGACCAACTGTATCAGGCCACTGACGGCAGCCGTTGGATCTTCAAGGGCGGAGCCTGGCGCTCCTATAGCAACGTCAACGGTCTGGAGCCTGTCGACCTGACGCTGCCCCGCTACGACCTGGCAGTCGCCCCTATGGGCGCTTCTGGTAATCTGAATCAAGAGCAAGTCTTCACGGTGGACAACACCGTGGCTGGTGTCAAGACGATGGCTTTCAGCAACATGCCCGCTGGCAAGGCTATGACAGTGGTGCTGGTTGTGAAGGGTAACGTCGGCACCATCGCCATTCCTGGCATCACTTTCGCAACCGGTGTGGATAACACCGTTGGCACCAACAAGACGATCTTCGTTCTGTTCTGGGATGGCGCTGCCTTCACCGTGACTTCGAACATCAAGCAGTAAGGAAACTTTTGACATGAGCGAAATCACTAATGATCATCTCCTGATCCATGTTGAATCTGATCGCTATCCAGTCTCTTTGACTGAATTCAAGCGTCTGGTTCCTGGTTATCTCTTCGGTGCAACTGTGCCTGAGGAAATCATCAATGAAAGCGGCTACCGTGTCGTTGATCGAGTAGACGCACCTATTGGTGATGTGGTTGTTGAGCAACCCCCTCAGCCTAATGGTGCACGCTATGTTCAGATCTATTCTTTCCGTGCTTTCAATGAGCAGGAAAAAGCTGAGCAACTGGCTTTGGCTAAGGAAGCTGCGCTGAACGAAGCCAAGATCGCTGCAGCATGGACACGCGAACAAGGTGCTCCTTACCAGTTTGCTTCTGGTGAGCAGCATGTGCAGCTGCGTGATGCGGACATCAGCAATCTGACAGGTCTGGGTCTGAAGGCTGATCGCGATCCTTCTCGCACCTACTACTTCCGAAGCCAAGAGAACGTCACCAACGCTCTGACTGGCGCAGAGGTACGCGCACTCACAGACTATGCTTTCGAGCGCTTTGAGCGCTTCCTGGAGGCTTACTGGGGTGTTCAGAATGTGATCGAAGGTTGCACTTCGATTGCTGACATTCCTTCCAAGGAAGTGATTCGTCAAACCATCAACAGCTCTGTTCTCGCTTAAGAGAGCCTTGTGATTTGATCCTACTACACTCTGTTGTCCTTCATGGGCAACAGAGTGTATGTATGGTTTGTTATAATATTACACTCTCTAATTATAGAATGAGGCTAACGCTGAAAGACTAGGCAATTATGCTGTCTTAAATTTGAATACATATAGAAGAGTGAACGAACTTGGTGAGTGAGCTATTCTATACTGACCATAATGGAGAGGTGAGACTATGAAAACACATCGAACACTAGGCAGTCTACTAGCGAGCCGGGTCATCAATGAGCCTTGGGAGAAGCCTACCAAAGAAGCACTTCTTACCATGAGAGCTATAGGTTTCTCAGATGACTATGTACCGAGTTATAATGTACTGGCCTTTGGATGGAGGATCAGTCATATATTCCAACACATCCCCGATCTGAGTTCTGATATGTTTGCTGAAGAGCACAAACAGATGATGTGTAAGGATTTTCTGTGGTTATGTAATCAGATCTCTGGGCTCAAGGTTTTGAGAAAGAAATACTCCGATGGATGCGTGGTTGAACGCTATAATCAATGCTTGGATGATTTCAATATGAAGCTTTCATGGATCATGCCAGGATGCTACGAATATATTTCTAAGAAAAGAATTCTAGTGAATCCAATTACTAAGTCGACGTTCATCGTCGGATGGAAAGAATATAAGGAGGACTGATGCAGTTACACAATAGGCACACGATGCCTAAGGACATCCAAGCTACATATATAGGCAGAGGGACTATCTGGGGAAATCCTTATGTGGTCAGCGAAAATGGCTTAGATCAAGCTTCAGCGGCTTTGTTGTATCGTAAATCCTTGGCCAGGCGCTTGGCAGGTAGAGACCCTGTTTCGGTTGACAAAGTTCTGAAGCTCGCTGGTGTCGAACACATTTGCTGCTCGTGCGCCCCTAGACCTTGTCACGGTGATTGCTTCGTTGAAATCTGGAACATCATCCGGGACAAGAAGATAAAACCCCTAGAAGGTATCCGGGAGTGGGTCAAGCTCAATGGGTATAGCTATGGTCCTTTGACAGATGGCAAAGACCACATCAATATCTATAGCAAAGCCAAGACTCGGTTAGGGAAGTTCCTGACCAACATGTCGGATGTTCCTGTAAAGACCAAGCACGGAGTCTTTCAGAGCATGGAGGGCTACTGGTATTGGTTAAGTACTGGTGAGCAGCATGACTTCTTTCGAGACGCTCAGTGTTTTGAGGCTAAGAAACGCGGCAAGGGGTTGGAACGAATTGGTAATTCTACGATGCAACAAGACATCAAAGATGCCATGTACGAGAAACTCGTACAGTATCCAGCGATGTTGGAGTTATTTAAGAAGTCTGAGCTTCCATTCACTCATTACTACTTCTTTGGTCAAGACGACGACAGAACTGTAGTCTATCCGGCTTATGATTGGATCACTGCGGAATGGGAGAGACTCAGAAAGCTTTTCCGTGGTGAGTTAAAGAGATGTATCATTGCTGGTAGTCGAACCATCACTGATTATGAGATCGTTGAGAAGGCTGTTAAGGACAGCGGCTTTGAGTTTGATGAGGTAGTATGTGGTGAGGCTATGGGAGTTGATACACTAGGACGCTACCACGCCATGCGCAATAAACTCTACATCAAGAGCTTCATTCCTGACTGGACCAATCTAGGCAAGAAGGCCGGAATGTTGAGAAACATCGACATGGGTAACTATGCGGATATGGCTATTGTCATCATCAAAGACCATAGCAAAGGCAGCACTCAGATGAAAGAGTACATGGAGAGTTTGAAAAAGCCTGTATACTCCGTGCATCTGTGAGCGAAGGCGAGGATCTTATGGGAAACCGTTAACTTTTCTAAGGAGATCCTTGTTCTGTGCCGCCTCAACCTTTATTTATTAAAAAGCTAAGTGAGCTGCCGTCTCAATTGGAGCCCAGCACACTTTACATCACTCCAGATACGGGAGATCCTACTAATTTGATATTCACCGCCACTAACCAAGATGGCACTGTTTCTAAAGGTACCTATACCTGGCAAGACATCGTGGATATTGTCAAAGCGGAAGTATCTCCTATCAGAACTAGAGTCAGGACGTTTGATCTTCCAAACGTCGGAGATAGCTGTGATGTTGATCTGGATGGAATCATTCGAATCAACTACGTCAAAACAACTAACTCCGGATACGAGGGATATCAAGTCCACCTGTACGCCATAGGTCCTGATCGGACTGTTGGATTCAGGCGAGACACTATCTATGACAACACAGCCTTAGAAGGCTACAATAACAATAACCTGGTCTTGTCCGAGACTACTGGGTTTTTATCAGACTCTCTGGCTTATGGAAGCATGCGTGAGTTTACTCGAAAAGTCATCATCGATTACTCCACCATGGTCTCATGGCAGATTGACATCTATGGCTTCGGTAATGGTAAACTTAGGTTTATTGTTGCTCGTTACCAGGAGAGTGATTGATATGCGTAGGTATTTGTTCTTACTGCTTTGCTTGGGTCTGAGCACATCCGTGAGTTCAGGTATCGTATATCATAAAAATCAACCAGAACATGCGTGTTTGGTAAGATTCAAAGATCCTTATAGAGAAGAAACTATAGTGATTGATTTGAATCATGTTCGCAGAATCTATACTGCGATGGATATGTACCTACATATCCGAACAAGCAATGAAGTACAGGTGGCTGACTTCAAAGATGAAGATGAAAGAGATAGGGTTTTTGGGGTATTGGTGAGAAGATGGCAGGAATGCTTAAAATAGATAAGGATACTATCCAGGCTAAAAAAGCCTGGATAGTATCTACTGTTTATAAAAAATTTCATTCACATATACTCTACTTGAGGATAGATAGCAGTATATCCTTATCCAATATCTTTCTATAACCCTCCTGCTAATTAAAAGGAAATACATCATGTTCAATCTCGGTTTCACTGTTCAATACGTCGAAGGTATCCGTCTGGAAATTATCTCTGACTGGATGCTGTCCGTGAATACGACTCTGCGTACTCGCTTGTGGTCGGGCTGCGGTGCTGTCGCTGTTCGATTGGAGAACCCCTTGGTCGATCCAAATACCACTCGTCCGGACATCTGTATCCTCATGGCTGAAAAGCTCAAGGAGTATTTGACTGAAGACGAATTCAATGCTATCTTGGAACACGAACTGGCCCATATCCGCAATGGTGATTTGGATAATCTTCAGATCTCCAAGAAGATGAAGATCCAAGTAAACATGGATTATGAAATGGCTGCTGACCAAGCGGCTGTTGCTAAATACGGAGCAGCCACTTTGCTGTCGGCTTTGACTAAGATCCGTCGCGCTCAGATCGAAAACCTGCTGTTCATTAAGAACAAGAAGGTTGTTGATTTCATCTGCCGTGTGTTTGTGGACAAAGTGACCCGCAAACGCTTGGCTGTTTTGAAGCAAGCTATCTAAACCAACCGACCTAGACGGCACCCTCGTCTAGGTCTTTTTTTCTTAAAAGGAAATCCATCATGAATCAACCTGTCACTCTGGGAACATTGATCCGTCGTCATTTGGAAAGTCCAAAGACCATCGTTAGCCTGCAAAAATCTCTTCGCTCTGCTTCGCATAACAACACGATGCGGCGCCTTCATAAGTATGCAAAGAGCCAGGGTAGCGACCGGGTCGCAGCGACGCTTTCCTTCCATGCGAATTCATCTTTCTTTACCAAGGCAATGACGAAGGATTCAGGCTTGCAAGACCTGAATGTTTCTCTGGTCTTCGACAAGCGTCGTTATTTTATTTTTGACGCCAAGCAATCCCGACTCAATGAACTGACGTGGCTCTCCGCGAAGATGCGCATCGTCGAAGGGCGTCTCAAGGACATTGTTTTTGTTGCGGAAACGATGTTCCATGAAAATGGCTGTCAGTTGGAAAGCTATCAGGCTATGGAAAACTACATGGTCAACGAACATCAAGTGCAACGCAAACAACACGTCTAAAGGAAACTGTATGCTCAGATCATTTTTGTTGAAAGTGTTTGACTTCTTTGGAGTCGGTAAAAACTTCGACGCCAAGATAGCCGCCAATTTAAAATATCTGAGCTACGATCCCTCGACTCGCGAAACCACATTCAAAACCCCTCCCTCATTATCAAATCAAAAGGAAACTCAAAATGGAACATAAAGATCACCTAAGCGCGGCGATTCGCATGGCTAAGCTGGAGCGCTTTCGCATCAAGAAAGTCGAGGAACTGAAGGCTGGAGTCTATTTCCGATTCTTCGCGTCCTATCATAATTCAGGAGTCATGATCACTGAGCTGATCAGCAAACCTATGAAGTACAAAACCCATAAAAAGAAAATTATGGGAATTGTTTCCGACGGCACTGTTAAGCTTAGTGAAATGGAGGCAATCATTGACAGATGGCTAGTCATGAATGCTCGGCCTCTTGAGACAAATACAGGTATTGAAGTTGAGCATGATCGAGATGAAAAATGCTGCTTTGTCAGTGATCAATTCGTGACATCCAATTGTTACCGCGCCAATAGCAAAGTCGAAAACTTCGCTAAGGAATGGAAGTGGATGTCAGTTGCTGACGCAAACATTGTCTGGCAAATGTATCTCAAGATCGTAAATCGTGAAAACGAGGATCTCGAATACCTGGATTCCGGTCTTTGAATTAAAAGGAAACTCAATATGGAAATCAAAATTATCTCATTGACGGAAGTTGAATTTTCTTTCTGGAATACCCAGTTCCAAAAGTTCCATCCGAACTCAATGGAAAACTTCACTCGATATTTTTCCGCTATCAATGACAAATTCCCTGTCAGTGAAGAACGCGCGAAGGAATACATTCGAGTGATGAAGGAAGTTCTTTCGAAAGAAAGTAATTTCACCGTCATGGAAAAAGAATTCCGGGGACTCAAAGGCAAGTACCATCGGGCGCGCATTCAACTTGAACGCCGGGTGACGGAAGTCTCTCGTGCCGTCGAAGCCATTAACCGCCTGGTCGTCAAATCTTAAGGAAATAAAAATGTCAAATGTTGGTATTTATCTAGTTCTCGCAGGCATCATCGTCTTTCTCCTATGCGGACTAGCGTCATGTAACCGTAATCCGAAAGGAATACCTAAAGATAAGAAATCGAAGGCTAAAAAACTGAAAGTTTACGAGCCCGAAGTCCCTGAACCAATTCCTCCTACACCTCGTCGCTGGACTGTTGAGCAAATTCGTGAAAACACCGAAAGGGCTATTCACCAAGAGCAACTTGAAAAGCAGCGCCGAAAGGAAGAAGAGAAGGCTTGGAAAGCTCGTCGACTAAACGAGTTCAGCACTAAGACTGGGAAAGCTCTGTGTAAGATAATCACAGATGCCTTTTCCGGCGACAGAGTTCCGAAGGCCGAGCAACAGATGAGAAACGGAAGCATGTTTCTCGTCATGAATCTGAACGAGCGTCTGAAGTGGACCGAAGGTAGTATCAATCGTAATCCGGAGAACCTGACTAAGTTCACGGAAATCATCAAGGAAGAAATCTCCAAGTGTCCTGAATTGGGTGTGGTGTCCCGGCTCTACATCCATATCAAGGAAAATCCGTATAACCTGATGACTACTGATGATTACACCACGGCTGATTTTTACATCACGATTTACATACCACATGTTCCAGATCCGTCACCCATCGACGTGACAGTGGAATTCACTGAATCTACTAATGACTATTAAGGAAAATCAAGATGTGCGAAAAACTAATCACTGAAGCAACGGTGACAGCGAGTACCGAGCGAAGCACGAATAAGTGCTCGGTGTATGTTGAATCCCTCACCAGGGACAATCATCCATCTAAGACAACCACAGTGCGCATCGGTATTTACACCTTTTCGTACGAAGACTTCGCTGCTATTCAGCAAGCGGTCCAAGGACATCGGGAAACATTGGAAAAGAAGTTTCCTGATGATAAGACAATTCATCTTAAACCAATCCCTGCCTTTCCACCACTTTCCGATTGAACACCTGAGACAAGAGATGGAAAAACAAAAAACATTGAGGGACGTCGAAGCGTTGAAAATCAACTCGATCTTGATCGATGAAATCAATGCTCGGCGAAAGCAACTGAAGCTGACTGATCGAGATATTATCGGTCTCACTGGTTTTAGTCGCACAGCCATCAAGACAGTATTCGCTCAAAAGACGTCTTTGTATAAGGCTTGGTCGAAAACTTCCGTCGGAAGTCGTCGACTCAAGACTATCTTAGTCATCTGTGAGAAGATCGGTATCCAAGTACGTGTCCGTATCAAGGACTACTACGGACCTCTGGATGAAGAAGCTTTTCCGGTTATCTGTAAGTTCTGCTTGGACCAGGGAGCCAACCACAGTAGCGCTAATTCCGTCTTCCTAGCTCAGGCCAGGTACTATACCGGACAAAGGCTTGATAAACCAGCGATCGGGTACGGTGCTATTCGGATGCTTGAATACTACGAGCTATTCGGTGGTCTGTATGAACTGGAGATAACGGTTAAAGATGTCCCAGTAGAAATCCCTAAGTTCACACTAGCTAGCGGTGGCACTTTCAAGGTTCGGCCTCCGTCTGTTCCTAGTAGTGTTTTTAACCTGACACATTCCCGCAAGGATAATCATGTCTTTCTTTGAATCCAACGACTTCAAGAGAATCTCCAAGAATGTCAGTGAAAAAGTACGAAAAGAATGGCTGGAAGAAATGAACCGCCAAGAACGTCGTCGTAAGTTCTGGGATAAAGTACTGACAGCCATTATCTTGATTGTCTCATTGACGATCATCCATTTTGTCTCTAAGCAAACTTAACCAAAAGGAAACTATGTCGTGGTTTGAATCTGAAGACTTCAAGAAATTTGCTAAGAACTTCTTGAATGGCGAAGCTATGCAAAAGCAAAGTCGAGCTTTACAGAAAAAGCAAGACCATCGCTTGCGCCGAGCAAAGATGATTGACCGCGCAGTCGGTTGGATTATCTTTGCGGTCGGTATCTTTATGATCTGGGCTGCTTCTAACAGCATCTTTAACTAAGTACACAGAAGTCTCTTCGGGGGCTTCTGTGTTACAACTTTTTTCTTTTCGTAAAATCCAGTGGCAAAGGAGTGGAATCGCGGAGGCTACGTGTGTTCGACCACCCTGTCATCCTAGACGAAGTGTTTTCAACATGACAGTACCGGCTATCATATTCATCGTGTTACTCCTTGTGACTATGGTGATTCTTTATGTGATGGATGACCTGGTATTCGGTAAAGATTACATGACTGGTTGGGATAGAGATGTTTGCCACTTTGTGGTGAGCGTACTTGTAGGGATATCTGGATCTTTACTCGCACTGATAGCGCAGCGTATCCTGGAGTTGTTTAACGAATGACTCATCCTAACTAAAAAGGTTCAATCCATGAGACGATTTACTGTTGTCCTTAAAGAACACATGACCATCAATATCGCCAGCGAAATTTCAACTTTGTTGCACAACAAAATTGGGAAACCCGTTTGGCTTGACACGCTCCATGACAAACGTGCGACGTTTGGATACAATGGACACAATTGCGATATAGAGACCGTAAACTCTGCAATGACTGAAGTGTTCGTTCAATTCAATGCGGAAGCCGTTCAATATGGAACATAAGTAAGTCATATACACACCTAGTTAATTCTAGGTGTGTATATGTACCGTTTCTAAAATTATTCACACGTATATACTTTACTTGAGCAATGTGCAGAGTTCTGCTAGCTTAGTGAAAGTATACATAATTAGGTAAAGGGAATTGAGAGGATGTCTGGAAAAAAGATTCTCAATGCATTCGACATGGCTCCGCCAAGATCAACTGAGGTTAAGCCTTATAAGTTTGGTCTGAAGCCCGGCCAGAGGTTGGATACAAAAGGAAGGATCATCTGCGAAAAAGCAGTGAAACAATATGCTGCATTTCGCGTCGATCCAGCCAAGTCAGTTGAAGAACAAGTGACGAGGGCTATCCGTACGGCGCAAAACGATGCAGCCTACAGAATCGCTAGAAGGACAGGGAAAAAGTGACCATGTAGTTAAATGTACTGGGCCCTTCAGGGGTTCAGTACATGTAAGCTTATGTGCGTCTTAATCAATCGCTCTTAGGCATTCACAATTTAAAGACCTAAAACTAAGGCAATTATGAACCAAGAAACCAAACCTGCTGTGATGTACACAGTCTGTCATACTGACCTGGACGAACTTGTCCTGGATATCATGACTCTGGTACAACAAGGCCAGATCACCACACTACCACCCATTCTAGATGAGAGTTACTCTAATCTAGGTAACGTAATGTCACCGGAGGACATCAACCAGATTCACAATCTGCTGAATCGGCGCAAATACACCGCTTATGAAGAGAACGTACTCAACGCCATTGCGCAGTGGAACCTACGCAACAGCAGCTCGTTCCTGAAATCCATCATGGCGGCAATTTGCTATACGCTGCATTCGACCCAACGGTTGGGTCAGCTGCCTTCTACGACTGAATTGCTTGCCGTCAAAACAGGCATGCCTTCAGATGTAGCTCGATCTTTACACATGGAAACTCCTGAGACCATTCGTCGGCTGATCAAAGCTGCAGTGGGTAACGGTCCTGTGGAGGCAAAGATCCCTGTCAATGGGTATTCGGACGAGATCTCGAAGTTGATCAAGATCGACTCGCGTGATCCGACTGAAGTGGAGAACCTGCGTCGTTACCTGGGCTCCACGGATACCAAGACAGTGTTGAAGGCGAATTCCATGGATCGCAAAGAGTACATTGCTCGTTTGTTGATCCAGACGACGAAGACTGTGAGTGAGTATAAGAACGAAGACTCGTTCAGTACTCTACGCAGCTTCCTCAATAACGCCGGTCACATCTGCACATTGATCCGTGTCTTCTCGAACACCACGGACAATTATCAGTGGATCTCCAAGCTGGCTTGTGATGTCAATGACCAAATCCATAGCCTGGATCGTCTGTTGAGCGCAAACGCTGTGCTGGCCCGGCAAATGCTGACACGCATGATTCAGAACAATGAGGTCATCTACAAGGACCTGATGGATCTGACTCGTCACCAGCACCGTATCCTGGCTATCGAAGCGGCCGGGGTATTCACAATGTTCAGCTATCTGTTCAAGAGCGTAGAGTATGATTTCATCCTGCGCCATGAAGAGTTGAGCAAATCCATCACGCGCATGTTGCGCTATACAGAAATCTCTACCAAGTACACCAACGAGATCTCTGTCAAGTTGGAAAGCTGAGAAGAGAGTTCATTAATTCAAGAGGAGTCAAATGCAAATTAGCATGAGACGTGTATCTGACATCGACACGGTTGACCGAATCTTCAACCCGATCGAAGACACACAGTTCAGAACTTATCTTCGTGATAAATATGAACGCACCATGGAGCACTTGGAGAAAGTCACTACAGGGACCGCTCGCGATTTTCTCGATCGCTCCAAGCGGATCTTTGAAGAGATCAACTCCAGTGCTGCTTTGCGTAGAACGCGAGCTGCTATTCGTGCTGTCACTGGGGTGCGGCGCAGTGATAGCATCTATCGTCCTGTGGATCTAGGGGAATTCCAGGCAGTGGGACTTCGCATGCAGCGATTCCTGTTGGCTGACCCTGTGATCCGTCGCAAGGTCATCAAGCAACAGATTGATGGCTACAGCCATTCTCAACCAGCTCCTGATCCAACTGCCATCGGAGAAAACGATTACGACTATCGTCGTGTTGTTAACGGTGTCTTCATGGAGCAGCCTGGTGAGGGTGATGAGAAGAACTTTGTGCATACAGAGTACTTCGAGAAACTTAAGGAAGGCGATCGTGAGTTGGATGTCGAAGAGCAATTCGATATCATCGACAGCTGGTATATGCAACGCGCATTGCAAGCTGCAGGTGCCGACACTACATCGCTTCGTGGTGATTTGATCACTTAAAGCACATCTTCAGGATCTCCGAAGAGATCCTGAAGATTACTGCTTATTAATTGAAAGGAAAATTGACATGAAAAAAGCTTCTGTATTCTACATCGATTCTGCTGAGGATCTTCGAGACCTGGGACCTATTATTGCGTCTCACGCCAAAAAGAAAAAGATCTGTATCTTGGCCCGCTATTGCGGGGATGAGACACTAGGTCGTTTGAATCTTCGTGACATGGCTGTCAATGCCGGACTACAAAGCCGAGTCGATCATTATGTTGCTTCCAAAGAGCAGTCTTTGAAAGACAAGATTGCCGAGCTGGGCTACGAGTGTATCGCGTACTATGGCGTTAACATGGATCTCTATGCGAAGCCAGTGAGTGAGCACGGAACTAAGGCCAAGGATATGAAATATGTCTATCGCTATGCCTGTGTTTGTTCCAAATGTGAATCGATTGTCTCGGAGATCGTGAAATCGGTATCAAAAGCCACCGTGCGCAAACTGCGTGAAGAATACACCAACAGCGATACGATCGAAGTGACTGAAACTTCGTCGACCATCAATGTTATCGACACTTCAAATAAGTGCATGGTTTGCTAAAATTCACACGGGCGGTCAATGGTATGGACTGTAAGTTTAACAAAACGAAAGTACTCTACCATGGCCGCCCCATATCCATCCATCGACGCCGGGTATATTCATGACCCGGCTAAGAAACTCGATTGTCTGATGTCTGACTTCTTTGAAGCAGAGCACAGCCAGTCATATCTTTTTTTTAATCAGGTAACGTCGTTTCCCTGGATTATTCAGCAGTATCAGACTGATCCCAACGAGATCATCAACCAGCTGAGAGTTCGGCTTCGACCCTACTTGCTGCGTTACTTCGATGACGTAGACATTGAATGTGCCTTGATTGATAATCAGGTCACAACCACCAGTTACTCTATCCGACTTTATGTTGAAGTTCAACAGGATGGAGCCCTTCCCGTTAACTTGGTCAATCAGATCAATATATCCGACAATAACAAGTTTGAACGCTCGATTGCCCTTCGAACATAATCTTTAGGAGTTACACCATGAACCAACCAAAAAACCCTCGCCTGGCTGGAAGCATCGCTGAGATGCAACGCCAAGAATCTATGCGGATCTTGCAAGACAGTGAGCGCGCTGTCGCTGATCTGAGTACTCCGAAAATGACAGAACGGCGCAAGTTCCCAGAAGAACAGTTTCGTCGTAACTTCCTGCCTGTGGTTTCAGGAGAAGCCTATAAGCGTCTGCCTCCTGGCTATACACCAGAGCGCCTGCATGACGAAGCTTATAACTTCTGGTGTCAGGTAGCCGGAGGTCCTACTGGTGAAGTCGATGTGGTTGAACCCGATGGTACTGTTGCTTTCACAGTCCCTGCTCTGATGGATACATCCATCATGAACATCGCTCAACCCAGTAACCGTGCAGGATTGCGAGCACTGAACAAAGAATACATCGAGCGCTCTCCAGGGATGCCTCATGTCGCTAAGACCACCCTGCAAGTTGGTCTGGCTCAGCAAATTAGCTATATGTTCCAAAACACTCCTGATCCCCGTGAGACTAATGCAAAGATCAAGAAAATGCACGAGTACTACGGTATCAAGCCAGTTGAGCAGGAAAACAAAACCAGTGGACCTACTGATGACTTCTTGGGTGAGTTGAGCTTCGACTGATGATCAAGAAGGATATCTCTTATCTAACGATCTCAGATATACACATGCTCAATGATCTCAATGAGACTGCGTATATCTGTGGATCTTTTCGGGAGTACTTCGGTAACTTTGAACCTGATTCTCGATTCGTTGACTTAGATATCATTTTCCTGGCTGGCGATATCTTTGACTCATACAAGGACTCTAAGAGCCCTGATGTTGTGCGAGTGACGACATTGATGCGAGAGCTGATGAGCTTTTGTGCGAAACATAACATCAAGTTGAGAAACCTCAAAGGTACGCCGGGACACGATTACGATCAATCCGAACTATTTACCCCAATAGCTCTAGCCTACGAAGGTAGGCTAGACTATAAATACATGAGTGTGCTTTCCATTGAGAAAATGGATGACTTAGGTCTAAGCATACTGTATGTTCCGGATGAATGGGCAGGATCTGCCGCGGCTTGTAAAGAGCAGGTGATTGAATTGATGCAGATGCATCAGCTCGATAAGATCGATATTGCCTGTATGCATGGCATGTTTGATTTTCAAATTCCTGATTTGGGAGAGCACCCCCTTAAGCACGACACCCAGTGGTATCTCTCCATTATCAATTACTTCATCAACATTGGACACGATCATACGTTCAAGACTTGTGACCGAATCATTGTCCAGGGTAGCTTTGATCGCATAGCCCATGGTGAAGAAGGTAAGAAAGGTGCAGTCGTCTGTTATCTTCGCAGGGAAGGCGATAGTTGGTTTGATTTCATCGAGAACAAACGCGCGCGAATATTCAAGACTATTGTTGTCAAGACTAAAGATCTTGATGCAGGAGTTGAACAGGTACGTAAAGTCCTGGATAAACTTCCTGACAACTCACACATCCGTGTTTCCACTGGGCCCGATAACCCAATTTTAACTGTCCTTGATGAGTTCAAGAAGGCACATCCCAAGATGGTCTTCAAAAAGCACAAGGATAAGAAACAGCACAGCGAGTCTGTCAACGAGTTAGCCAAGGCAGTTGACTTATCGACGACTTACGAAGTAGTAGCTTTGACTCCAGAGAGCATCGTGAAGATGGTCATGGAAAACATCAGCATTCCTTTAGATCCTCAGACCTCGGAGCTATTGAAAGCTGAACTAGAAGCTATTGTCTAAACCCTTACGACTTAAAAGCTATGTCCAACCCGTCCCTTTTTGATCGCACGACCTCAGGCTTTCCCCTAAGTATCTCTACGGGCCTAGCTTTTGAGTCCATCTTTCCTCCGCGTCAATCGGTATATGACCCGGAGCGTGAGATACCGCAAAAAATCAACATCGCTGACTATAATCAGATATGGATCAACGTCGATACGCTGTTCCGGAACATGTTGCAATCGGCTGATAAGAGTGCTGTGGCTTCAACAGGCTACAAAGAAACCACTGCTGTGTTGATTGATGAAATCGACACGATCCAAAGCCTGATGTTCAATGAAGGCGGCGGAGTCTGCATACCAGTCTTTTACGTCTGTGATTATCAGCATGCTTTGAAGAACATACATGCAGGTATTACTTTGCGTAAAGACACTACAGCTATTCAGCTTCACTACACTGATCTTCGCGACAAGACCATGAAGGAGTTGAAGAAGATCCGCACAGACATCAAGTTCTTTCCAGGAGCCATTCGTGCTTCTCAAGGACAGGACTCTGTACTGATGCTGACGCACATTCCCTATGACCTTTTGAGTAAGCGAGACTTTAAGAAGTTGGACTTGCTGGAAAGTAATACGGGTAAACTGAAGAAACCATTTCAATGGAATACGAAGTACTACCCAGTTCCTAAACGGGACATGAGTATCTTGCCGTTCCATCGGTTTCTTTTGATGGCTCTGGGTGATAAGGTCCTTATCCAACCCATGCCTATGAAGATCCGTACACAGATCATGGATACTGCCGATAAACGTAACTGGACTCCGGCTACTACGTCAGAGAAATGTCTGCTGGATCTGAGCATTGATTTGCATCCATTTGACTACGCTGTTTTGCAATCCGCGCGCATCGCGCATTAATCACATCTAGGCGTCCCGAAAGGACGCCTAGATGTACTCTTTATACTTTAAGGAAATTGACATGGAAAAACTTATCGCATCTTCTCCAGCTCAAGCTGTAGTTTTGAAGCTGATGACACCTGGAACGGAAAACGAAACAGAGGCGGCATTGATGACTCTCGGCCTACGCCGCTCTAATATGACTGAAGTCGTCATCCCTAATGCTTCTATCACTTTGCGATATGACACTCATAATTTTGCAAAAGTTAATGATGAACTCTATGTTTGCAAAGACGAACAGGGTAATTATATCTTCGCTTGGCTGTATCATCAGTTAAATGGATACGACCTAGTGTCGGTTGCTCGTCTGAATAAGGAAACGGAGGCCATCGAGTTTCCTGCATTGTTTACGCCTTACCTGACACTCAAGAGTAACTCGGACATCATCGGTAACAATATAGAGATGTTGGAATCGGTTCGATGGTATCGACACAATCAGACATTTTCCATGAATGTCTTTGGTCGCATTATTAAGGGAAGCTCCAAAGATCCGAATGTTGTATCTAGACGAAGTGAATGTTCCGATATTGAAATTCTAGAAACTCAAAAACAGTTCTCCATTAATTTTAGCGGAGGTCGGCTATCGTTTACAGAGTTATCTGTTTATCTAGAAGGGTCTCCAATAGCATCCACTAAAGAAATAATAGCTATGAATGCACTGGCGTTGCCTGACAAAAAGCAAGAACCCCCCAGTGACACAGCGTATAATAAAATATTGGAATTGATGCCCAGATGCATCGATGAGCACCTCGTGCATAATTACGATTATTTTCGTGACATCGATACATGGTTGGAGCTAGCGCTATTCTTAGAAAACAAGATTAGAGATCATGAACTCTATATCATGCAAAAAAGGCGCGAAGATGAAGAGAAGTATGAACGCGAAAGACAACAGCGATTGCGAGAACTAGAGCGCATCGCGGCTGATCTAAAGAAAAAACGGGAAGAAGGAGAGCAAAGAGAAATCAATGGAAATGCCCCTAAGGGACCTGAAAATCCAGACAACCACAATAATTTCTATAACGGCCTAGCATTAGCTGCCTTGTTAGTTGCGGTTCTGGTAACGGTGCTCAATTGCTCAGGATCTTAAGAAATGTCACACGTCACCTATACTCACAAAAACTACACCCATAACCTATCAACCAATTCCAGAGCCTATGAGCTTTTACAGGAGTCCAAAAAGGATCCCAGTAAAAGTCAAGCACTTGTTAAACATTTGGAACAAGTCAGCAAAGAAGCCAAGGAAGCCTCTAAGAACACCCTGACTCCAGTCCAATGGCTCGCTTCGATGGGTTTCAAGGTAGTTCCTACTATTGTCGAAGCACCTAACGCTTATAGCCTGGAATATCACACATACACCACAAGACGAATCAGTCGTACGGATAATGAACCCATCACTAAACTTGATCTAGCGCGCTGGGAAGCAGTGACTCAACTATTCCAGGCTAAGTATCCAGATAGAGATATCTGGGCCGTAGAGAGTGAATAAATAGGAAAAAGAAACAAGATGCATATCTAGTGCATTCTCCATGGTGCGTGCCGTAGCTAAGCGCGCATCTTCCTTCCCTTAACGTACGTTAAACAACTATGTCTGAACAACAAACATCCGATTTCAAGGTCCAAGAATTCCCCTGGGCTTCGCTTTACATCCCTACTCCTGGTAAAGACCGGGAGCGATCTTCTTTCATGTGGAGTGCTTTGAACCGCAATCCCCGAGCTACCGTGTGGACACGTATTGACGATGAAGAAGTCGTCGACGGTAAGAAGAAGGGTCCGATCCAAGTAGGCTTTGGTCATGCTGTGATCATGGATATCCTGGATGAAGCCGAAGCGTTCTTCCGATCTGAAGATCAAGACATTTTGGCCTGGGACAACATGGTCAGCGCCAAAGATGCAAATTCCCAGACCGGCTACGAAAAGACCATCGGCTCGACGCTGATCATGGGTCGCTTGGAAGATGGCATTTGTTTCATCGGTTTGAAATCGGCTGACAAGTCTCGTCCTGAGCTGACGTTCCATTTCCGCGGTTTTGACTGGCATGTCCCCCGTCGTAAAAACATGCCTGTGACGGAAGCAGAAAAGTCCAAGCGTCACGCTATCGCCACCATTCGCTATCTGCGCACAGCTTTCAGCAACATGATGGATGGGCAAACTCCTGAAGAGCGCAAGGCTCAAGCAGAAGCGCGCAAGGCGCGTCGTGAAGGCGGCGGCTATCGCCCACGTCAAAACGGCCAGAACAGCGCCCCTAAGCCCAAGATGGCCTCGACAAGCGGTTTTGACGACGATTACCAGTTCTAAATGAAAGGATCGAGTATCTCCGCAAGGAGATACTCGACAATCAAATATGCGCGAAGACTTGACAGAAAAACTTATCACAGAGATCTCTCCTACTCCCAAACGGGACTATGGAATTACTGCTCTTAAACAGACCACGAAGAAGCCGTCATGGTTTATTAAGCCATGGTGGTTATTTGTTCCTGGCACGCTAAGCCACGCGGCTTGTCCAGACGAAGATACTGCGCTGGAGATCTATACTCAGTTCTTCCTGTTCAATAATCCCCAGTGTCAAAAGGCCCTGTTTGGTTCCTTGATGCAAGACATCGTCCATGCTGAGACAGCGATCTTCAATATCTACGACGACTCCAAAGCTTCTGTTGAATTTGCAGTTGCGACTGTAGACGGTATCGTCAATCGCTGGAAAGAAAAAATCAGTGGTTTGATTGGTACCAATTTTCTGCATCAGTTTGGATTCTTCATTGATACGCCAGCTGTTTACCAGCATCATGATCCCGTCAACACCTACGATGCATCTCCGGTCATGAAGGCGCTGTGTAATGGCGCTGCTCCTTATGATTTTCTGGCTAATCATCCAGAGACTCAGAACCAATTCAATCGGCATCTGTTGGGACTTTCCTATCACGCCCTGAATAATAAGTTACAGGTTGCAAAAATTGTAACTGACTCTATTCAAAATAAATCGTAAGTATCTATATATTGTGAGCCTAGAACAGCTTCACTTTCTAGATATCTCAAACCCAACCTTTACCTCCAAAATGCAAACTCAATTCCAGCCCCGTTCCGATTCCTTCCGTCAACGCACTCCTGGTGGCGCTCAGCGCCGTCAGTACGGCAATCGTCCCTCGTATGGTCATCAAGACCACAACGAACCCCAAGAGACCTATCAACAGCTGATGGAGCGTCTGTACACCCATGCTGACCGTGTCGTGAAGACTCGCAGTCTGCGTGAAGCTCATGAGCATGCAGCCATGGTCTTCCGTGCAACTCGTTCCGGCAACACCCCTCGTGTTCTGTTCGATGCCGGTACTTGGACCAAGGAAGACGAGAAGCCTACACTGACACTGGTTCAGTTCAGTGACAAGGTTCAGCAGATCCTGCGCCAGCTGCGCACTCGTCAATTCCAAATCGTCGAATAATGACACTCTACCAGGTACCTTTCGGTACCTGGTAGTTGTCTGTTTGTTCTTGGAAAAATACAAAACATAAGATAAGGAAAAAACGATATAGGCGGTATATCTGATGTGGAAGGATGCCGTTTGTAAACTTATACAAGCATATATACTCTACTTGAGGTATAGAGAGTATATCTCTGAATTTATTAAGAGGAAGTCTATGCGTATTACGCCAGATGTATCTTCGCTGCTTAGCCAAGAGCGATGCGTGCTTGTGGAGCACGAAATAGATGGAGTTATGAGGAAGATCGTCTTCCCGCTCAGTCTGTACAAAAAGAACCACTTTTCAGGCGACAATGAAACCTTTCACTGCATCAATGACTATTGGGCAAGCCTGAGCTATGATGACCAATCCAAGATCTATGCAATCTACGAAGACATTCGTGAATTGTTCGACTCTCCGATTGGTAACAACGAACTTCGTGTCGAGTTGACTAAACTTGTCACAGAACTTCTGAGTTTCCACCAGACCCACGATGTGGTCAACTGGATTAAGACCAAATCCAAACTGAAGGTACCAGCTACAGGCATCGATGCTGAGTATGTCTATGACGTAGACAAGAACACTACGTTGGATAAGACTTACATCCGTGAAGACTATATCGGCCTGATGGCTCTGTCTGTGATCTTCCGGTGCATGATTCCCATCTGGGCTATGTTCAGCAAGCCTGTCAAGGATGCTGTCGGTAAAACCCTGAAGGAAACCTATTCGTTCTTGCTGGTCAAGGATTCTCAAATCTGGCACTCTCCTGAGTTGCTGCGTTTGCTCAATTACATCAAGGCTAACATCAACAAAGACAGCTACACTGGCAATCATACACTTGAAGGCATCTGCTCGGATGACATGCCGATGTATTTGCTGTGTTTGGTTTGCGTGCGTAAACTGTATCAAGGTGAAGATCTGTATTCTGATAGCCCTCGTCAGAATCTGGCAGCCTTGGTCTATACGTATGTGATCGATCGACCTGGACCTAATGGCAACGACTATAGCCAGCAAGTTCGCAGCAAGGTCATCAATCGCGAAGGCAGTGGTGAGACCAATGAGAACTCCGGTGGTTCCCTGGAGCTGTACAAAGCTCGGGCACCCGTGACTGTCGGACGTATCGCTGAGATGGAATACTCTTTGCGTGATCCGTACTCTTTGGTGATCCAGCTGTGTCCTGATGCTGATGACCGGGAAATCACCCGCGACATGGAACGAGCACTGGTGACGTCCATGGAGATGCTCAACAAAGACGTGCAGTCTCCCCAAGTGACGCTGACTCAATGGGTCATTGCCCCTGTGTTCCCACCACAAGGCTTGTTCTATATGGAAGAAGACATCGTTGTTCGATGCTGCGCCATTGCTGAGACAGTCTTGCGTCATCGCGGATTCGACTATCTGGCTTTGCTGGCTACCAGCGTGCCGATCATCGAAGAAAACAACATGCGCATTACTCCGATCGGGAGTAAAGCACAGATCACAGAAGAGCTAGCTACAGCCTTGTCCAAGAACTTCCCGTTCCGTCGGGAACCTAAGAAGAAGACCGTGACCAATGTGAGTCATGATTTTGTTCAAGAGGACATCAAGAACTTAGCAGCTGACTTTTCTCGGCAGGTTTGGCGTGCAACCGCAGATGAAGCTTTGGTCCGTAAGGTCCTAGGCTCACATATGCGACGCATCCCGATCCTCCCAAGCTTGCGCAGTGATATCGGATTCATGCTTGTCAAAGCTGAAGAACAATTCAACTGAGCATAACTATTTCGCCCTCCGTTAACTTAAAAGGAAATACAAATGTCACATTCTCGCTTCGGTGGTGATATCGTCAAGATTCGCAGCATGTTTATTCAGCAGACTGGTGCGTTTCATGACGTCTACAACCGTGCTTTTCAAATGGAACTCAATGAGCATTCCATGGAAAGTATTCGGAATCGACTGATGTCTGCTGGCAAAGGTCGTATCACAGCCAATAGCTTCCGTGGCATCAGCGCTGGCATTTTGGCTCCCGTATCTTCGGTAACAGATCGTGACTTGATCGAGATTCCAGAAGGCTGGGGCGAGTCTCGTTGCCGATTCATGATGGAAGTCGTGGTGGAGTCTCGTCTGGGTGGTGAAGATGTTTACTACTTCCAGGGATTCTCCTCGTATCTGGGTTTGACTCGCAATGGCAACATTGATGAGAATATGCCTTGGTACATCAATGGCTTCATTCGTGTGCAGCGCGTCGAACGCATGACTCCTCGCGGTCCTGAGTATTTCGGGATTGTCAAGGAATCGGCTCAGGTGATCGATGGCCGCTTGGTCTATGATAGCAACAACCGCGTGGAACTCATGCGGACTGTTGACGTCTATAGCAACATGCAGCAGCGCTTCATCTCCAATGGCTATGCCAGTGAAGTCAGTGACTATCGCACTCGCTTGAATTCTCCAGCAGATGCGATCTTCGCTCGTCGAGCCGACAACCTTCCCGGCCAATACCTCAGCTCCACACTGGAAACTTATCGCCGAAATATCCAGCCCATGGACTTCGGCGTAGATAGCGACAATATCCTGGCACGCACTCAGCAAGAGCTGGCTTCGGATATCGCTATGCTGGAGGACAATCCATTCCTGCGTCAGCTAGCTGTGATCAAGCAAGTACAAGTGGCGACCAACTTCACGTTGCGTGACCTGTACGATCTGGATCCAGACTGCCGCCGGAACGGTGTGATCGAGGGCACCATCCTGGAAGGTCGTGCATTGGCTAAGCTGGCTAGCACCGATGCTTATGTGAGTGACTGGCGCGCGGCGACCATCGAAGCTCAGTGGGCTACGCAGATCGCAAACAGCCTGGGCGCGATCATGATGAGTAACTATCATCGTGGTTACACTGGTAGCATCAGTAACCTGAACATCGATCATGAAATCGTGGTGATGACTGAAGATGCTCTTCCGATTGCAGAGAACATGCCTTTGGAGATCTTCGAGCGTATGGAGCAACAAATCCATGATCTGTTGTTCGATCTGTCTGGCGCCGGTCGGGATGACTTCGCAATTCGCGTGTCTGCTAACCTGTATGACCAGACAGAAATCTTTGTAAGTGTCCACGGTGGTCACGAGCAGCGATTCTTCGTGCCGTCTTTCGCAGACAGCTTGATGACTCCGTTCTTCACTCGTGACGCAACTCACTTGGAGAATCTCTCCAATGACATCGAGACACTGATCCACCGTCTGCCAAACGAGCTGGATTCCTCCACAGGTTACGCTGTAAGCGGCATTTAAGCAACCCTGACTCATGGACCTTAACGGGTCCATGAGTCTTTGAGAAACAAATATGAGCGAACCTACCATTTTGGATTTCTACTTTGACTTGCTGGATTCGGCTGGTCTTCAGGTAGATGATGACTTCTTCGTCGTACACAAACCAGAGTCCGACAAGAAGAAGCCTGATAACGTAATGGTTATGAACCGTAAACTGGTTCTGCCGTTCCCAGGACACTTGAAGAACCCTGATCCTGACAACAACGTCTTCTTTCATCCGCTGTGTGAGCAGATTATCCGCGGTGAGTCTGAAGTCTTTGCGTTCTACAAGCGCGCGATGACTATGCGACTGATCTTGTCGATCAGTACGCTGGGCTCTGGTCTGATCCGCCTGCACACCGACATCAATCTGCAAAAGAGTATGTCGATTCAGCAAATCGAGTTCATCAAGGACTTGGTGGATGCGGAAGACAAGACCATCGCCACTTGGACTTCGTTCATCTGGGGTCACATCAAAGCTCATCCGCATGACTCGACACACTGGCCTTTGCGTCTGTATGTCAAACAAAATGGTCGTCATGGCGGTAAGAGCTACCAGCGTGTGTGTTCTGTGGCGTTTCCTCTGTTTGAGCGTCTGTTTGAAGGTGAAGAGCCATGCAAGCCAGGCACTGATCAGAAGTACCGCGCTAAGGACTACAAAGCTTTCAAACAACTGGCAAAGGCTATCTTCCCAGAAGTCGATGCCGATGTGTCTGAAGCTTACAATAGCGGCTATGGCGATACATTTGCGCCGAACTTGCTGTCGTTCTTGATGAGCGTCAAGAAGATCAGTGATCGAATCAATCTGATCGCTGAAACTCTGAAGGAACCCCTGGAGCGTGCCGGTATCAGCACTGATACCATTCTGGTCAAGACACCGTGGGAGACTTTCCTGACTGAAGATGGAGTGGCTAAGCTGGCTGTCTTCAATCGGAGAATCCCTGCGCTTCCTGGCAATATGGGTGTATCGGGCAATCAGGTTGAACCTACTGCTGAGGAAAATGCTCCTCCAGTGCGAAGCACTCAGCGTCCTACTCAAACTTCTGACAATGACGCTAAGGCTCGCCTGCGTCAGCGTTGGGAAGCTGAAAAGGATGACACCGTGGATCCGCCGTGGGAAGATCGTCGACAGTCGTCTGAGTCCAATGAGCCCAAGCCTACAGGACAAAAGACCATCGGCGACATTCTGCGCAAGCGTCCAGACCTGGAGCGTAGCACGCTGACCTACGAAGAAGAGAATCGACGCTACGAGCCCCGTGGTCGTCAGTACGATGATTCCCGCGGTCGCACTAGTCGTTACGGTTCTCGTTACGACGAAGAAGATCGTCGTCGTGGTTGGCGTGAAGAGCCTGTTTCCCGTGGGCGCGGTTGGCGCGAAGATCCAGAGCCTCGGGGTTATGGACGGGACTACGGGCGTGATAATGGTCGCTACTCAGCACCTAGCCGAGGTCTTTATGACGATGAACCACTAGCTCGTCGCGGAGCTAACTGGCGTCGCTAAGACCTGACACTACCCAGATCTGCCCGAATGGACAGATCTGGGTATGTGTGAATTTTTCTTATTGTCCTGGTTCGGTCTTAAGATTGGCTTTGCCTGTATTATATACAGACAGAATCTGATCAATGATATCTGTATCAGGAAGACGCACTGTGGTCAGTTGGTTGACGAATTCAATTGGATTTGTCATCCCATTGAGAAGCAAAGTAAGGTAATGATACTTAGGCGCTAGTCCGAGGTCAGACAAGACCGCGTAAAAGTCGCCATAGTACTTTCCTTTGTACTTATTATCAATAAGCACCTCTCGGACATTACCAGCTGTTTTGAGATATTGAAGGTGTTGCTCCATGCAGGTCTTGACTGAAGGATCAAACATGGGCCAGCTGGCGTTGCTGTAAATCAGGAGTTCGTAGAGTTTTTGATTGGAGGCCATGGCTTTTCTAGAATTTTAAGTTGGTATATACTTTATATGAGCCGCATCTTCGATGTGACTCAACCGGTTAGTTAAAAAGAAAGGCTACTATCGATATGTTAGAATCGCAACGTGAACTAGGTCAACACCAAGTTAACCAGATGCGTCCTGAAGTTGTGGGTTTCCATGCATGGAATCCATTTCTGACAAACAACTCACCGTCTCGATCCACGATGATGAGTTCGCATGCATCCCAGCACTTGGTGATCGACGGCGCGGAACTACCCTACACTCTTGCAGGGGTGGAAGTTGAGTACAGTAAGTACACTACGAGTGAACGAGTGCCATTCGACGCCCGGGTGTTCCAAGCGATTGATCGATATCCACGGGGTGTTGGTCAAGGCAGTCTGGGATTCAATCCCGAGACTGTGGTGGTTATTGTTGACGACGAGACTGGTCTATATGACGTGGTATGCGTCCCGTACCATAAGTCGTATCATCAGTATTTCGGCTATCGCAACAAACTGTCGGACCATCTCAAGAACATCTCACCAGGCATGAAGCTGGCCAAGGATACAGTTCTCGGGGACACACCAGCGAACATCGGTGGTTTCCACACGATGACCACCAACCTCAACTGTATGCTGGCATCTGCTGACATCGTGGCTGAGGACGCGGTTTTGATCAATGAGGACTGTCTGCCTAAGCTGGGGTATAAAGTCTACGAACGCCGCAGCGCCAACATTGGTGTGAAGAAGTTCCCAGTCAACATCGGAACTGATGAGAACTACAAGGGCTTTTACGATATCGGCGAATACACCGAAGACGACGGAGCTTTGCTGTGGCTGCGTGAATATGCACCTGGTCTGGCTCCCGTGACGATGTCTCGCTCGGCTACCAAGCGTATCAATTATGCGTTTGATGAACCGATCTATGCTCGTCAAGGCCATCGTGGTCGAATCGTAGATATCAAGGTCATCGGTAATGCAGATACCATTTCTGCTTTGCCGCCTCAAATGACACAGCAGCTGGAGAAGTATCGCCAGGCATATATCCGTTTCAACGAAGAACTGCTGGAATGTGAGCGTCGTATTTGCCGAGAGGCTTATACGAAGTTTGGTACTAACACACCGAACTTCTCCAAGGAACTCAAAGCCATGCTTGTGCATGCTCGCGCGATCTGCGACCACAAGCGTCGCGCTCATAACGAGAAGCCCTTGCAAGGCATTATGAACAAGGAACCGCTGGACGAATACTATATCGAGTTTGTCGTTGAGTATGAGCTGCTGCCTACCTTGGGTGCCAAGCTGACTTCGTTGTCTGGTGACAAGGGCGTGATTGCTCAGATCCTTCCTTCTTACCGGATGCCCCGAGACGCAGACGGTAATGTGGCTGACGTGGTCATGGCGCCAGATGGTACTGTGGCGCGAACCAACTTCGCTCGACTGTATCTGATGCAGTTCGGCGCTGCTGCTGTCAAGGCTGGGCGAGTTCTTCGGGAAATCACTGGTCTCAAGCCAGGATGTAGTCCGGAGGAAGTCGAGTATCTGAGTGATGAGGTGTTCAATAAGGCATGGGAGTTCTTGATGAAGACCTATGCTTGTGTGAATCCCGAACACTCTGAGCGACTGGATCGACTGCCAGTCAAATACAAACGTCTGCATGTCTATGAATGTATCGAGGATAATCCACGTTTCATTCGGGATATCGGTTGCAAGAAGCCCGCTCCTTTGGCTGCGTGGGATATGGAACAATGGCTGCCTGTCTGCTATGGTCCCGTGACTCACCAGTTGATCGAAGACGGACACAGCGAGCCTACCAAGGATCCAATCTTGATCGCACCATTGCCGATCATGCTCTTGGACAAGACAGCCGAAGACACTCTGACTGTCGCTACTGCCGCCCATGGTCCGTTTGGAGTATTGATCAAGCATAACCAAGCTGATAAGTACAGCAAGCCATGGAAGGACAGCCCAGCTCGAACCATCGGTGAATCCGAGGCTCGCGCTTATGCGGCTCACACTCAAGACCCCGAGATGATCGCAGACATGATGGACCGAGCCAGCAACCCTGTGGTACAGCTGCAGATGGCGCGAGCTTTGGTTTCCTGTGAGCATTCCGGCAATATTGACAATATCATCGATCGGACTCAGTTCGACTATGGTGATACACGCCCTATCGGGATTGCTACGAACTTCTTGCACTGTTATGGTGTTGAGATGGTTTATGTGCCCGAGGAGGGAAAGGTTTATCCTTAAGAGGGATATATAAAATAAAGATGACCATGGTACATAGTCATGGTTGGACTGTGGTTGTCTTTATATATGGGATAAGGAATCAGAACGACCAAATGCAATAACTCTTAGGTTCAGAAGTTGTCAATGAACAAATACAAAATACGCGAGCTTATTCATAAGCGTCCAGAGGAAATACTAGAGAGGTTTGACAAGAAGTTCGAGATTGAGTTTGACGACGGGGAGGTTATCGAGGTAACTCGAAAGAGAACATTTGCCAGTTCCTTTTATTGGCGGATATTCTTGGATTTCCCAGAAGTCAAAATCACCAAGGGGTGTCACTTCACCCACGTCTTGGGATCGAAGATGCTTCAAGCTTCCAGCCATGCGAAGCTAGCATCCAATATCTTCAAGATGATCGCGGAGCATTACGAGTTTGTGACTCCTGAGCAGCGCGAGCGTATCCAGCTCGTGATCCAGGAAGCTACGAACGAATTGTACGTTGCACTACGAAAACACTCTGGCCAGCATCTGCAGACGATCCACCTCATGGATTGTATTGACCTGATGTACCATCCCAAGATCTGGGAAGCTTCCATGACTTCACCGGCATCCCCCAAGGGTGTCGAGCATGTCTATAAGGTTATCGGGGACGTTATCAACAATGATAAAGCCTACGCTAACAATGGAATGGTCAAAGCTGTTCGCAGTGGCGCAGTTAAACTGAATCAGGTATGCCAGTCGATTGGTGTTCGTGGATTTCCTAAAGAAGTCAACGGTCGCATCTTCCGACACCTGGCTCGGTCTAACTATCTGTTTGGTATGAACAACCTGTATGAGTTCGCAGGGGACTCCCGGGGTTCTGCTGAGCACTTGTCCGCGACTGAATCTCCATTGCAGGACTCTGAGTATTTCTCTCGACGCCTGCAACTACAGACGTGTGTCCTGGAACGTATCCACTATGAGGATTGTGGAACACATAAGACCATCCCATTCTTCGTGCGTCCTGCAGGGATTATCGAATCGACTGGTGAATGGCGTAACTCCGACCTAAAGTACTTGGTCGGTAAGTACTATGTGGAAGCAGGCACTGGAAAGCTGAAGTATGTCAAGGAGTCTGACAAGCATCTGGAAGGGACAACGATCCAGATGCGCTCTGTTCTGACGTGTGAACATCCAGACGCACACGGTGTGTGTCAGGTGTGTTTCGGTCAATTGAGCAACAATCACTCGCGTTGGGCTAACTTGGGTGTGGTGTCAGCTACGACTGTGGTCTCCAAGATCTCACAGAAGACGCTGTCTACCAAGCACCATATCTCTTCGGGTCAAGGCTCCGGTATCGTCTTCACGGATGATCTGCGACTGTATTTCCGTCGAGGTGTCAAGAACACTGACTATGTCCTTCAACCGGACGTATTGAAGTGGAGTCCAAGGCTGATTGTGGCGCGTGATGATGCATTGGGTTTGGTTGATGTGGTCAATAGTGAAGACATCACCATGTTCAATCCCGAGCGTATCACAAGCTTCGAGAAGATTCGAATCGTGTACAACTCGCCGCGTGATGGTTCCCAGGGCTCCGATACCCTGAAACTGGAACAAGGCAAACGACAAGCTTCGATGTCCTATCAGCTGCTCAAATATATTCATGAACATGGATATAAGACTGACGAGCGTAACAACTTCGTGATCCATTTGGATAAATGGAACCCGGACGACGTGATCTTCACGTTGCCTGATATCCAGGTATCGTTCTCTGCTCACGGTAACGCAATCGCGGAACTGATTGAGTCCAAGTTCGAAAACCTGGCCGAACGTAGTACAGAAGACGCACCAGTGCGTGTGCTGGGTCAAGTCTATGACTTGGTCACGCCTAAGCTGGACGTTAATATCGCACCTATGGAGGCGATCATGTACGCGTTGCTACAAGCTGGTGTCAATAACTATGCGATGGGTCGAGGCAGTGAAACTGCATGCCTTGGTATTGGTAAGGCGTTGATCTGGAACCGTTCGATGGGTACTGCTGTCAGTTTCCAAGAATGGGCTCCGTTGCTGATCAATCCCGATTCCTATCGTCGCAAGGGTGTGGATACCATGATGGATGTATTCATCCGTCCTAAGGAGTATCTGACGTACAATAGCCGTACGTATGTGAACTCCAACTACCAGCGCCGACTCAGAGGCGAATCTGAGATCGTGTACTAAAGCCAGTCACTCTGTGGTCGAAAGACCACAGAGTGATAGTTTATTATTTTAAGAAAATCATGCAAGAAAAGACTGAACAAATACGTTTCAAAGTGATTATCGACGCGTCTCGTGCTGAAGTAAACACACACGCTATTAAAGTAGCACGAACTAGATTTTTGGGTAATATCAACGTAGAAGTACCGGAACCGACTGATCCGGAGATCAAAGACATGAAAATCAATGAAGGCCAAACAATCGCCATCTTTGATTTTAGTAATTACCCATCCGACGTGACGGGAAAGCTTTTGTATTATGTCTTCTTATTCTGTAAACTGGGGAACTTTCCGTTACCGACAAAAGCTCAGAGTCCTCAACCTACTGAGTTTGACAGCGGAGAGGTCTGTATTATCAGTAACCCAGCAGAAGAGCTTCTTTTTATGTTCCAATATAATAAAGGAACTCTGGGTAACACAAATGGATATCCTTATGTCTTATATTCGAAATATGACTTCGTCAGTACTAAGTTTTTACGTTTTACCCCTAAGTGTTACACTGTCGCACAGTGGCAAGAATATTTGGAAAACCGAATAAGTATCACGGCTGCTGCACTTCAAACTTTTAAAGACAAACTGAATATTAAGTAATCGAAAGACAATCATGATCGAATTTGAAACAATTGACGGCTACACCATTTATAAGTGCATTATTAAAACCGCTGTTGCTCATACAGAGCGCCTTCGTCTATCCAGCAGCTGGTGCAACTGGGACGCTAAATTAATCGGAGATAACCCATCTCTCGTGCTATTAACACTGAAGATCAAGGGAGAAGCTCTCACTATTACACCGCTACTGAAGATTCTGGAAGAAGCGAAACTTCCTTTGCCTGAAGGTCTTCGAAAACCAGAGCGGAAAAGCATCTGTGATCTGATCCATTACTACACCGTCAAGTCTATGCATGAGCTGGAGTGCGTGTTGCACGCCACCAATGGCTCACTGTTGACAGGAGAGCACTGGGAGCAACGAATCACTGATATCATTGCTCGCGGTGAGATCGCTTTCTTGATTGAAAAGAAAGCCGACAGTGTGATGTTCTTTGAAACCTATTCTGTAGGTACTTTCAACAGACTGTTGAATGATATCAAGGATGAGGTTGGGGAATTGATCGCTTCTACCAACAACGTAGTTTTCTATGAGATGTTCGTCCAGAATGAACAAGAATTGAAAATCTACACAGACGCATTGGTTGACTCTAATGACAAAGCGGCGCTCGGAGATGTATTTATTGAATCCATTCAAGAAAAAGATGATGGATTTATGGTTAAATTCGGGCGAGTGGTTCGGGCGATCACCAGAGATCCAGCCACAGCTATTCTGAATGGTCTTTTGACTTCGAACCTACCTATCCCAGGTAACAGGAAATGTCCCGAGGTGTTCGAAGGACTGGCGTATCTGACGGATGCTACTGATTACCGATTGCTCTACATTGCACTCAAGAAGACGGTACAAGAGAACCCGGATAATCTGAAGTACCCGCTTTACGCCCGACTAGGCGATGGGGAAGTCGGTAACCTTTACACGCCTTTTGAAATCCTCACTAGGACACAAATCGAATTAGAAACGCGTAACCAGGGACTTCAAAAAGTTCAGAACCGCCTCAAATATCTTCAACAAAAGGGTTAAGTAATCTCCTGTACTCCACCTAGGAGTACAGGAGTTACCTTTCATATATTCACAAAATACACAGATACAATAGGATCAAATATGGCAACTTAGATTAGAAACAGGATAGAAGGATGTAGATAGATGCTGCATAGTAAGAAAGATGTCGGGACTATTCAGGTCTTTACGCATGGATTTAAAGTCATTGCAAATGACCCTCGTATCAAGGTGGCTTGTAGACGGGTACTCAATGACTGGGTAGTCAGAACTGATAAGAAGGTTGAGAACTCCAGAGGAGAGATGGTCACTGTTAGTGTACCTACTCAAATCTACGGAGCTGAGCTAAATGACGGGGAGGCGTTTTGGTTTCATAAAGGACAATTCCCTGGTCTACAGACTGAACTGCGTGCTGTTCAGTTATTAGCTGAAGACTTGACCATCGAATACATCAAGACACACAAACCAGATAAGATCGACTTTCGTCTGCAACAAGGGCGTGTTCTTCGAGACTATCAGGAAGATGCTCGAAGGTTTGCTTTGGATGAAGTCGACATCGGAGATCACTTCTCTAAGCTGATTGCCATCCCTACTGGAGGTGGTAAAACCGTTACCTTCTGTGGGATCATGGAAAAGCTTAGTGAACGGGTGATTATATCTGTTTTACCCAAGTACCATGTGAAATGGGTGGGTGATAAAGATGTCACCGGTGATTTGGAATCTAATCTTCAGATCAAGAAGTCTGAGATCATGCCAGTAGACTCCAAGGCGCAGTTACGTGGTCTGATTCATATTTGCAAGGAGCAAGGCTCCAGGAAGCTACCCAAGGTCATCGCTATTACGCTGACGACCATGGATGCTTTTATCAGTGATTATGAGGATGACCCTGAGGGTTGTTTACAGGACTACGGTGCAGTGCCATGGCAGCTACCAGCATTGACTGGTGTGGGTCTAGTAGGTGTAGACGAAGCTCACGAACACATCTATAAAGTCTTTAAACTGGCAGCACATCTACACGGCGTTAAGTTCATTGCTCTATCCGGCACTATGCGTGCTGAGGATGCTTTTGTTGAGCGTGTGCAAAACGTGATCTTTCCGAAGATCAAACGCTATGAAGAAGTGAAAATGGAGAAGTACATCGATGTGGAATTCATCGGGTACCATTTCGCTAGAGATCTTCTACACAAAATACGGTACCAGGCATTTGGACGCAATGATTACTCTCATGCAGTCTTGGAGAAAAGCATTCTTCGCTATCCAAGACTTCTTAAGGGTTACATCCAGATCGTCACAGGTATCCTAGACTGGGACTTCATGAAAGTCCGACAAGAGGGAGAGAAAGCTATTGTCTATGTTGCTACGGTGGACATGGCCGATAAATTCATCCTGGCTTTGACGCTCAGATATCCGCAATTGAAGATTGCTCGATACTGCGCTGCACAAGGCGACAAGTATGCTGATCTGATGTCTTCTGATATCACTGTCAGTACGATTCAATCCAGTGGCACTGCTGTGGATATTCCAAACTTGATTTGCAACATCTGCACAACCATGGTCAATAGTAGTAAATCAAATCTCCAAGTGCTTGGTCGCTTGAGAAAGCTACCGGGTGGACGAAAGGTGACTTTGTATATGCCGTTTTGTCGGGATATCAAAAAGCACTTCCAGTACACTCAGTTCAGATTTGAGTTATTCAAAGACATCACTAAGTCTATCAAGACTTTCAACTACGGTGCTCGTATTGGCGAGGACCACTAATACTACACAGGAGGCCGTAGCCTCCTGTGTAGTCATCTTTATACACAAGGAAAAACATGAACTTCAAAACTCTGGAAAACTACAAGTACGCTCGTTCTGCACTGAGCATGTTGGTGAAGATCAATCCTGGATTCATTATGAATATGCAGCTGGATCCGCGCATGATCAGTTCTCTGTATAGCCTATTGGCGAATTGCCCGCGGATTGATTTGGAAGATCCACTTCGCACAGAACACGCACTCCTTGATCGTTTCCAGCACGTAGGAGGAACCTTCCAACTGCTAGTGAAATTCATCTCTGCTTTCATGAGTCTGGATAACAAGCTGACTGTTGATCGTAACAAGGATGAAGCCATCAATCACACAGCGATGTATCTCCAAGCCACAATTGCCGAAGCTCAAGGTACACGCAAGAATGGGAAGATCACTCTGCATCCAAGCTTCAAGGATTTGATCTTTGAAGAGATTGACGAATTCGTCTACCAAATCGAGCAAGCATAAACACTTACCACTCCCTCTGCTTTCGCAGAGGGAGTGGTAGTGGTTTGTTTTTTATTTCAGATAGAAAGCGATCACACGACCGCGGCCTTCTTCACTGAACTTCTCACCGACGATCGCATTGACGTTCACCACTTGGTTCACGCTCTTGGGATCGAGGGCAGTTGCTTCCAGCAGGTTAGTCAGAGACGTCAGAATCTGATACTGCTTGGGATCGCGTTTCCATTCCTTGGCACCACGGCTGTAGTACACAGGGCTGAAACACGCAGAGCGATACTCACCGAAGTAAGCGATAGCCAGACGCCACAGACGTGGGAACTCATGGCTGGGCGAGCGCTCAATAATAGACACCAGCTTGTCGTACAGACCTTCTTGCCACTTCAGGATGTCAGCAGGCGAAGTGATGCGACGAGGAGCCATGACTTCAACGTAACGCTCGAAGAACGAGATCACATCGACAGCCCAGGTAGAACCCTTGACCTTCTCAGCTGCGATCATCGCTGCGAACTCATTGGAGGTCACGACTTTCGCCGCGTTACCCGTACTTTGAGGGGAAGCTTGGCGAGGAGCGGCGCCATCGGGTCGTTTGACGATCTTGGGATCGACGGCCTTGGGCTTAGCCTGGATGGTGGGTTGTTCACTTGGTTGCTTCGCTTGGGTGGTGTCTGTGACATCAGAAGTAACTTTCACGGCTTGAGGTGCTGGATCCTTGACATCCTTGGCTTCAGAGACCAGGGCGCCCAGATCCACCACTGCTGGGGTGGACGATTCGGTTTTGCCAGCATCAGCAGGCGCTTCGGTACCAGGCACAGATGCCTCAGTCACAGGGACAGGTGCCTCACTCGCAGATTCTGTATCAGCAGGCTTTTGTGCTTCGCTGGAACCTTGTGCTTCCTTGGCAGCAGCTTCAGCCAGGGCCTTGGCGTGTGCCTCTGCAACTGGATCAGTTTGCGGGGCTTGAGTGGACTTGTTGAATACGTTGTTTTGCTTCGACATTGTTTAGGACTCCAAGAATTGACGCAAACGAGGGATTGCGTTGGGGTTAGAGAGATTGATGACGGGGATGTTCATCGCCTTAGCAATCGCTGCGACGTGACCGGCTTGACCGGACTGCATCGTGCGGGTAGCTGGACCTTCACATCCATCTTCAGACCAAATGATGACAATCTGGCATGGTTGCTTCAGGTACTTGCCCAGGATCAGACGCACGTTCTTGGCATAGAACGATTGTTGTACTTCCTTGATGTTACTCCATTCAGGCAAATAGCGCTTGGCAAATTCCTTGCACTCGTCGTTGCTGAAATAAGAAGCTTCGCCCTGGACTTGGTTGAAGTTCTTCCACGGAATGTGAAGCTCGACACCTGGAATGGTTTCCATCACCATTTTGTCAAAACCGTCCATACAGGATGCACGGATGGTATATCCATGGTGAGCCAGGATGTTGCCAGCTTCTGCAATCAAAGGCTTCAGTTGATCAGGCGCGCGGCCGTTACCGGTAATGACAGCAGTCTTGGGGAGCTTAAGCTTTTCCAGTTCCTCAGGGGTCAGAGGCTTCGGTTGTTGACGATTCTTCCAGTTACCGCCACCGCCACCTCCGCCACCATTGCGATTCCAATTACCACCACCTCCTTGGCGATTCTGCCAGTTACCGCCGTTGTTTCCACCTTGACGGTTTTGCCAATTACCACCATTGTTGCCTCCGCCGCCAGTCGAGGTGTACTGAGGCTGCTGCTGTTGTGGAGCTTGGTTCTGATAGCTGCCACCGGAGTAGCTGTTTTGAGAAGGCGCAGGTGCTTGGTTGCTGCTTTGACCGAAGTTCATCGGTTGTTCAGTGAATCCAGGGCGAGATTCAGGCTGGCCGCCTTGACCCTGGTTATTTTGATAGAAATCCATAACTACTCCTTGGGTGTTGTTTAAGGTATACCCACCTTATACAGGCCAGTCCAGGTTTCCCCGGACTGGTTTATATATGATTTTTAATCAATTGCTGTTGAAGAATGTATTTAAAAATCGAAAGGTTTGAAGTTGGTTCTCAACCATCGAATCAGCCAGGGAATCTGTCCAATTCTTAATCGTTGAGTGACCACATATCGCCTGAAGGCATTCGGTGTTGAGCTTCGTCCAGTACTTCAGAGCCTGGTTAAAGTGATAAGCCGCATCGCACATTATCTCATGTCCCTGTCCGTTTTTACGTGAATAGATCATCGAGGTTAAAGTCATTAACCGTCAACGAGTTAGTGTGCATCGCCTTCATAGATGCCGTCAAAATCGCGTGAGAGATTTCAGTCAGTGGCAAAGCGATACCTGTCTTGTATTTAGCCATAGCATCACCAGCACATGTCGAGCAGATCTCTTCCCCAGGTAGACGACAGTACATGGGAGAGCGGGTTCTCACTACTTGGCCTAGATACTTACTGACATCTTCACCGTCGCCGATTTTCACTTGCGTAGAGCCGTTGATGACTGTGCGTCCTCGTAGAGAGTTCACTAGCCAAGGATAATACTTGCGAGTAATACCCATGGTCGATCCGCAGTTACCTTCCACGATCACGTAGTTATTAGAAGCGGCCAGCATTCGCTTAGCAGCCACGCCACCTTGCATGGTCTCATAACCACGAGAGAATGAACCAGCACGGGATCCGTTGATCGTCGCTACGTATTGATCAGGGTCAGTAGGGAGTCCTTCTGACAGAGAGCGGGAGATACCAGTGATGCCTCCGTCTTTTCGGAAGCCTCCTTCTGCGCCCATGGATAAGAACAGTTTCTTTCGGCTGTCCTTGAGGATCTTGCCACTTGCGAACTTGTCCAGACTTGGATCGCCTTTGAGGTAGTCATAGTCGAATTCCAAAAGTTCCTTTTCAAATGCAGCCATTTGAATAGGGTCATTCAGATTCAGACCTGGGCGCTGAAGCATCTGTTTCTTCTTTTCCTCAATACCAGGAGGAGGAAGCAGTGTCTTTTGGGTCAGGCCCACTGTGAACAGATCCATCACTGTCGCGATCAATTCGATACCTTTAGTCAGGTTCAAATATTCGTAGACATAGATCTTTTCTTTTTGAGGATCCGTGACAGAGCTGGGAACCGCTACGATCTGACCGGGTACATAGTTGTCCGGATTGCTTTCCAACCGGGGCATGATGATCTTTTCAATTTCAGAGATCTTCACTTCCTTGTTGATGTAAGGAATCTTCGCTCCAAATACCTCAGCCAGCAAAACAGCATTACTAACCAAGATACCGAACGTGGTATCCATCGGTGCTGTGATGTTCGGTAGCCACGTCTGGTCTACATGGACTGGGTCTTTAGCTACGAACAACGGCCCTTTGCCAGAGTAGTCTTCAATAGGCTGGATCTCTAGATTCTGATCATAAGTACCCAAGCCCCATGGTTGCCGGATCAGCGTAAATGGTTGCTTGGGTACCTGTGCTGGATCCGGATCACTGAAATTGGACATACAGCGAACCCACCAATCACTTTCCAAATACCTCTTGTTAAGGAAAGACCCTTTCAAAAAGTCTAAGCGTTTCATGCATTTTGCTCCTTATGTCGGGTCATCTTGGTGATCATCTCCGCGATGACCTTACCCAAGCGATTTGCAGTCTCCAGATCGCCGACCAAGCGGTCGGCGTATTCTGTATAAACAGCGATAGGGTTGAGTGTACCGTTGCCCGAGTACAGTAACAGGAACACCAGTGTCTGGACCAACATGTTTTCATCTGTGATCAAACCACGTAGTTCGTCGTACAAAGGCAGATACAACTCGAAGTCTTCTCCCATGATGACATCGGAGTCCATGATGATTCGAACTGCTTCGTTGATCCCGAAGACTTTGGTAAACAAACGCACATTCTCTTTCAAGATAGGTAGCTCTTTGGTAGCTAGCTTTTGCGTCTCTTCTTGTTCGTACAGGTATTCAGCCAATAGCTTCAGGCAAACTGGACGAACTGTATCTACGATCTGCAAGAACGTGGTATCTGGAGTATTGGTGAACATCTCCAGGATCTGACACAACTTGATAGAGTCGTCATTGTCGGATTCCAATACACGCAGTACTGGAACTGGATCTTCTAGACGTTGTAGTTGGAACATCACGCGCAGCACTTGGTTATTGAAGGCCAATGTAGTGTCTTCCGACAAAGAGATACCGTGACGATCTAACAGGTACGCCTGTGCGTTCAGGATGATCAATGAGAACTTGTCAACCATGACAATGGGATCCTCATAGGACTCATTCATCAACAAGTCTTCCATGGGGAGAAAAGGATCCAGGTAGTTAAAGACTCGCATGAGTCCAATCGCTTCAAAGATATCCTCCGCTTGTTGCTCGGTGTAGTTCGATTGCACAAACAAAGTAATCAGATCATCCATAGCGCCACTCCTAGTGAAGAGAAAGTTTATTTAATCAATACATACAATTTAAGGCAAGTGCCTATATGTTCATTAGATTTGGCGCCAATGCTTGTATTTTGTATTAATAATACGTACTGTATAAATAGAGTAGAGACCTCTCGATGTTTAAGAGACTCTTTCGCCCAACCAACACAGAGTTTAATCATGACTAAAACAATTGTCGACGAACTTCCATCTTTCTACAAGGACATACTTCAAAACAAGAAGCATGAGTCTCCTACTTCGATCTACTATGGCGAACTCCAGCGCAATGAAGAGATGCGCAAGCGCGTTCGCGAGACGTCTCGCCTATATCCCATGTTCAAGGAAGACATCATGTCTTTCGTGACGGCCAAGGGTGATCTGAATCTACCAATTCAGTTGGATGTCATCAGTGATTTTATCGACGATATCGATCGAGAGATTCGACTGTCTAATTTCATCATCCAGCTTTACAAGAAGCTCGATGAAACGCCCTCGATTCCTGTAGTACTGGATACCAAGGGCGATAAGGATATTTGGCTGTCCCCTAAATACAACGACGAAGTCAAGAAGATCGAGGAAGACCGGAAAGACATGGAGGACGCAAAGAAGGATCTGTTCTCCACTGCTCCTACCACCACTGATTCGTTAAGTAACTACGAACCTCGATACCTCAATCGTGAACTTCGGGAAATGGTCAAGGCTGTTCATTTCCTAATGAGCAAGATCGCCCGTCGAAAGCTGGAAATCCATAACCAACAGTTCATTGCGCTGTCGGTCAAACCCAAAGAACTCGATCAATTCGTCAAATCGATCAACTGGCGTGCTGTTTTTGTGAAAAAATAAAATAGCATATTAATAGCCTGGACTATTACAACAACTTTTTACATCTAGAAAGAAATCATGACAAACGCAGCAACTCAAATCCAAGCGCAACTGGGCGTCGACAATGCACTGTTTCGCAAGCAATCCAACAACGCCTCCTGGAGTGAACTGGCCAATGGCGTAGAAGCCAAGGTACGCGATCAGATCGCGGGTTCAACTAATCTGGCTGAACAGATCCGTATCGTGGTAGATATGGCAGGAACCAGCAATGGTGAATTCCAAACTTTCTATACTGGCGTGATGCGAGATCTGAAGATCTATGCTCAGCGCTGGTCCGCACTGGCCTCTCGCCGCAATGGCCGCCTTGGTGTCATCCAAGATCCCGCTGAATACACTGACTACCTGTCTTTGGGTCTGGAGTTCGTTTCTCTGAGTGAGGAAATGGCGATCGTGGTACCTGATACTCTTTTCAACCTGCAAGAGCATCATCACTTTGCACTGGAGACTCTGCGCAAGCGCGCGGAAGAAGCCAATGTTGCTGAAGCTGACG